CCAATAAGTTCCGCCAGAACTTGTAAAAAGCCTCGCAAAGAGGCTTTTTACAATCCTTTTAATTGTCTTACAAACGAATTGTCGTCAATCTTTGCATATATCATCGTAGTCTTTATTTGTCTATGACCGATTACTTGCTGTATTGTAGTTATAGGAACATTTCTATTAATCAATCTGCTTGCGCAAGTATGTCTTGCAACGTGAGCGGTTACATGCTTGTTAAGTCCACTTCCTTTAAGAGCGGAAGATAACCTTGAATTGAATCTGCAATTGCTCCCCACATAAAAAAACTCTGAAAGCCGATTCTGATACTGGCTATATATTTGCTCACCTCTTCCATCAAACAGAGCAAAAAGAGGTATTCTGACATGTGTATTTGTTTTTACGGAATTATATTCAAGCCAAATCCGATCATTTTCCAACTTGAAGTTCTTTTCGTTGAGAGAAGCAAAATCACTTATCCTAGTTCCAGAATAGCTCATGAATAAGAATTGATTGATAGTTAGCTTTTTACTTTCTGATAACGTCCCAGATGCTACATAATTCTCAATCTTACGTATGTCATCATCACTTAACGACTTCAGTTTATAAGTATTGTTCAGGTCTTTTGGATCATGGTAAAAAGCGAATGCATCCGATGGAACCTTATTCCCATACAATTTACGTGCGATATTATAATATGTCTTAACAACATGCATTTCCTTGCATACGGTTGAATATTTAAGTCCGGAATTAATTAAAAATCCCATGAATCCGCGGAAGAAATCCTCTGTCAATGATATGACAGGACAAGAACCTTTGAAATTTTTTATAGTCTTCAAAACATTTGCATGTATTTCTATAGTCCGAGGTTTTAACCCTCTTTCATTCATGGATTTTTCCCACATTGCATACCAGTCTGCAGAAGCTCCACGTTTTGAATATATGTCATGCAATTTAGACAATGTAATTTCTCCAGAATAAGTTAGTTCAATCTCTTCCAGGTTATACACAAGTTTTCTGATTAGCAGGTTAAGATTAGCGGCATTTGGACTTTTAGAAATAAGTCCGGATTCTTCACTCCATTCGTCATTAAACACTCTGACATTAGTATCTAGTTCTATTACAGAACCATACTGTGAACATTTCACAAAAATAGCTAGCATTCCTCCGTGTACACGATGTGTTACAAGCTCATACTTAATTTTATTCATAATGATTATTATTAGATGCACTATAAATATATTAAAAATTAAGCATAAACAAAATGTCAATCATAATAAAAAGCTATATTTGCAGCTATAATTCTTAATGAATTATTAGATGCATAAAGGGGGATATTTCCAAGAGAGGTATATTCCCCTTTTTATTGTTTTAAAGTGCAAATAAGCATTCAATTATCAAAAAAACATATCCGTTTTATTCGGAAATAAATATTTTTTGTAATTTAGCGGCGTGATAGGGAAAACAGGGATTCCCTTCTTCGATGAGAGTTTTATCAACACAGAAAGGAGACAAGCGATTGTCTCCTTTCTTGTTTTTGTCCGCCGAGAAACCGTCGTTTTTTTTGTCCTTCATTCTCCAATGTGCTCTTCGTAACTTTGTATTGCGACAAAAACCAAATGTTTAACTAAAAACGACGACAAAATGAAAAAGATGATTTTATTGTTTGCAATGCTGATCTCTGCAGTGACCGTTTTCGCACAGGAAGCTGTAACCTCTGAACCTTCTACTGCCGGATTTGTAATCGACCTGGGCACGTTTACCGGAATCGTAGCACTTATTTCGGCCATCGTGACACAGATCCTGAAAGTCATTCCTGCCATTTCAGAAAGCAAGTTCGCAAAAATCGGTGTGAGCGTGGCGGTAGGTATGGTGGTGTGCGTGCTGGCATGGGCGCTTCAGCTTACTCCTCTGCTCGAAGGATACCAATGGTGGGGAACGCTTATTTACGGACTGGCTGCCGGCCTTAGCGGATGCGGTTTCTACGATGTGGTAAAAGCTATTGCCGCTCTTTTTAAGGATAATACGGAAGAGATGGAATAACGGGAAATCGGAAGGAGGCACGGAATGGACGCAGAAATGGTGACGGCCATAAGCGCAGCTGTAGTTTCCGTGGGTACCTTGATTCTTACTCAGTACAATAAAATGACGCAGAAGTATCGTGACAAGATGAACGATATGAAGTTGGAACGGTACAAGCAGGAAACCGAACGTCTTAGCTTCAAGCGAAGCGAGAATACGGCAAAGGTATTCGGCGAACTGTGGAAGGTGCTCTACGAGACAAAGGCCGACAGGGTGTACATCGTACAGCCGCACCCGCTGGGTAACGCAGCCTTCCTTTCCATCTATTTCGAAGTGAAACGCAAGGGGGTGTCCGGCATGAAGGACAATGTGCAGCGGCTCCCTATGAGCGAAATGGCAGTATTCAGCAGAGGGCTGGCCGAAAACCTTTTTCTCTGCTATACGGATATAGACTCTCAAGTGAAGGACAAGATGGCCAAATCCCTGTTTATAACCAATGGCTGTCGCGCCGTGGCCATAAAGAGGCTGAACAGCGCTTCCGACTGGGTAGGAAACATCTTCTGCGAGTTTACCGACGAAATGGAGGTAAGTGAGGAACAAGCCCATAAGGTGCTGCACGATGCAGCGGTGAACATACAGTTCATTCTTCCGGAATACCGGGAGAATCCATATAAATAGAGTTACAAACCAAAAACACAACACAAACAATGGACGAAATCAGTTTTAAGAAGGGAGCTGAAGGCTATGTGGCCGAATATACTTCCGAAGGACGTACAATGGTGCAGATTCAGGGTGTGAAAAGCGGAAGGCTTTCAATCTCCCAGTTTATTGACACCATGGATCCCGTTTCAATGAATACGGTGAATTTCACAAATTCAGTAATTGAAATCAATGTACCTGCCGGCATGAAGGTACGGCTTCTGAGCGATGTGGAGGTGAAAAAAGTCAAGGCATTGGTTATCAAGGATACCGCAGCAGCCGGCGGTGACGGAGGTGGTGAAATCTATGTGCTCCCGAAAGCAACCGATTCTGCTTTGGGGGGAATCCAGACCGGCTATTCTGAAAGCGGAAAGAACTATGCTGTAAGAGTAGACGGAACAGGTAAAGCGTATGTCACGGTAAACTGGACAGACACCACATATACCAATGCTACAACAGCAAAGCCCGGAATTGTAAAACAGGGTGCCCATGTAACAGATGCTACAGGTTCGGAAGATGCACATACCGTACTGAACAAGCTGATTGACGAGCTTGAAAAGGCCGGGGTTCTGGCTTCTGCATAGCCACAGTCACAACACACAAACTAAACTAGACACGACATGAGAATCTGGGTTGATAACGGTCATGGTGCAGACACCAATGGGAAGCAGTCGCCCGACGGAAGGTTGCGTGAATATGCCTATGCACGCGACATTGCACGCCGCGTGGTGGATGCGCTAAAGAAGAAAGGGCTTGACGCGCAGCTGCTCGTTCCGGAAGAGGAAGACATTTCGCTTCAGGAACGGTGCGCACGCGCCAACCGGGTGAAAGACAGCATCCTGGTATCCGTCCATTGTAACGCTGCCGGAAGCGGCACGCAGTGGATGACCGCACGCGGATGGGAGGCATGGACCAGCGTAGGTCAGACCAAGGCCGACAAACTGGCCGAATGTCTGTATCAGAGTGCGGAGCAGGTGCTGAAAGGCATGAAGATTCGCAAGGACACCGCCGACGGAGACAGCGACAAGGAAAGCGGTTTCTATATTCTGAAGCACACCGTATGCCCGGCTGTGCTGACTGAAAACCTTTTCCAGGACAATCGCGAAGATGTGGACTTCCTTCTGTCGGATGAAGGCCGCCAGAAGATTGTCACGCTGCATGTGCAGGGAATCTGTAAATACCTGGGCGTATGAAACAGCTTCCGTGGATACTGGTAGGCTTGCTGTCGGCCGCGCTCCTCTTTTCGCTTTTCTTCCGTGGATGCGCGTCGCCGCAGTCTGGGCAGGGTGATACCGTATGGCTTCCCGTCAGGGTAGATACGATACGCGACACGGCAGTTGCTCCTCCTGTGTCAGAGCGTCCCGCAGGGACAGACACCGCACGCCTTCCGGTATATCGTCCGCAGAAACCGTCCGGGCCAGCTTCCATCCCGGACAGCATAGCGGACACGGTTACGGTTGTTTCTGATTCGCTTTCTACAGGGACAGACAGCGTAGACGTGATTATTCCTCTCACAGAGAAGGAATACCGCACGGACGACTACCGGATAGTCATTTCAGGGTACCGCCCGCAGCTGGTGTCGGCAGAGTTTTACCGACACACACAGACGGGGGTGGTAAATGCACCGGCACCGGAAAAAAAGAGGTGGGGGATAGGACTGAGCGCCGGATACGGGATAGGAATTTCCGGAAAGATGGAGCCTGTTCTGGCATTCACCATTACTTACAACCTGCTGCAATGGTAGCGGCAGGTTGTTTCTTTAAACACAAGAGAAAAACACAGGGCAGACGTGCCCGATAAACAAAGAAACGATGAGCAAGAGTGAGATTTTTAACACCATCCTCCGCATGGTATCGGAGGAAACGGAGATACCGTCCGCACAGATTCTTTCCGGAAGGAAGGACACAGAGACGGTAGATGCACGCTATCTGTTGGTGCATTTCCTTTTTCAGAGCGGATTGAATCCGTCGTATATTGCTGCACGAATCGGAAAGACGGAGCGTGCCGTCAACCAGATTCATACCAATTTCGACCAGCGTCTCAGCACACAGAAAATATTCAGAATAAGTTGCGAAAGAATCAGGAAGAGGTTAGGAAATAACTCATTCCCAGAGTAATGCTTCGTCCGTACCTTTGTCATGTCGGGAAATAGTTCACGACACAACACAAACACAAAACAGTATGACAATCAAAGGTATGGATGGCCAGAGTTACAACGTAACCGGCCAGGGACAAGGTAATTTCAACACTGTGGGTGCAGCAGCAGGTATCGCATCATTTTTGGGTATCAACGGTGGTAACATCCTGGGTCGCAATGGCTGGGGATGGAACGCAGAAGGCGTATGTTCAGACAACATGCCCGTAAGCCGTTATGAGTTGAACATGGTTGAACAACTGAACGCAAAGGATTCAGAAATCGCTTTGCTGAAGGCTGACAAGTACACTGACCAGAAGATCGTGGAAGCCTATAAGGACTTGCAGGGTCAGATCAAGGAACTTTCAGTGGAAGTTCGCTCCAACAAGGACGCTCAGACCGCTGTCAACATGCAACAGGCCGTTTACAACGGTACCAACACCGCTACTCTGCAGTGCATGCAGAACAGCATCGCCGCATTGCAGGCTATCACCAAGACATACATTCCGTCAAGCAACGTATGTCAGGATGGATGCTGCGGATGTCCGTCTGCCCAGTAACCCCAAACTGGCCCCGGGGAGGACCGTCCGGTCTTCCCCTTCCTTTTGATTTTCAAGCACTGTAGAAAAAACTCAAACACGCAGCACAATGACAAACGCACAGATTCTGACCGCTGTCATCCTGAAATGGGGTGAGCCGGTCATTCCGGTTATGATGGGCAATATGCTCAACGGTATTTCTGCCGGTATGCTCCCGGTAGAGAAGTTATTCAAGTCAATCGGACTGGCAGGTCCCGGATGGCAGATTTCCAACGAAATCAATTCGCTGGCATCTTTAGGAGGGACAAAAATGGTCCGTCCGTTCCTCGAAAAATTTGTGTCCCGCATTCCGGACGATATGATTCCGGAACTGGCTCACGGTTATGTAGATTCTGCCATCCAGCAGGGGAAGCTATCTGTTATCGACGGATTCTTCACTTTTGACCGCGATGACCTGGTGGAACTGAAGAAATACCTGGACTGCAACCTTCCGTATCAGAAGCCGGAAGAATATGTGGTAAAGATTCCGCAGGCACAGCCGTCGCACCCACAACCGCAGCCTGCACCAAAGAATGAAACACGAGAAAAAGAAGAGAAATAAGTGCCGAATACAGGCGGCCTGGTGTCCTGTAAAAGATATATAACACAAACACAACACAACTATGATTCAGTCAATTACTTTGTCTGGAGTTCCGACAGATACCGCTCAGCCACTGACGGTAAACATCACTAAGAAACTGCGTCAGGCTTATTGCGTGAACAACGGAGTTCAACCTACTGCTACCGTCGTATTCAGTGTAGCAAGCGTCACAAACAACAACACGCAGAACATTGCGCTTATCAACGCAGCTGTAACTCTGACCTACACTCCGAAAAACGGATGTGCAGCAAAGACTATTCAGTGGACCGAACAGTTTACAGTAACCTTCATCGGTGCGGCAAATACAGCCCCTACCAGTGTGGTAGCTACAGCTTTAGTTCCGCAGGTATTCTCTTACAATGAGAACGGTTGCGGTTGCTCTGCTTGCGGCGCACTGATTGCAGTCCCGGTCACGATTACTGCTACCTTTCCCGCTTAACGAAGTTCAGGCAGCCGCGTTTAGCGCTTTCAGTCTGGCATCTGCCGATGAACCCGTAAAAAAGCGAAGGAAAAGGAAAAATGTTTGAGTGGCTTCCCGTCCGCGAGGGCGGGAAGTTTTGAAGAAACTAATTTAAAAATATCGAGATATGGATAGAGAACAAATGATCTCCCGTTACGAGGAGCTGTATGATAAGATGAAGGACAGCAAGGACGTGAAGAATATGAAAATATTCGGCGAAGCTGCTACCTATTATTTCAAGGAAATGGCAAAGATGCACCCGGAAATGGCTATGAGCTGGTTGAGCCACCTCGAAGCAATGTGCTGGGATAATTTTTTGTCGGAAACAGAGGCCGTGAATATCGGTAAGACCATGGTCAACGAAGATGGGTTGAAAGGATTCCACTGGGGGCATGACACTTTCGTGGCTGCCGTGAAACAACTCGGAGGAGTTCCCGAAGAAAAACCTTCGTACAACTCGTATGCACTTTGTGTCACAGCCAACATGATTTACAGCGACATGGCATACAGCATCGCTGAAGACATGGGATACAAGACACCTGCCGAAGTGCCGAACGAAAAGATGGCCCTTTCATGCTACAAGAAAGCTGTGTCCTACCTGAAAGACAAGGACAAGAACTTTCAGGTGCGCCGTTACTTCAAGAAGCGCATGTACGGAGAGCCGGCAGCCATGTAACAGCCGCATAGAAGAAAAGCTGGACCTTCTTATCCGTATGGTAGCTCAACTTGACGGGATAAGAGGATTTGGCTCTAATGTGCTGGCAAATGTGGTGGGCGATATAATTATGAGAAAAAGATGATGTAGTTTGTCTTTCCACCCTATATGAATGAAAATGCAGCCTGGGTTTTGTCGTTTCTTCCCCGGCTGCATTGTTTTTTAGTTATCAGTATGTACCGTTAACTGTAAACTCAAAATTGTAGTCATTTTTCTTTCCTTCAATCTCTATAGGGAAAAGTATTTGTACTTTTTTACCTATCCAAATTTTATTGTCAATATCATTCTGCATTTCTTTCTTACTCTTGTAGAAACATGGAATGATTGATTTTTGTTTCCATTCAGAAGGAACATAAACGCCAAACCCCTGACTGAAATATACATTAGACGTAGGGACTATAATATCGTTTAGCTTTCCGTTTTTGGGTATGCTTATGCTTCCCTGACTTTTATCTTTGTCTATGTATTTTACTCCTTTGTGCATAATCCGGCTTATATTACCTGTATAGTCCATAAAGGTTACATCATCCCAATTTATTTTCAGTGTTTTTTCTGAAACATTTTTCAGCTCAAATTCAAACTGAGTGGTAGAGTACCACCACACAATGTCAATATATTTATCTGTGTATCTGTATTTGTTTACAATCTGAGCCTTTTTATTTTTTGAAGGGACTTCATCAGAAATCTTTACTATTTCCGAATTACCAAATGGATCTTTTGAGTCTGAAGGGCTTTCAACAGAAGAAAGACCTAAATCGTAAACAGCCATATATGTACTTCCGCAAGAAGTAAACAAGCACATAATTAAAATTAAAGTCAATGTAAAAAATAAGTTTTTTTTCATAATTATAAGTAGTTTGTTTATTGCAAAAATATTGATTTGGTTGTGTTTGAGTTTCACAATTTCTGATTAAATGAAAAAAGTGCTGAAAAACGGTGTAAAATATAAAATGTGAGACAATTTTAATTAGATTCCCTTTTAAAAAAGTAGTCTTATCCGATATATATAAAGCTGTTTTTTTGTCCTTCTTATTTTTGTGTATGTTACTTATTTTTGCTAAAAACAAATATCATGGAACAGAGAGAATTATTATTTAATGAGGAAGGCAAATCATTTGTATCAGAAACAAAAGTAAACTCAGACTATAATCTTCATATCGAAATGGAGAGTGGAGGAACATTGGAGATTTATCAAAGGGGAAGTGATGAAGGAAAGTATAGGCGTTCATATATTGAACTAAAGTGGGGGGATGTAATAGATGCAGATTTTTGTCATGCAGTCTATCCTAAGTATATTAAAATTGTCGTATCGAGTAAAGTCACAAAAGCAACCATAAGGGAGGCAGGATCATGAAACCTATTAAGCTAAATACGTTTAAGCTTTTGACGTATAGATTCTGTGAGATTAAGAAGAAAAAGCATATATCTCCTCCTGAAGAAAAATACCTCGTACTTGACAGAGGTAAACTCGACGTAAACAAATTAAAATAATATACCATGGCAGATATACAGAAATTAAATAAAACTTTTTCTCGTGAACAGGTTTTGCAATCGGCAGAAATGAACACTATAACGAAGAAGATAGACGAACTCGTTGATGGAGTCAATTCTTCTTTGAAACAAATTCCTGAAGGATATGTAACAGAAGAAACCCTTGCGCAGAAAGGGTACGCTACCTCTCAGGATTTAAGCAATGCTATAGGAGATATAAACACGGTACTTGATGAAGTAAACGGGGAGGTGATATAATGGGAACGACAGCAGACAAACTTAATAAGTTAAAAGAAAGCAAAGCCGCAATAAAGGCAGCCATTGAAGCAAAGGGTGTAGAAAATGTAGGAGAAATCCTTTCCGAATACCCGGCTAAAATAGCAGCCATTCCGACAGGGGATGAATACGCCCTTGAATCGCAAATGCTGATACTGCCGGTACGTTCGACCATTATCACCACGAGTGAAGGAAAGACTGCAGCGATAGCCACAAACGACCATATCAAGATTGTAGATGCCGACCTGAAGCATTACACAGTAAAAGAATGGAACGACAGAAGCGTGGAAAATGGCTTTGACAACGAACTTATTGCTCCTCCGGTAGGATTTTCTCTGGAATGTAACGGAATCAGAACGATATTGTATTGGCCTTGGCAGGGAGAATATTACGCTACGTCCGGTACTACAAGTAAATCGTCAAACGCAATGCAGCATTCCCTATATGAGTATGACCAGAGAACAGGTGCGGGTGAAGGAACAGACTATCATGGAACTGTGGATGAAAACCTTGGCACACATACCGCAGGAAGTCACTTCGCAGCCGACTGGAGTGTTACCGTAACCGAAGACGACAAGCTTGAACTTTACAGCGGAAATACCAAGCAACGTTGGATAATGGAAAAAGGATGTGGCAACAGTAACGCCATGTTGGTAGATAATTACGCCGAACGTCTTGAAGCCATGTATGTACAGAATGAATGGCTTCGCCACAGGTTTGCCATCTGTAGCGGCATAACATCTTCTGAAGCAGAAGGCACAATAACCGATGTGGAAATCTTAAATTCATCAGGCGTACAGGCTCAGGTAGGTGAAGATATGTTTTTCTTCGTAAACGGACAGAATACGGGTTTGAAAGCAATGTACAATACAAATAATAAGTATTCAGTAAACAACGCATACTATTTCAAACCTGAATACGCCGAATGGCTGTACGAACAGCAGAAGACTAACGGTGTAAATATGAACGACACCGGAGTAAACTCCGTCGAACGACCTCTTCTTTCTCCGGGTGCAAAAGGAGCGGAAGCCATAACCGTTGACGGTTATTGGTATATCATTACCCCATACATAAGCAGACCGGGAAATTCTGGTACAAATTACGACTGGAATATGGCAGATTCTCACGCGGTGTACTACATTAAGTCCCTTGGAAAATACATGGCAGGAGAAAAAGAATTATACCCATACTGGACTAATAAAAGCATAATTTCAGGATTGATAAACTATCTTAACAGTTATGAAAAATGGGGCATACCTGGCGCCCGGGGCGGCAACGTCTGGAGCTGTGTCCGCCTCAATGGCAGCAACGCCTGGTATGTGGGCATGGGCAGTGGCAACTTGAGCAGCTACTACACGTACGGCACCTATAGTGTGGTGCCGGCCTCCGCTTTTTGATTTATCTCAGCCGTGCGGAGCACGGCTCATCAACTTTTTCATTAAAATATATTAACATTTAATACGCGACAATAGAAATGAACAGATCCGGGAGGAAACATTTGGACGCACCAATTATTCAGGACGTTATACGCCTGAATAATTGTCTCATAGAAATCAACAGCAAAGCTTATAAAGTCATAAGCAGAACATATATAGATCCTATGCTGAAGCAAGGCGCATTGCTTTTTAGTTACGCTATGCGCCAGGTTCGTGGAATGGACTATTATAAAAGAGCTACAGAACTGACATACGAATTGCAGTTCGGGATATACCTGATAGTGGCTCTTGGAGGATGCAGCAAAGAGAAAGCGTCTGTAATAGATGTTTTGTGCGATAATATTTTATCTTCGCTTGCGAGGATAAAGAATGTCAGATCCGAAAAGTCTTGAACTATGTCGGCAGAACTGTTTAATGATAAAGGTCCCTGTGCTTGCGGTGAGCAAGCTATTTCGATTAACAGGGCAGAAGTCCTGGGCGGCAACGTCTGGAGCTGTGTCCGCAACAATGGCAACAACGCCTGGTATGTGAACATGGGCAATGGCAACTTGAACAACAACAACACGAACAACACCTATAGTGTGGTGCCGGCCTCCGATTTATCAGAAAAAGTGCCCGCCTGGATAGCTGCCGAAAGCGACTGTTACAAAAACAAGCACGCATCGCTCGAAGCAGCATCGTTTCATTTCAACCTGTCGCGTATTTATGAATTGATAAACAGAATAGACAACGGCTACCAGCCACAGACAAGCATCTGCTTTGTCCTCGATTATCCTGTGTATAGAGAAGTTTTCGCCGCCAACTACACCGACCGCATAGTGCACCACTACGTTGCCCCGATGCTCGGCGAGATATGCGAGAAAGCACACGAAGCCAACGGTGATGTAAGCCACGGCAACCGTATCGGACATTCCGCATCTACAGCCATCGAGCAGATACAGCGGAACATCCGTGATATAACGGACGGCTACACAAAGAAAGCCTTCGTAGCCACAATGGACATATCAGGCTTCTTTATGTCGATAGACAAGGAAACAGCATACCGCATCTTGCGGAAATACGCCGATATGTATTACGATAAACCCGATAAGGAAGAAAAACTCTCCCTGCTTCACACCCTGATACAGCACAATCCGGCCACAGACTGCGAGCGACGCTCCGATATAAAAATGTGGGATAAAGTTCCGCCCAACAAAAGCCTTTTCGGACTTCCACCCGATAAAGGACTCCCGATAGGAAACTTCTATTCCCAACTCCTCGCAAACCTCGTCATGGCGGAAGCTGATGCGGAAATGATAAAAACCGGAGTGAGATACACACGGTTTGTAGATGATATATGCGTGGTGGCAGAAACAGCATCCGAAATAATCCATGCCCGGAAAGTATTCATAAAAGCGACCGGACGGCTGAAACTAAAAGTCCATCCCGATAAATTCTACATACAGCCGGCCTCACACGGAGTAAAGTTCTGCGGAAAGGTAGTAAAGCTGAACCGTATCTACATATCCAACCGCACAGTACATGCCATCCATACAGCGATAGAAGAATACAGCCGGATGCCGTCGTACGATAACGCCGTACACGCCATGCAAAGCATAAACAGCTATTTCGGGCTGGTGAAAGGAACAGCGTCCTTCAACATCAAAAAGCGCATAGCCGGGAAAGCTCTGGAAAAATTCTCCGAATGGCTGTATTTCCGCAACAAGAACGGCCGGTTCGTCTGTGTATTGAAAAGCAAATACAAACCAAACAAGACATCATATCTAAACCTGAACGATTATGTTTCCATATTCAGACCGCCGACAAGGTACTATCCGAAAAGGAGGTTCCCCCTACAACTCCGCGAGCCTGCATATATGCGAGCATAACGGACAACTGATAGCAACATTTAAAAACATTAATAACATGAAGTACGCAAAAATCGAAAACGACCAGCTACTCGCCAAAGAAGTAGAGAAAGGACAGGAAGTAGGCGGCAAGCTTACTGAAGAAGAAATCATCGCACAAGGCTACAAGCCATACTGCGAGACGGAGAAACCCGAAGGAGCAGACTTCTTCATCAACCGCGAATACGAAACCTGCATAGTGCAGGAATGGGGAACGATAACCGAAGAACCCGGCATAAGTCGCGAAGCACTGCTGTTCTTTATCGAGAATACAGACAGCAACTCCGTTATCACACTCACACTTCCGGCAAAAGACTACGCCTTAATCATTGAAGACGAAGAAATCCAGTCAGCACTGAAAAACAAACCATCAATCTCAATCGTGACATTATGATAAAATTTACAGAAAAAGAGATTTACAGTACAGAAGGTCTGTACATAAATCGTATCGGAACAAACATCTATTTCAAGCGTGCCAACCGCCTTCCTTCCGACATGGAGGAAATGTTTAAAGAAGTAAGCGATCTGCCCACCGACAAACTGGGAGCCGCAAAAGCCGCGAAGATATTCGAGATAGACGGCTACGACACTAGCGACGCGGTAAACAGCTTCACTCTCGACGGCGAATCCGTTTGGCTCGACAAGAACACCCGCGTAGGACTGATGAACTCCACCCAGATACAGAAGACAGCCTCGATGCTCACCACTACACTCTGGTTCGGAGGTAAAAGCTACACCCTCGAGTGCGACACAGCTATACAGATGCTCTCCGCTCTTGAACTGTACGCCCTGCAGTGTTACAACGTAACGGCACAACACAAGGCGAATGTGGAAGCCCTGCAAAGCGTGGAAGAAGTGGAAGCCTACGACCACACAACCGGATATCCTGAAAAACTTAATCTGAACACAAAATGATACTCATAATCTTATCAATGGCCGTCATCCTCACATACATGGGGGTGATGGTTTACAAAACAAAGGAGATACCTTACTCCATTAGCGACACATACTATTCGCTGGAACATAAGCTGTGGTTCGGCTTCACCATGGCCGCAACCGCCCTCCTGCTCATGCCCGCCATCCTCTCTGTTACCCCCGAAAGTTATCAGTTCACCGCATTTTTGATGTGCGGAGCGTTGCTGTTCGTGGGTGCGGCACCAAATTTCAAAGCCGGAATGGACAGGCCAGTACATATTGCGGCTACCGTCATAGCGGCACTGAACAGTCAGATATGGGTAGCACTTACCTGCCCGTGGATGCTGCTTGTATGGATAGCGTGGATATTATATGTCGGCGTTCGCCTGAAACAAGTATGGAATGGCGATTTATGGTATAGCTTCGTGTTGTGCAAACCGCTGTTCTGGGCGGAGGTGATAGCGTTCGGGATGGTGTATGCGGAAGTGATGGTTAATGGATTATTGTAATATACGTACATTCTTCCCTTTCGCCACTTACCACCCCCCTCCACAATAGCCTGTAGGGCCTGTCAAAACAAATGCAGCAAACCTCTCAAGTGGTTTGCTGCATATCGCTCGAGAGGTTTGCCGCAAACCACTTTAGAGGTTGCTGGCGAATAGTTTTAAAACGGTGTCCGTTGAACTAACGGAAACCGTTTTTTTGTCCTTCATTTCCACATTTCGGGTGCCTAACTTTGAGGAAAACAAACACAAAGACATGGCAAATAGTTTAGGTACCAGACTAGCTAGAATCGACGTGCTTATCGGAGGGGCGGAACAGGCGCAGAAGCAGGTTGACAAGATGCGTGATGAATGGAAAAAGTTGCGTAAAGAAGTGGAAAATGCGCAAGAACAGATGAATGCGACTACTAATACCACGCTATACGATGACAACAAGAAGATTTATAATGAAAAAGTAAAACAGCTTGAGAGACTGACTAAACTAATCAGGGAAAATCAGAGAAATGTCAACACGGTCAACAAGTACCTAAATGACATATCAGGTCAGACCTTGAGAAATCTAGGAGAGGCTCGTAAGGGGTTAAACCAGATGCTTCTTGGTATAAATCCTAAAAATGCTGAAACGCTACAAACAGTTCGTGAATATATCAAGCAGATTGCCGATGAAATCCAGCGTCGTAAAGGGAACATCGTAGAATTTTCTGACATCATCGGAGATATTGGCAATGTGAGCGACAAATCTCTGGGAAAGGCAAAGGAACGATTGCAAGACCTTATTAAATCCACAGAACTTAATACGCAGGAAATCCAGAAATACCGTGAACAGCTTGCTCAGGTTGAAGCGGAAGAAACTCGTCGTGTCTCACAGCGTGCTCAAACCACACTAGGTAAAGTCCAGACCGGCACATTCGATGGCACAATATCACAGACAAAAGAAGCCATCAAGTTGCTTGAACAATACAAGCAGCAGCTAAAGACAAGCGACACAAAGGGGGTAAAGGAGGTAGAATCGGCCATCAATTCACTTAACGAGAAACTGAAACAATCATCTGCCGAATTTACTTCACTGGAAGATGCGCTTGATAAAGCTGAAACGGTTGGTCAAGGTACGTTCGACGGAACCTACGAAGACCTTGAGAAGCTGAAAAAATCGCTAGAAGAGTATAAAAAGAAGCTTGAAGTAAGCGATACAAAAGGCTTGAAAAAAATTGAAGATGCGCTGAGCACGATTGAGAAAAAACAGAAAAATTCTGTGTTAAGCGCAAAGGAACTTGATAAAGTCCTTCTTTCTCTGAAAACGGCTTCTCTTGAAGATTTACAAAAGGCTGCGACACAGCTTCAGGAAGAACTTTCGAAAACCGAACGTGACGCAAATAAGTATGTCGAAACTTCAATGAATCTGCGCCGGGTAAACGAGCAGATTAATGAAGTGAAACGAAGCTGGCAGGAACACGATAACCAGATTGTAGCTACCATCAAGCGTTTGACAAGTTATGTGCTGGTATATGCCGGATTCAATGAGGTGGTAGGACGCATCAAGCAGTTGTATCAGGCTAACTTGCAGCTGAGCGACAGTCTGGCCGACATCGAGAAGACCACCGGGCTTTCCACTGAGTCAGTAGCCGAGCTGAGCCGTGAAATTGACAGTATCGACACCCGTACCGCACAGCAGGAACTTCACGACCTGGCATACGAAGCCGGTAAGTTAGGAATTTCTGCCAAAGAAGATGTATTGGGATTCGTGAAGGCAGGTAATCAGTTGCTTGTGGCATTGGGAGAAGATTTGGGAGGAGCCGAAGCGGTACGTCAGCTGATGAAGGTGAATGCCATTCTGGGAGAGACACAGAAGCTCGGAGTGGAAAAAGCCTTGCTCGCTACCGGTTCTGCTATCAACGAAATATCTCAGACCAGCCGTGCTTCTGCCGGTCCGATTGTCGATGTGGTAAACCGTATCGGAGCTATCGGAGAAGCGGCAGGACTTTCTATGTCCGACCTGATTGCGCTAGCCGGCACCCTCGATGCCCTTGGTCAGCACGCCGAAATGGGTGGTACGGCTTTGAACACCTTTATCTCTACACTTACCAGTAACACCACAGAGGTGGCGCAGGCTGTGGGACTGAGCGATGATTATTTGAAAAACCTGATTGAACAGGGTAAAACCATTCAGGCCGTAATCGCTGTATTCGAGAAAATGAATGCCATGGGCGGACTGGATGTGCTGGCTCCGATTATGAAAGACCTCGGTAGCGATGGCGAGCGTATCAAGCAGGTGCTCGTTACCCTTTCTTCCGGAGTAGACGAACTGAAAGCGCAAGTATTTACTTCTTCCCGTGCGTTTAAGGAAGCTACCAGCGTGACGGATGAATACAACATCAAGAACGAAAACGCCATGGCCATCATGCAGCGTATGGGGAACGCCATCAAGGAATCGTTTATCAACAGCGGATTTGTGGAATGGCTCACGGATGTGCTTCGCTATATTTCGAGCATCCCCAACCGGTTTGAACGCGGAGAAAAGTCTATCCGACTGATGGCAGTAACAGTTCAGGCTTTGGTAGGAGTAATGATAGCCACGTCTTCTGCTGTGCAGAAAGCAAGTGCAAACATTGTGCTGTTTACAAAAATGGTAAAAGCAGGAACAGCCTCTGTGAATATATTCAAAATAGCCTGGCAGTGGCTTTCAAAGGCTATGATGTCAAATCCATTAGGATGGGTTGTATTGGGATTTACTGCGCTGACATCTGCCATTACTTATTTCAAGAAATCAGTAGACGAAGCAACAAAGGCACAGTCGGAATTTGAAGCAGCTATACAGAAGGAAACATTTGAACTTTCCAATCTGAAATATGCGATTGACAAGGCAAATGTATCGAACGGAGAGCGTGCGGCACTGATTAAGCAGCTGAATGATAAGTATGGTGCCTACCTGGGATTTATGGTCACTGAAAACAACTATGCTGAGAAGCAGGAATATATTTACAGCCTGATTAATGCCCGCCTTCGTGAAACGCTGGCGCTGAAGATGCGCGACAAGATGATGGAAAACATTGCCGACAAATACACCGACCAGATTCAGGAACTTCAGTCGAAGATTATTGCTTCGCTGAACAAAATGGAAAACGTCGGAGAGACGAATGCCGGCGATGCCATGGCCCGTATCATGGACGGGATGAATAAGGTAGTGGAGGAAGGCGGTAATCTGTACGACGCGCTGGATGGCTTTATGGAGAAATATGACAAGAACATAAAGCAGCTCCCATTCAGTTCCGACGCTTTAAAACTGATGAACATCCTGAAAAACATCCGGAAGGAAGCCGGACAGACTCAGACTTTCCTTGAAAGTACGCAGCGTGCTGCCGAGAGCAAGACCGAAGAACTTATGCTGCAAGACCTCCGTAAGTCCAACCAGGGCATTCTTTCTTCTTCAGACATACCGGAACTGAATACCTATTTGCAGCAGGCGACTACCTACGTGCAACGTCTGCGTTCAGATGTTGAATATTTGAATGCAAAACGTGAGAAAGGAAAGAAATTGACTGAGCTTGAAACTGCAGAACTTGAAAGGCTGAATGAAAGGAAAGAAAAAGGGATAATGCTGAATAAGCTCGAGGAATCCAGACTGGAAGAATTGAACGATAAGCGTAGGAAGGGAGAGAATCTTATCGATTCAGAACTGAAGGAACTGAAAGAGAAGAACCGCCTGTTAGGTGTATATCAGTACAACATAGATCAGGTGGAAAAACGTATTAAGGCCATCGGACTGGAGTCTGTATGGGGACAGGGAGTATCGCTGGAAACAGCCGGAGTAGACAAGCTGGTAGCTACCTACAAAAAGCTGGAGGCCATGATGAAGAGCATTAATGAGGACAAGGACTATGCAGACACCTTCGCTGCCCGTGGATTCAAGTCGGCCAAGGAAGAATACGAGGCGCTGAAAAAGATGGAGCAGGATGTGGCCAAGGTACTGGCTGAGAAATGGGGACGCGACACAAGCGGTAACTGGCTAAAAGTACGTAAGTCAGGCACACGTGGTGAGCAGAAGGAAATGAATGATGAAATCAGTGCGGCCATGTCTGCGCTCGAAGCTTACTTCCTCCGCCGTCAGCAGGCTATCCGTCAGGCATATCTCGATGAACAGATAACTACTGAGGAGATGAACCGCCAGATTGACGCGACCGAGGAAGAACATCTGCTGGCACGTGTGGAGCTTCGTAAAAAGCTGTTGGGTGAGGAGAACACCTTCAATCAGAATTTATACGGGATGGAAGGTAAGAACCTGGAATCTACTGCTGCATTGATTAAGAAGCTGGGCGAACGTCAGACCGACGGCTTACGTAAGAACCTTGAAAAAGACCTGCTCGAAGTACAGAACATGGCAGTGAAATACCGTCAGACTATCGAGAAGGAGCTGCTTAAATACAACCCGTTTGAAAGCCTTGTCAACCAGTTTGAGGAGTCGCTTGACAAGCTCCGTCTGCTGAATACCGATGCGGAGAAAGAGTTCCGTATGAGTTTAGGATTTAGCGGAGTGATTGACGAGAGCGCAGTGAAGGAAAGAATTAATGCACTTGTTTCTCTGTCGGAAGATGCTTACAGCCTGAACGAAGACCAGTTGCGCACTTATCTTAGCAACATTGACGCGGTATGGGCCGAAAGCATGAGCCCGGAGCAGATGTCGCTCATGCTGAAAAAGCTGCGTGATTTCTATCAGGATTCCAAGGCCGCTGCCGAGAAGTATGCAAAGGACATCAAGGAAATGATAGACGTGCAGTGGGAAACCAGCGGAAACCAGAAACTTTGGGAAGACCGTATAAAAGGTACGGACGAACGAACTGAACTTATGGGTGCTGCAGGTAATCTTGGACTGGCATCCACACAAAGTTCCTTCCTTGGTACTTCCGAAACGGATAATGCAGAGCTCGAAGCCTTGCGAATACGCCTGGAAGCTGCCCGCCAGTATTATGAAGAGTTCTATGCCCGTAAAGAAGAACTGATACAGCAGGCCATTGCTTCCGGTGCTACACAGCAGGAGGCAGAGGAGTCTTATCGAATGGCCGAAAAGGAAGCACTCGATGAACTAAATGCAGCAAGAGAAGAACAGGCGTCAAAAGAACTTGAAATCACGGAGAGCAAACTAAGCACACTAAAGAACTACACCGATGCAGTAGTAGATTTTAGCGAACAGATGGGCGAGGCTGCATTTGCCGAAGTGGACGACCGTAAGCAAGCTGCAAAAATGTTGCTCCAAACAGCGATGAAACTCACCAAAGACTTGATTATGCAAAAAATAACCGAGTTGTTGATGAAGAAGACTCTTGGAGACCAGGAAGTAGCACAGGAAGCGGCTACAAGTGCTACTGTTACAGCTATTCATGGGTCACAGGCCATAACTGATATGACAGTAGAAGGGGCAAAGACTGCAGGAGATGTAACTTCTGGTATTGCGAGGGGATCAGCAAAAACAATTGGAGACCTAGGATGGTGGGGTATCCCATTGATTGCAGTTATCAGTGCGGCACTTTCCGCTCTGATGGGCCTTGCCATGGGTAAGCTAAACAAGGCAAAGCAGGATGTGGCAGCTGCTACCGGAGTAAGCAGCAGCAAGGGTCGTGTAGCAGCCGGAATGCTTACCTACGCAGAGGGTGACTATCCGGTACTGGGGAACGACGGACAGATATACAACGCACGCTACCAGAAGGAACTTAAAACGGGAGTGTACGGCGGAGGTGCGCATTTCGGTATTTTCTCTGAAAAGAAGCCTGAAATGATTGTGGACGGCGATACTACACAGAAACTTATTCTGAACTATCCGCACATCTACGACAGCATTCTTACCATTGCGCGTCACGGACAGCTAAAATCGGCAGCCATGCCGACATTTGCCAGCGGAAGCTATCCTTCCATGCCGGCACAGATTACCCAGGTTGCATCCGGAGCTACGGATATGAATATTCAGAACGAGCAGATGACACAAATGCTTGGAAGTGTGGCCGAAGCGCTTTCCACACTTAACGATCGTTTGAGCAAGCCGATTAGCGCCACCGTAGACCCATACGGGAGCAAGGGTGCGGTAAACCAGTTGAACAAAGCCAGCAATTTCATGACTAAACGCGGACTGATAAAATAACGACACGATGAAAGGACTACAGATAAAGATTAACAGCCAGTGGGTAAAGCTGTCGGAAGATTTTTCCATTACACTGGAGCAGTCAAACCCACTTTTCAATGACCAGGGAACATTCTCGTTCCCTTTCGAAATTCCGCTGGAACCAAACCGCGAAATTTTCAAGAACATAGCCGATCCGTGGGGAGACATTAACCTGAAGGACATTGACCGTATGCCCGCAGAGCTTTGGGTGGACGGCGTGATGATATACCGTGGTGTGATAGAAACGGACGATGAAGTGGAGTTCGAAGATACACTTCCCGTCACATTCATTTCCGGTAAAAGTGATTTTATGGACCGTATAGAGGGAATGAATGCAAGGGATATTCCGCTCGACAGGGAGATAAAGCTGGGGTATAGGGTAGACTATGGAGATGCAAAAGCCATTACTTTCCCTATAATAGGCTCTGAATATACGGTAAAAATCAATTTTGGTGAAATGCTTATGGCTTATACTGAGAGTAATGAATCTGCTCCTTATCCTATTAAGCCATATTGCAATGCCCGTATATGCACATCAAACGACAAGGGAAGGTATAACGTACTTGACGCAAAAAGGCCATATAGCGGAGTGTGCTTTTATGTGATGTATCTTCTTGACTGTTTTTTCAAGTATATGAACATAGGCGTACAAAGAAACGACATGTCTTCAATGGAAGATATGTGCCGCCTTGCTTTTTTTACCACAAAGTGCGATACGGAAGATAAGGGAGATTTGTTTAAACTGACAAGTAGTGATGTGTTTAGGGATACAAATCTGATTGATATAAACGGTGAAACAAAAATATCATATAGATCCATAGGCACTGTGGCAAGAAAAGAACTTCACATGGAAGATTTTGAATATTATGCAGTAAATGTATATGCTACAAATCAGAATTTTCCGGATGAAAGCATGGAAGATATTATAGAAGACCTTGAAAATGCGTTCGGACTAAGGTTTATCTATGATAGTATGAGAAATTCCATGGATATAATCTACATTAAGGACATACTTCAATCGAGTGAGATTCTGACACTCGATGCTGAAATAATCGGGATGCAGCTAAAGAAAAAGAAAGAGAAGACCATACGCCTTACATACGGTCAGGAAGATGACACTGCGTTCAATTACGATGACTATACGAATGTAAAAGAAAAAAACAATTATCTGGAAATACTACAGCAAGGGCAGGCTTCCAATGATACCACATGCTATCAGGACAAACTTACCGGAAATTCGTATCGAATTAAGGTGGACAAGAATACAGGCGGAAATCCTTCTTTGTTTGAGGTAGGAGGATTCAGGGACTATGTAATTGGAGGTACTTCATCAGAAGATGAAGAAGAGGAAATTTCAATCAACTTTTCTCCTGTAATCATTAATGACACAAATGGGAAAGAAGTGACAAGGCTTTCTCTGCTCGGGACAGAGGGTAATCAAGTTTTTGCAGTATTTGTGGATCAGGAATTTTTATCAGATGCGCTGGCGAATGTAAATCTATCTCCTGAAATTATAGGATTAAATTCTAGTTTCTTGTCGTATATGCAGAATAATATAGTGGTTAGTTTTGCATCAGGGGAAAGGCCGGATGAAGACGATTCTGAAATTCGCCCATTACAATCTTACGATGCCGGCTATTGCCTTGGAATCATGCGAGGACCCGGTAGCGAATCCGGGATAGACTACACCGAAAACTACGACGGTGAAGGGAACGATTCGTGGGTACATACGGTAGCCAACAGTGCTTTTACAGCCGACAGCTGCGATAACTTTGGGCGGTTCTTTGATTACAACGGCACGGAGCAGGGTGGAGTAGACCAGTCCGGACGATTCTCGCTCAAGCTGGTGGCCGGGAAAGACAAGTATCCCGCTTCTCAGGCATACCAGGACCGTGGACTGGTGTCAAAATTCCTTTCGGAGTATCTTTACTTCCTTTACAACCGGAAGACCGTGATACTGACAGTAAGAATGACCATATCGCAGATTGCAGGACTGGATATGCTCAAGCGCTACCAGATAGGGAACTATGTGGGATTCATCAATAAGTTATCCTACAGCATTGACCGTAGCGGGATTACGGAGGTGACAATCGAACTATATACCATTTAATGAAGAAAAAAACATGGCAATACAGGTATTACAGCAGCCGCCACAGATAGCATTTGCAGGCGACCCCATAGTGGTTAAGGCAAAAACCACGCTGAGCGGAAAAACTTTTCTCCGCATAAAGATTACGGTCAATGCCACCGCATTTGCCGGATCTGAAGAGTTTCCTTATTCAGAAAGTTACTCATTTGAGGTAGGATCTGACGGGATAGCCGTTTTCAATATTGGAGAAACCATAAAAACTACGCTGTCACGAAAGATGACGTTTGATGTGAACGGCACGCAGGCCCTTTCACAGATGATATACGCTGCACGATACACCATTACCTACAAGGAATCGTATCTGGACGGGATGGTAGAGATAGAAGAAGGTGAAACCACTTCTGAGCAGTACAATGCCATACCCGGAAGGCTCACGGAGTTTGAACGCCTTACCACATCCAATGTAGATACCACAGAGATTTTAGGTGAGGGACGTATCTTGAGCCGTAAACCGGAGGGAGATATTGTTCCATTGGGATGGATACTGTGTATTCCTGCGGTAAGTACCCGATCGGATACCATTACCTACAGCGTAGTACAGGGAGAAGAATCGAAAGAATATTCCGATTATACCCGCGGTGCGCTGGTCCCCGATTCGCTTGTCATAAGTACGTTCCTCCTGAAAGAAGGTGAGCTTACAGTGAACACTGGATTTGAAACCGGGAAGAAGCGATATGCGGTAAAGACAAACCCGCTCATGCGTCACTTCATATTCCTGAACGGATTCGGGCTGATGGAAAGCGTAGTCGCTTTTACGCGCGATGCGCTGGAATATGACATACAGAGTGAGCTCTACACACTGCCTGCTGACATTTCCTACCGTGCCACCACGCGAACAGCCAGCTATGCACAGGCGCCTTCAGGAACTTTTTCCATGAGCAGCGGATTTGTAAACAGGGAGTGGGCCGAGTGGTGGCTCACGGAATTTGTGGTGACGCGAAAGGCATGGATGTACGATAACGGCACATACATACCCGTCATCATCATACCCGAAGAGACGAACGAACTTTATGACCGCGCTAAACCCGGTATGCTGTCCGTGAATTTCAGCGTGCGGTATGGATTCTCAGGAAGTACACTGAACTCATTCGTCTAACGGAAGGAATCCTTCTCCGTTTTTCTTCTGTAGTTTTTCTTTCAGTCGGATAACCTGCTGGCGGAGCATACGGTTCTCTTCCAGCAGGATTTCCGCACTGGTCATCCCGCTGGAAAGGTCCATACGGTTGTGGTCAGAAATAAGGTAGTAAGGACTTACTTCCAGCCGGTTGCATATCTCCAGCATGTCTTTTATGCGCATGGTGCTGTTTTCTTTTCGCCATGCACGAAGTTTCCATTCGCCCACTTCCATGCGCGAAAGCAGTTCCGAGCGGTTTATACCCGTCACGCTTTCTTTCCCGAAAAAATCATTCACATATTCCGGATGGAAAACTACCGTCTTCCAGTTGTCCGACCGGTAATAGTCGTACACATTTACTTCCGGAACAATGCCGTTATCCCGATAGAATATGTGTCTTGTGCTGATATGGTATTTGTTGCAAAGTTTCACCAGCGAGGTAATCAGCATGTTTCCTTCGATGAAAAGTTCGCTGAAATTCTGCATGCCGGCATCCTGAATCACTTTCCGTCTGGACACTCCCACGACGATATGAAAGTTCTCCAGAAGTCCCCAGTTAGCCTTCCATTCCCTGACTTTCCTGTCTGCGTAGGTATATTCCGTGGCTTCTTCTGCTACAAGCTCCGTTTCCTTGATTCTTGCTTTCAGCTTGCGGTTTTCATCCAGAAGTGAGATTCGTTCCTGCCGGTATTGCCTTATAGCCTCTTTGAGCTCCGAAATTTCCTGCCACACGCGCGGTGATATTTCCGTCTCGGTGGCCGCGTACTTTTCAAGCTTCTCATTCTCGTCTTCCATGAACACGTCTATGTCGATTCCGAAACGGTTGCATATTCCGATAAGCCAGTTAACCGTACACCCTCCTATCTTCGGATTCTGCCACCTTACGATACTGGTGACTGATATTCCGCTCTGACGCGAAAATTCAGCAAGCGAAGGAATTTTGGTAAGTCCCTGCGGACCGTAGAGCCAGCGCAGGTTTTCGGGTATGAATCTTACCTCTTTAAAATCTTCATCCGGTATGACATATTTAAAGCGATTTCCGAGTAAATTTTCAGGAGGAGCCGACATAATGAAGTTTGACAGGCTTATGTGGAATGTGTTGCACACCATTACGATGTCATGCACGAGTATATTGTCTTGATTATCAACCTTTCTTTTATACATGTATGATTTTCCGTACACCTTCTCCGACACGCCTTTTTCGCTCAGGCCGAAGAGCTTGGGAAGATTATTGAACAGGAAAGAATTGAAATAGTACATAAAAAAATGAGTTTAAAATTGTTATTTCAGTAACAATTATAATGCGATTGTCAAATTAAAATTGTTACTTTGTAGGGTAAAAATAACAAAAAACGACCGAAACCGCAAAAGCGAGAAACGACAATATATATCAGAAGTATGAAAATGAGCATCATTGAAGCATTATCCGAAAAAAAGTTGAGCCCCATGCGGCTGGGATTTAGCCGCTACCTGGTGGAACATTACGGAATGAGTATGAGCACGGCGTACCAGAAGATCAGGTTGAACCGCGTGCGCCGGTGGGAGGCGGAAGGCGTGGAAAAATGCCTGAGAGATTTTGATCCTGACTACGAAGGGGAACTGAAAGACTTCTTTTCCGGTGTGAGAAAGAAGGGAGAATTTATCGAGTTCATGAAAGAACGAGGTATGGGCGAACATGCGCTGCGTGCGCATTTCCGTAACTTCGACTTCACGGAAGTAGAGCTTCGCGGGCTGGAATCTATTTATAAGGAGTATAAGAAACAAATGGAGGAAATGTGATGGGATACATGCTGGAAAGACAATGGGAAGCATATACACGCCTTCAGGACGGATTCTCAAGAATTGTTTTTGAAGACGGAGAGGAAATTACGGTAAAGAACGACGGGAAGACGGGAATTGACTTCGTAGAGGAATACCTCGACGAGATGAAGAAAAACTATCCTTCACACCTGGTGGCAGCCGACCAGCTTCTGCAGATTCGACTTGGACGTTCTTATAAGACCATACGGAACCTTCGAAGCCGCTATCTGTCAGAGCTTGCGCTGGTAAGCCTGAACTGTTGTTTCGGACGCGAGGACGATATTCCCGACCATGAAGGTCCGGAAGACTTCAATACCGAGCACACACACTGCCCTATGCGATATAACTGTCCGTTCAACGGATTCAACCCAGCCTTCAAGGATAAAAAGGAGGTGTGCTGCAATCCGGTGTACGAGTGCGGGCTGACTCCCACTCAAGCTGCCGTGGCGAACATGCTGGTAAATACTTCGCTCACCTACGAAGAGATTGCCGACGAAATGGGATGCAGCTATTCCAATATAGACAACATGCGGAAACGTATTTTTGCGAAGTTGGGTGTGGCTACACGACCTGAACTTATGTTGACACTAAAAGGAAAGCGGCTGGTATGAAACGAAGCAGAGCGGTATATGAACAGCGTTTCCATGTGCGTCACACGGAAATAGCGATAGGCTATCCGGAAGGTAGCGTGAGTATAGCTTGCAGCAACCTGTCGAAGTCGTGCATGCAGAAGCTCATGAACGAGCTGGTGTACGACGGATATTCTGCCACAGGAAGCGTGCAGGAAGATACGATTTACCTGCATGAGCCAGACCCTATGATGTGCCTGCCCGATAGCCTGAAAGAAATGATACAAGCCAAAATGGAAAGCATGAACTACGAGGTGAAATTCCTCTCTTAAAATTCCCTGAAATGATTTCTGACAAAACAGTTGATAAACTCAATGCGCTTCCGCTTCCCGACGTGATGCGCAACAACGGATACCTTCCTGCATCGCAGACTGCACGCAGCGTATTCTACCGCTGCCCGTTTCACGACGAGAAGAACGGAAGTTTCTGTGTGAGCAAGTTCCCGCCAAAGGGCGAACGCTATGCAGCCTTCAATTGCTTCGTATGCGGCGAGCAGAACCGGAGCAAGGGGGTAGGGGCCATCATGCTGCAGCAGCGCCTTCTGGAACGCGCAGGAGAGAAACACGACTTTCCGGATGCGGTGAACCGGCTGGCCAAAGACTTCAACCTGATTATTGAAGGAGATTACAAGAACGGATTCTTCCACCGGGCACGCAAGACCGCCCCGCAGCCGGAAGTGGATTTCCGCATCCGTGAGGGCGAGTTTACACCCGCTGAGCTCCGTGCGCTGGGCTGCCAGGTGCTCCCCGTGTTCCGCACCGGGAAAAACACAAGCGAAGGCACCGAGCAGACAGCCGTGACCGATGCAGACGGAAACAACCTGTTGCGCTGTTCGTTCAATCCCGATTTTTACCGTGGCGACATGCCCGCTCCCTTCGACAGCACCCAGCTCCGCACCATGTTCAACCTCTATCCGCTGGAAAGCTACGTTACGCCCGAAAAGGCCGATTCCGACGGCGTGCTGACCAGCTACGAAGTGAAGTCCACAGCTTCTTACCCGGTATTTCTGTTCCGCTACGAAGACGAGAACGGCTGGTGGGCACGCAAGTACGAGCCCTATTTCCGCGAGACGACCGATGCGGACGGCCGTCGCCAGCCCAACTACAAGTTTACCTGGTGGTACCAGGGAGGAAGCCGTCCGGAAGGATTCCACAAGGAAATCTACGGCGATGCAGACGTGATGCGTGCCCTGCAGACCGGGCGTGTGGAAACATCCGACAAGGAAGGTCATCCCATTATCAACATCGAGAAAACCCGGGTAGACGAACAGGGACGGCGTACCCGTGCCTTTACCGACGTGTTCCGCCGGATTGTCATCTGTTCCGGGCCGCGCGACGCCATCAATGTGTACTTCCACAGCGACGCCCATGTGGTGTTTCCCCACTCCGAGAGTGTGGAGATTTCGCAGGGAACCATCCGACGCCTGCTGGACATCGCCATGGAAGTGTTTGTGCTTTACGACATCGACCGTACCGGCATACGCGCCATGAACAGGCTGGCCCTGAAGAATGTGGAGCTGAAAGTGCTTTACCTGCCCGAAGATCTCTCTACCCAGTACAATCCCCGCAGCGGGAAAGCATGCAAGGACGCCGAAGAGTTTTTCAACTTCTATCCGGCAGTGATGCGCCGCAATGAAAAGCTCATGCACACCAACGTAAACCGCTACTTCGACGACCTGCTCAAGACTGCCCGCCGGATGCGGTTCTGGGATGTGCAGTACCAGACCAAAAAGCAGGAAGACGAAAGCAAGGTAGTGGTCCGGAAATATACCCTGAACTTCGATAATATGGCCCAGTTCCTTTCGGCCAACGGATTCTACAAATACACCGACGAAGCGGATACCACCAAGTTTGTGCATATCAGCAACAACATTGTCGATGTGGTGGAAGAGAGCCAGGCACTGAGCGAAGCCAAGGAAATCATGAAAGACTTTCTGATATACAACTCACAGTATTACTCCGAGGAACTGAGCAACGCCATCAGTACCCAGAAGAAAATCGGACGCGACACCATGTCCGGAATCAAGAAAGTAGACCTGAACTTCATGTCGTGGGGAAAAGATTTCGATTATTTCTTCTTCCGCAACTGCGCCGTGAAGGTGACGGCCGACAGCATCGAGCCGGTGGACTACGTGGACCTTCCTTTCCATGTAAACCGCAAGGCCATCATCGACGCTGACTACCATCCGCTCAAGTCCCCGCTGTTCACCATCGAGGAGAATCCGGAATATGCCGCACGTAAGGAGCTGAACGATCAGCGAATGGCCGACAAGCGGATGAACGAGAACGAGCGTCTCCGTGAGGATGCGGAGTTCATCGCCTACCAGCGTCTGTACCGCTTCCTGCTGAAAATGCCGAAAGACATTGACCAGATGCCTGTCTGCGTGCAGTGGCTGTACGACACCAGCCGCATACACTGGCGAAAGGAAGCCGAAGGCTATCCGCTTACCGAGCTGGAAAAGCAGCGACAGGACATGCACTTTATTTGCAAGGTAGCGCTCATGGGCTACATGCTTTCGCGATACCGTACAGGAACCATGCAGAAGATGGGAGTCGTGACGGAGTACACCGTGGCCGATGAAGGAAAGAACAGCGGCGGTACCGGAAAAAGTTTCTTCCGTTCTTTCTTCGAACTGGTGCGGAAGGTGTGCTACATACCCGGACAGACCTTGAAGAAGAAAGAGAACATGGCCAAGAACTTCGACAAGTTCCATTATACCGTAGACAGCATGTGTCTGATAGACGACCTTCGTTCCGATATGATGGGCAGCGATTTCTACAACATTACGGACAACATTACGGTAAAGACCCTGTATCACGATGAAATGACACTGCCGCGCGAAGCTACCCCGAAGATATTCATTACCATGAACAAGATGCCGTTCGACATGACCGAAGGAAGCACCTCACGCCGTATCTTCCTGGCCATGCAGAGCGATTACTATCACGACGAAGACTATGCCGGCCAGTTCAAGAAACGCACGCCGCAGACCAAGTTCGGGAAAGACATCTTCCTGGAAGCTACCGAAGAGGAACGCGACGAAGCGGTGTACATGATGCTGCAAAGCTGTCAGTTCTACCTCGGCCTGCGGGAAAGCCTGATACCGCCCATGTCTCAGGACGGACAGATGCGAATCCTTTACTCCGCCATAAAGGACCAGGTATTCATTGACTGGGCCAACCATTTCTTTGCAAACCAGTGGCACTGGAAAAGGCCGGTGTCCATCAGTGAAATGGCCATCAGCTGCCTGGAACACCGGGGCGATGCGGTGACATTGCAGAGCGTGAAATCGGTGAAGAACGAAATGATAGAGAAGATGCAGGCTTACTGCTTCAATATGCAGTACACCATGAACCCTTCCATCGTCTACCGCTCGGACAAAGGCTCCAAATATCCCCGTCACTACGCCTGGGAGCAGGAGTTTATGAACGACACGATCCGTCGTGAGGAGCGCACCCGTAAATTTACCCGTGTGTGCTTTTTCTACAAGCTGGGTGAGGAACCCAAAGACTCCAAGGAGATACTTTCCTGCCCGGAAACCGACGAAGAGTGGGAGGAAAAGAAGCGCTTTGAAGATGATTAATAACCTTAAAAAGAAAAGAATATGGCAAGAATTTTAAAACATGAAATCCCGGCAGCGTCTGAGTTTACGCTCCCGCTTCACGAGGGAAGCAAGCTGCTGAAACTTGATGTGGTAAACGAGAAAGTATATATCTGGGCACTGGAGGATGAATCGAGACCAAAGCGGGGAGTAAAGTTCCGTATGGTAATGACCGGTGAAGAATTAAATCTCGACCCTTATATGGTGTATATAGGTACGTTTATACTTTTCAATGGTTCGTTTGTATGGCATTTGTTTGTGGATGGTTCTGTACCGATTATGCTGGGTATAGGACTTTAAAATAGTGGCAGATATGTGGATTGATATAGTTATTTGGTGCTTGGTGTTTTCACCAGTCATAGTCGGAATAATTTGGTACAAATATCTTGATTATAGGGGTAAAAAGATTTGCGAGTTTAGATCTATGATAGCCGGATTATGCCTTGAATACGACATACGTCATTTACAGCATGAGGATATTTATCAATTCATGTATTCTGAGCAATGGTTCTTAAATAAATACAACTATGAACAGATGCTATTCAGTATAAAACCACTGAAACTCGAATATTGGTACACAAAAGAAGAATTGGATAAGATTTATAATTAATGAGTTATGGAAAACAATCAGAATGAAAAAGTGAGTATCACTTTTGAAGTGGAAAAAGAATTTATAAAAGCCGTGATGCTTGTTTCAGGAATCAGTATGAAGGACGCTGAAGAAGCTATGAACGAACTTGATAATGTGGTTATCAATGAAGATACGCTTCAAGATTTAGAAACCATGGATGGCGACATCCAGCAGATAAAAACGGGTATTTCGATGATTGCCATCGGTATGGCGTTCAAGAAAATTACTTCCAAAGAAAAGAAAACTAAAACAAACGGACTTTTTGCGCAGATTCAGTCTTTGAAAGAGGAGAGTAAGAGGTTAGGAAAGGAGGAGTGGCAATAATGGAAGTTCCTATAATCATGGAAGAAGCATTGCTGATGTTTAAGGAAGTGAAGAAATTGAAGAAGGATGGAAAAGCAAAATAAACCAATACTTGATGTATGTTGTGGAAGCCGGATGTTCTGGTTCGACAAAGAGAATCCGCTTGCTTTATTTACTGACATACGCGATTTTGAAGACACACTTTGTGATGGGCGGAAAATTTCTGTGAAACCTGATAAAATTGAGGATTCCACAAACCTTTCATTTGCTGATAATACATTTAAGTTGGTTGTGTTTGACCCTCCACATTTGGTAAGAGCCGGTGAAAACAGTTGGTTGGCCAAAAAGTATGGGAAACTTCCAAAAGACTGGAAAAGCTTTATTAATGACTCCATACATGAATGTATGCGAGTGCTGGATGATTACGGTGTACTTATCTTCAAGTGGAATCAGGACCAGATAAAAGTAAAGGAAGTAATCAATGCTATTACGGATTACAAACCTTTGTTTGGGCATACTACAAAGAATAACGGTACGACTATCTGGATGTGTTTTATGAAAATACCGAAAAGCTAATAATTATAATTGAAAGATATAAGCCATGAAAGTCGTAAGAGAAGGTGAAATAAAAGAATGGGAAGTCAAGTGTCCTAAATGTAAGTCTCTACTTAGATACGGACATGAAGATATTAGAACTAACTTCTTTACAGGTCATGAAAATGTGAAATGCCCAATTTGTGGAGAGATTATCGGTACTGAACTTGCAAAGGAAGTGGAACAGGAGAAGGCAGATAAACCTATACTAATTTGATAAGCTTATGGATATTGCAGATTTATTGAAAGATAAAAGAGGAGTATTGAAATACATACTTCAGACAATAGAGTCCAGCACGAAAAATGCAAAAGGTCTTCTTTCGATGAAAGAAAGAGGATTCTCGGATGCCGGTATGCTTGAAAAAGTAATAGAAGTAACAGCCATTCAGTCAAGCCAGATACAGGCACTCGCCATGATAGCCCTTGTAATCCTGCAAAGCAGCGATTTCGATAAGCAGGTAGGTGAAATGATGAATAAGATGGGACGCGGCGATGAAGCATTGCAAATCATGCTGGATAAGAAGTTTAAAGGAGAGTGACCATGCTAACACTACAAGAATTAATCACGTTAGGGAATGCCTGCTCAGAGATAAAGGAATTACTGGAAGGAAGCAGATGTCCAATGTGTTGCTACTGTAAGCATATTAGAACGAAACTTGAACCAGTTTCTCCAGGGGAATCCTTAATAATTCATTATTGTGATTATTCCGGAGATGAAGTTGGATATAATCAGGGATGTAAGAATGGTAAGTTTGAAAAAAAAGAATGACTGATGCTATTAAAGAAAAACTTTTCCGTGGTTTTTGAAGCCAAGACACCTCCGGTTAGATTCCGTGAAGAATACCTTCTTCCGGTCCGTACAGAAGAAGAACAGACGGATCATTCAACCCTTCATCAGGCTGCAAAAGGAGCCATAGCAAAAGATTTAGGGATTATGAGATGCGAAGTTCGGATTCTGAAAATTATGGAAATTCATAATCACTTGATAGTTGAATAAAATTATGAAAAACAAGAAACCGAAATTCAAAATAGGAGAAAGGGTAAGAGTAAAAAACCTTGCAGAAGCAAAAGAAATCAGCTACGCAGTAGAGATCAATAAGCCTTTGAAGAAATATTTAGGTAAAAACTTTGTAGTAACAGGCTTTAGAGAAGTAGGTGGAATGTTCTATTATTACTTGAAAGAAAGAAGTAGTGTCTGCGTACATGAGTGCTTGCTTGATTACCCATACGGAGATTTTTCTCACCCTCAGAATCCCAAATTCAGTGTAGGTGATAATGTAGTTATTAAAGAAGAGAAAGATTTGCGTGAAACATTTTCGCGCGAACAATGGTGGTTAAAAGACCTTCTGCCTATATCATTAAGAGTATTACAAATATATAGTTCCTATTGGTTTTGTGACCAGAATGTTTATGAAGCAGAAGTAGAGCCAGGAGTTTATGTAAAAATCCCAGAAAAGGCAATATTGCAGGAGGCAGACTGTGACCCATATCAATGGCCTAACCCTTACAATGTCAGGGTTGCTTTTCGTAAAGAAGTACCGGAGGAAAGTGAGTCTTCAAATAACGGGCTGGTAAAATGGAAAACAATGTATAAAGACATGGTGGAGTTTATCAGTACAGCTTCTCCCCAAACCAGATCGTTTATTGCAGGGCAACTATATGGATTGACAGAAAGACTAATGAATGAAACGCTAAAAGAAAAATAATATGATGAAAGAAGAAGAAAAACTACTGTTACTGGAAGATATTTCAGCCAGATTACCGTTCGGATTGGCGTTTATCACTAAACAAGGAATGATTGAAATGGACGTTATAAACTTAGCCGACATATATAAGGTATGGGCTTATAAGAAAAGAGACAAGCATGGTAACGAAATTGGCCTGAATGCCGAAACATTAAAAGGCGAAAGATGTCGCGGGAAAGGGTTCAGATTGGGAGATATAAAACCGATACTCTATCCGCTGTCTTCAATCACAGAAGAAATCTTTGTGAACGGCTCGGAAATTTGTCCGATGAAGTACCTGGCAGAAGCGTTCGATTTCGACGGGTATATGGGCCTTTATACCACCTGGAATTTCGACGAAGAAAGAGAATGCGTGGAGTTCTTCGCCTGGGGATGTAAGGTGTGCGAAATGAGCTTGCAGAGCTTCTTTATTACACCGGAAGAAGGGAAGCATAACAGCACGCAATTGGGCCTTCGCCATTTCCAGCAAGTCTTTCACGTGCTGCATCAGTGTCACATAGACTACCGCAACCTGATCGCACAAGGGCTGGCCGTTTCAGCTTTAGTTTTGGATAATAACCCTTATAAATAAAATAGCCATGTTTAGACCGGAAGATTATGTAACACACGATGTAGGATTGCTTTTGAAAGAAATAGAGTTTAATGAAAACTGCAAATATTCATATTTAGAGAACGGGCTTAGGTGTTGTCCATCTGAATATGAGCAAAATTTCAATCTTTCAGAAAAAAGATGTTCATGCCCAACCTTATACGAGGCTCAAAAGTATCTTCGGCAGAAACACAATATATCTGTCGAAATATACAGAAACGCTGGAGGTTATTTTTGGATTTTATCAAAAGCAGATAATGGGACATTCATTACAGATTATAGAATTAAAGGGCCTAACGATTGTGGCTGTTGGGATGAATATGAAGAAGCTTTGAATGACGGAATCAATAACGCATGTAAACGAATAAAAATGAAAAAATAAGACTTAATATGATTATGAAGAAAGTACCATTTATAGCAATTGTGACTGTTGTATTAATGTTATTGGCCGGCATTGTTACATTTTCCAACCAGCGTGAGGTAATGGCCACTGTGAATCGGATTGAGAAAATAGAAAATGTAACCTCAAGTGAAGGTAATACGACTACCGAGGTTTATTATCTCCTTTTCACATCCGGAGGGACCATGAGAATAAGCATAAACGGTTTCTTGTCCCATCCTGAACTACTCGGTAGGATTAAGGTCGACAGCACTTATACGTTCCGAACCATGGGATTGGAATTGCCTTTTGCGGGATTTTACCCGAATGTAGTATCTGTAAAATAAGAATGGCTATGACAGCAGAAGAGTTTTTGGAAATGCAAGCAACTTATGGATCTATACATGGGATTACACAGCCTAGCGAAAAAGTTGTTTTGTACAATGTGGCTTTAGCTGCATTGCAATTAAAAGAGTATGAAGTTATCACCGATAAGGAACGAAAAGGATGGGTATGCCCGGTATGTGGTAGGGTCTATGCTCCGAGTGTATCTGAATGTACTGAATGTAATAAAAATAGAGAATCAACATGATTAAGCTATACAGAGCAGACCAGATGCACCCTTCCTCATCTGTAGTGGCGCTATCAAGCCTGCAAAAGACTGTCAGGAAGAGCAGAGAGGTAACAGATAGACTGATTCAGCAGCTGATTGATACTGGCTACATTCCGGAAGAAAAGAAGCTCGAACTCCTGTCTGTCTTCGACAAAGAAATGACCGAGTACACAAAACTCAAAACAAAGAAGAAACTGGTTCCCGAAACCAAAACTAAATAAAACAAACGATTAAAATTATAGAATCATGAAAGATTATTTTTTGCCAACATTGTTTATTGTATTCCTTGTACTGAAACTAACTCACGTAATTGAATGGAGCTGGTGGTGGGTAACATGTCCTTTATGGGGTGTTTTTGCAACTGTCCTGATATGTATGATAGTGTTACGCGTTATTGTGAAACCATTAATCACTCTCAATATGAAAATCAGGCATAAGGAGAAATATGAATACCTGAAAAAGCTTGATAAGAATATCAAGGAAAGGAATAAAAATAAAGGTGGACTTTTCGAAAAGCTGAAAGCTCTACAAGAAGAAAGAGAGAGAATGGAAGCCGAAAAGGAAGAAAAATCAATTCATTAATGTGTCTCTAAGCATATTGATCCATGGATAAGAAAGAATATATACACCGATACGCCACGCAGCTGTTTAACGACCGTAATAAGGACTCAGGCAGCAATGAAAACGTACACTTCTACATCGGCGATATAACCGAAGCAATGTGGCAAGCGTGGGATGCGTCGTTTTTTTCACAATGGAAAAGCGTACAAGCTTCACTCCCTCCAAAAGGACAATGCGTGAACGTCATGCTGGAAGACGGAAGATACACCAATTCCTTCATTATGTCAGACGGCACATGGGCCTACAATGTAAGGCCAATCGCATGGAGCGAAATAAAACGGCCGATATTATACCATAAACCAATGATTGAACTTAAATACCCAGGTATGAAAACGAAAAACATTATCTACACCGGACCGATATTCGATTATTATAACGGGGAGTTACATTGTATATTTTGCAACTTCGACATTCAGCAGCTGAAAAGCAGGGTGAAAGGGAAAGACGATTCCTGCAACAGGCCGATGATAATTATCAACCTTGAGACCAAAACGGCATGGATAGAGTATGTCGACGAAGAATGTTCCCAGTATGATAGTTTTTATAACAAATTCACCTGCAACATTCAGGAAGTGGAAAGGATGATCGAAGAAAGTCAGGAAAGTAAAGAATAATATAAAACCAGGAACTATGTATATCGACGATAAGAAAGCAGTCGTATTCGTACCGAAAGACGAGTACGAAAAGATGAAAGAGCTGGCCAACGCCAACGCAGAAGAGATAGAGAAACGTGTCCTCGAAATGTGGGAGACTAAAGCAATTCCATGGCTTAAAGTCTCCATGGAGATACGAAGTAGCGGTGGACGTGATATTCTGGATTCAGAAGAGTTTGAGTTCAGGACAGATTCATACCTGCTAAACCCTTCAGGTAAGTTCACTATCAAAGAAGAAGCCAGACAAAGATTTGATAAGATGCTTACCGGTTGGGCACGTCACATGATGGAACTTCAGTTTGGTGAGCACATTTCAAAAATCAATTATATCAACGAACGATGCCACAAGGCAGATATATTGTGGAAGAGAATGCTAACCCCGGCCATTTGTGCAGGGATTGTCGCCTTCATTATGTTTGTCTGCTTAATATGGGTTTTACTTAACATACAATAATTATGACACCGGAAGAATACATAAAATCAAAAAGACGTGAAGATTATCCTGGAGGACAACTTTGTTACATTGTATCGGAAGAAACTGCCTTAAAAGCTGTAGAAATGGCAAGGGAGGAAAAGGAAAATTCAACAAAATTAAATTCGGGGATATTTGGACAGCAAGGTTGGATATGTCCAAAGTGCGGAAGGGTTTATTCTCCGTTCACATCAATGTGCAGTTATTGTTCAAATGGTAACAATTTTAATATAACTTGTCTTGGAAAATAAAATTAGAATCCACGAAAGCCGGAAGTCAAAACTTAAATGGAAGGATATTCCTAAATTTAAGGACAGTTACCGTTGGCCTGTAGTTCAGGTACAGGAGCATGAAGGTAGCCTTCACTTTAAGTTTTCCGGTGGTTCCAAATACTCTCCAAATACTTACTTTACCATTGAAGATTACCGGAAGTATACGGCTTTGGAGATATTCAATATCCTCGTCAATATAGGTTTCTATACACGGCACAGCCACGATGCAGTATTCAAGTTCTACCACGATAGAGGACTGGATTTAGGCTTTACAAGAAACTTTTTAAAACCATTAAAAGCATAGCACCATGTCAACAGAACGAAATATGAAAAATGAAAACTTTGTCACTTTTGAGGTAGCTAAGCTTCTTCAGGACAAAGGATATAGAGAAGACTGTTGTGCCAGTTACATAACGGATGAAACAGGCAGGTCGGAACTGACCGTAGTGTTTGGGGTGAGGAAGTTCCGTCATCTGTCAATATATACGAGATTTCAGTACGAATACCTGGCTCCCACGCTATACGCCGCGCAAAAATGGGTACGCACAAAAGGAAAGATCCACATCGTTGTCGAGCTCAACAAACACGGATGGTACTACCGCCTGTACGACACAGAGGATTTGTCTCTCATATCGCAGATGGACGGATATTCCGACACATTCGAGAAAGCTTTGAATGATGGGATAAAAGAGTCATTAACCTACTTATAAGAATCAGCTTATGTTTACACAACCTTGTTTTATAAGGAATGCGAGAAAAGAATTGGCATTCAATGTGGCAGCATTAGGCTACACTGCAATGTACATGGTTTTCCGGAACAATATAGAAGGGAATCACCTCGTTTTAGAAGGAGATACCTGGCATTTTACAGACTCGGACAATCATCCGCACTGTATTGACTGCGGTACCAACGAAGACCTGTTCCTGGCAATAGCAGCATTACGCGACGATACGGATAGGGACCAATGGTTTATTTTAGATGTAGATGTCTATTTAAACATGGACAAAGGATCATGGTTTAAAGCGACGGACAGAAGTGGCGGGCTGCACATAGGAACACAAATAGAACCCATGTATTGCCACAAAGCCACCGTTCAGGAACTAATTGAACATTTCAGCAAAAAGGAGGAAAAGCCATGATATTCATACCAGAAGATTTCAAATTCAACCACATTAAAAAGACCAACATCGTGGCAAAACGACTGCTGGAAGGAGCCATAAGAGAGATAAAGAAATGTCCCAAAGAATATAGGGAGATGTTACTCAGTCAGTGCGCACCATGGCGCCCGGATGACTATAATATAGAATACAAGGAAATGTCAAACGGATTCAAGATATTCAAAAGATACCTGAATATAAAAGGATTCCAGTATGTAAAATACTTCGAGCATATAGACCGTTTGGGTTGGACCGTATTCTTTTATCTCCGGTTTGAAATAGACAAATACCTGATAGAATCATGCCAAATGCTAACGTCGAAAAGATAAAGGCCAGTCTGCTGAAAGAAATCAAAGGAGTGTTCTGTGAAGGATATTGTCTTTACTACAAAGACGATTACTACTGCGGAGCCTGCCCGTTAAACGACACAAGCAACTGGCTCAACCGGAAGAAACCCATTGCAAGGGAAGAAAAACTACGCACCGTGAATTTCTGCGACGACTGCATCCATTTCCGCCCGCTGAAAGAAGAGAGAAACAAAAAGCCAAACAGTCAGCTTTGCGAGTTTGTCCGTCCTCTCAGGTTCAGGGTAGGGAATGGATACAATGGGGAAGATACAGGTTTCTTCCTTCCCGGGTGCAAGGACTACAAAAAGGAAGAAAGAGAATGCCTCACGTGCCTTCATTTTCTTCCATCGGAGGATTCAGATGCGGGTGAATGCAAGCTCTATTCTGACACGGCGTACAGCCATTATTTATGCAATGATTGGAAGTTTAAAAAGTAAAGTTTATGGAAGGAGAAACAGAATTAGTAACTATATCGCTTTCTAAATGTTTTTCAGGTGAAAATGAGGTGTCGATGGATTCTTTCGTTATAAAGAAAAATCGGAAAACTGCTCGTGCTAAAGTTAAAAGAGAAACATTTGTTTCTGACGAAGAATTAGAAAAAAGATTAGGTGATAGAATTAATATTCCTACTCATGAAGAACCGAGTATAAAGGACTTTATAGATCATAACTCTGGTCGATTAATAAAAGGTTTGGATAAATGGCTGTAGGAGAAGTAGAACTAATAGAAAAAAGAGTAAAATGGACGCAATACGATTTTTAAAGGAACGCATGAAAGTATGGTGCAGAAACCGGGTAAGATGGGAGAGAGAAAATCTTTACCTTCTCCCCAGTGGAGATTTCACGGATGACCAAGGCCGGCTGCACAGGCGCGAAAACCATACAGCCTATGTTACCCTGGAGGATGCGATTTCGGCCATCCGGATGGTGGAAGAAAAGTTCCTTTCCGATAAAGAAACAGAACTTCAACGGTTAGAATCGGAGAATTACTTATTGCATAAAGCCAGAGAAATATCTGGGGAGGTAACAGATATAGAAAAAAATAAATGTATAACCTATGAAAAGACATTAGAGGAGAAATTAAAAGAAGTAAGAATGGATTACATTTTTGGTAAAATTACTTTAGAGGAAGCAATTAAAATAATTAACGGAGAGAATAGCCTATGCCAACCACAATCAAGCGAATAGTGAGCGTACTTTACCGGGCACGCACTAATAAATACGAGGTGCAGGCTGTGGCCGAAAAGAATGGCCGGCCATGTATTATCACGCTGTATTATAGAAATGAAAAAGAAGCAAGAAAACTAAAGAAAGGAGACGTAATAGATGGAAACGATTAAAACGATAAACCTGAACAAACTGAGAGATGAAGCCTACCAGAACGCCGTAGAACACGGATGGCACGACGAGGATTTAAGCGACGAGCATTTCCTTTGCCTGGTCATTAGCGAGCTGATGGAAGCTGTGCAGGCCGAAAGAAAAGGTAAACGGTCCGATGTGGCAAAGTTTAATGAATGGCAAGGAAATAATATCCCATTTAGCGAAGAAACCCGAGTCAGAAGATTTCAGGAAGATTTTGAAGCGTATATAAAAGACAGTGTGGAAGACGAATTGGCCGATGTATGCATCCGTATATTTGACCTGGCAGGATTGCTGGGAGTTAGTTTCTTAGGGGTAAAATTCCCGCTTAAAATAAGAGAAGAAATATATAAATATAAGAGCCAGAAGACTTTTACAGAATGGTGCTACGATCTGACAAGATTTATCGCAAATTATAATCCATGGCACATCACCACTCTTGATTTCTTTGTAAACATATTACAAGAAGTATTTATTATGTCCAAAATCAAAGGATTTGATTTCCTCTGGCACATCGAACAAAAAATGAAGTATAACCGCACCCGTCCGCGCATGCACGGGAACAACAAATTTTAATTATGAATACCGCAGACTTAATAATCAGCATCGTTTTTGTTTGCATAAACTCCGCCGCACTATTCCTGATCTACCGGGCAATCTCGCGATGGATGACCCGAAACGAGAAGAAAATAGACAACCTGGAGCACGCCGTTCTCAAAATTGACGACTACATAAAATACAGCACGCACACCATTGACTCCGTTTACATCGACGTGCAGAACAGGCTAATCGAACAGTTTGTAAAAGAAGAAAAATACGAAATGGCTGAGTTGGTAAAGAGAAACCGTCAGCTGGTACAAGCTACCGTATTGAAGGAGATGAAGCATCGCATGGAGGAAGCGGAGAAAAAGCTTTATGAAGACTTCCTGAACAAAGAACATAACCAGAAGAAAGGAGACACGAAAGAAGGATGATTTTTAGTCCTTCATAAACGAGGGTTGCAAAATTAGATTTATCGACGGGTGGAATCGCACGAAGCGCTTCTATCCGTCGAATTTTTAAATACAAATACAACTATGGGAGGCTTGAACTATAAGGTCGTAAAGAAGACCTTTGGATTTGACAAGGATGGCACAGAAAAGTATGTGGCCGAAGCGGTTCGTGGTGGAACCGTAAGTTTTGAAAAAGTAATTGAACAGATTTCCCTCCGTTCCGGAATCAGTAAGGCAACCTGCCGCGCCGTGGTAGAGACCATGGTGGAATCGGCTTGTACCTGGATGCTCGAAGGTCATGGTGTAAGCTTGGGAAACATGGGATACCTGAAGCCAGCCATTACCTGCAAGAGCTCCGAGGTAAGCGGAGAAGAAAAGATTATTCGTAAAAGGGTGCTGTTCCAGCCGAGCAAGGATTTCAAGGCACAGATAGACAAGATGTCGCTCAACCGGATGTATGAAGAAGGAAACGGCACACCAGGAACAACCGAGCCGGGTGAGGAAGGAGAGGACCAGGGAGGAGGAGGTTTCAATTAATCACTTTCTGATTCATTTTTAAGGAGGCGTATAAGTGTATGTAATCGCACTTTTACGCCTTTTTTCTGTCAACAAAAGCCGTATTTCGTCACATAAATTCCAAACTGGCGTAGTATCGCCACTGCGGCCGCGCTTAATAGACACTTTTGTCGCGTAGTTACGCCATTTGAGTGGCGTGGGCACGAGACTTTCAGAAAATCATTCCGGCACAAAGAGAAAATCGCTTATAAAATCAATTCAGTATCAAATATTACAAGTTTTACACACCCTTTGCAAAACATTTTGCAATTTGATAATCAGTTAGTTAAGTATCATTTGTAAGCAATTTTGCAAAGATTGCGAAGCGTTGGCGAAATTTTTGCAATGAATAACTATTTGATAATCAATTAAAAGTATTGTACTTTTTGATATTTTGCCGATTTTCACGAAAAACAAGTTTACAAAATCTTTAAAATAAAAATTTTTCGTAGGGTAGAGAAGGGTGTACATCAGTCGAATCATTTCTTCCTGTGAGCGTCCGAATGGGGAAGGAATCCGAAGGGAAACCTGAAAGAACGAAAGGAGGGAAAGGTCGGCCTGCGGAACGCGGGACGACCTTTCCCTCCTTTCGTTCTACTTCCTTTATATCCAACTTCACCGTGTAACAGAGAGAGCTACGCAATGGACATAAAAGAAAAAGCCGTACAGCCTGAAATCTGTTCTTTACCGAAAAAATACGTTTTCTTCACTTCAAAATCAATGAACAATCGGCAATAACTCTTTATTTATTATTTATTATACACTATAAATGATTGATAATTAAATAAATAAGTATTGAGAAGTGTTTTGCAAGAAAATTGCACAGCTTTGCAAAATCGTGAAAAACACGCAAAATAAGGCCCCAGTCGCTTAACCTTTTTTTGTTGAATGAAATTCCGATTGGTGTTGAATCGTCCGTAACTTGCTGTTGATTAATTGATTTACAGACTTTATCTTACTACTATGCCAAAAAATTCAATGAATGAGCAGCGTCACTCATGCTTCCTTAAAGTGAGTGATTATTATAAGAAATACTTCGAAATAAAGTATGGAACTCCGGTCAGGTTTCCTCAGAACAGCCTTCTGGGTGTATATATGAAGACTCACTTGTTCAGAGATGCAGATTTTTCGGGTATAACAGATTTTTCCTATAATGAAGTAGCCTTTCATTTGAAACCTCAGAAATCATTATTTACCGCTCAGTTTAAAATGTTGACTGAAAAAGAGAAAGAAGATTACCTGGAGTTGGAAATGCCTGAAAGCGTCTGCAAATTTAGCGGTGAGGTGAAAGTGGATAAGTTTTTTCACCTGAATATCAACGGAAGTAAGAAGATAAGGAATGAATTGAAACGTGAGTTCTGGTATGATTTCGCCAGATTTCATGATGACTGTATTTTCCGGGCAAATAGAATGGGCGAACATGTTACTTCCGAAGATGTCATGTCTGATTTCATTGTTTTGTACGATATAGACATGAAAAGATTTGAGAGCATGATGCGATATTGGTGGAGAAGCAAATCCAGAATGAAGTCTGACATCAAAGTGAGAAAAGAAGAGCTTGAGTCGAGAACCGGAAGAATCTGTATATACACGCCATAAATTTATACATGAATAACAATAAATAAAAGTTAAAGAAACGAAGAAAGTTGGTGCGATTTGTCAGTAACTTTGTCAGTCGCCATTTTCAACCACAAAACAACACATAAATAATGAATTGCAGCGAGAATTATTACGAGTTGATAGGCAGCATTGAAGCTTATCCGGACGACGCGGTTACGTTTTCCCGCCCGTTTAATATTGAGAAGAAAAGTGACAAACCTGATTTTTCTGTGTCGGGCGACCGTAAGATTTCCATTCAGATGAAACCGAAATCGGGGAGCCTGAAGGAGAGCGCGGAAACCAGCGTGGCCGGCGATTCTTACGAAGTGACGGTGAGTTGGGAGGTAGAGATGGTGACGCAGGAAACCTATTTACAGCTTGAAACGCTGAAAAACAGCACTAACCATTTGATTGTAAGAACATTTGGCGACGGTGAAATGTTTGTGCGTGCCGTGAGCGACGGTTATGAATTTCAGTATGAGGAAGGCGACGGCGTGATTTCGTGCACACTCACCATCCGCAACGTGACTGGCGCACAGCGTGTGGTCTGACATCTACACCTTATTATATATATTGCTTTTTTCTTTCCGTTGGAATGCCGTTCCTGCATACGTGTGTGGGGCGGCATTTTTTCTTTGGGCCTTTCTTTTTGTGCGCGTTTTTCTTTCGTCATGCAGGTAAATCTTCATTATCTTCTTTGTGACATTCTTCAATTTCTTTGCGTCCGCCGCAAATTTCTTTTTTTCGCACAAACTCCGTGTGTTTTACAACATGCTCATTCTTAGCAGGTTTTTATTTGCAGGAAAAATCCGTTCAGTCATCCGCATATTTCTGTAATTCACGCATTTAGTCATTTTTTGTGTCCTTCATTACCGCATTTCGCGTGCGTAATTTCGTGATGTAATCAATTAATTATCAAACGAAAATGGCAACAAGAGCATTTCACGAAATCATGTCTACGCGATTCTGGGACTTTTACCCGGAGTCTCTGCATGCTTACCGGAGAACGATTCTTGACAACATTGCCTCACACCGTCCTTACGAGAAGCCGGACGAGCGGACCGACCGACCTTACTTCCTTTCTTCGCGCGACGGGTTTACGGAGAAAACCTACGTGGGTAATTACGACCGCATAACCTACTGGTACGATTTGGAAGAAGACGACCGCATCATTTCGGTTATCGACGTACAGGGCCCCATTCTTCGTAATGGCGACCTGTGTTCCTACGGAAGCAAGGAACACAAGGACATCATCATGCGTGCTTCTGACGATGCGCATACCATCGGATTTATTATCGAGATGGACAGCCCGGGCGGTAGCAGCATGGCGAAATACGATTATGAGATGGCCCTCAACTACGCCCGATCAAAAGGAAAGAAGATTGTGGGTCACATCGACGGGATGGCCTGCAGTGCCGGTTATGCGCTGATGGCCCTGTGCGACGAAGTGTATTTCACCAATCCGCACGACACGGTGGGATGTATCGGTACCATGTGCGCGATGCTCACTAACAAGGATGGCGATGTGAACACCGTGACGCAGGAACGGTACGCCGAGATTTACGCCGACGGATCTCCTTATAAGAACAAGGAGTACCGCGACGCGGCCGAGGGAAACTACGAAGGCATCAAGGAAGAGCTGAACAGGCTTTGCGCCGATTTTCAGCAGATGGTACGCGAGCGCCGTCCAAGAGTGACGGACGACCAGATGACCGGAAAAACTTTCGATGCGGGCGATGTGGTGGGTACCATGGTCGACGGTCAGGGTGACTTCAAGTTCTGCGTGAACCGCGTGCAGCAGCTGGCCGGAGTGAGTCGGAGTCAGAAAGGAAATTCGCCCGGAGCCTCACGCGAAGACAGCAAATCGGCAGGAATCAAGGAAGAAAAGCAGCCGGGAACACAGGAACAGGCTTCTGTGGAGCAGCCGGCATCAGATAAAACAGAATCACAAACTCAAAAACAAGCAACTATGGCAAAAAGCTATCCCTTTATTCAGTCGGCTGCAAAGGTAAACTCCCTGGTAGTCGAAGAAAACGGCGGTTTCTACATGGTGGAAACCATGGCGGACAATGTAGAAGAGTTCGTCATGAAAGCTAAACAGACGGAATCTACGCTGGCTGCAAAACTCACGGAAGTAGAACAGCTTAACGCAACCATCGAACAGATGAAGAAAGACCATGCGGAAGCACTGGCCAACCTGAAAGCGGAACACGAAAAAGAGGTTTCTTCATTGAAGGACGCTCATAAGAAGGAATCGGAAGACCTGACAGCGAAGCTGAATGAAGCTCAGAAGAGCATCGAACAGAAGGATGCGGAAATCAAGGAGCTGAGCGAAACGGCACAGCTGGAACCTACTCCGCAGGACCCGCCGAAAGACAACAACGGAGGTCAGGAAAGCGGCCAGTTCCATGTGCAGAGCGTATGCGGTGAAAACATGAGCTGGGCCGAAAAAGCTGAAGCCCGCCGCAAGCGTGATGCTGAAATCAGCAAAGCACGATAAGAGATAAGAACACGACACAAAAACTAAACCAGACACAAACAATATGGCTACAAAGTTATACGCACTCAGTGAAGAGAATGTATCGCATGTAAAAGACATTCTTGCTCCGGACATCATCGAAAGCCCGGTTCTCGATAACATGGCAGTGTTCAACAAACTTCGTATCAAGGTTATCGAAGATATTGAATACGCACAGACTCAAATCATTTTCCGTCGTAAGGGTGGTGAAGCCCGCCGTTACAAGGAAGGTTCTACGCTGAAGTCAACCCTTGGTTTCATGGACGAAAGCAAACTGGTGATGAACCAGATTTGGTCACGTTACTACGAAAACCTTCAGAACTTCCGCGAAAAACAGCCGTTCAGCATCCTGGGTTCAAACGGAACCTACAATGCACCGGTCACAGAATTTATCCTTCGTCAGATTGGTAAGCAGTTTGCCGGTGATAACCTGAGCAACCTGTTCTTCGGTAACATTGAATTGGGAGAAGACGACCCGCTCAGTCTGTACAACGGTTACTGGACTATCATTAACAACCTTATTAATCAGGGTAAGATTTCTTCCAAGGAAGGAAACCTTGTGGCTTGCGACCCGATTAACGAAGGTCCTGAAACTCAGGATGGAGAACACTTCGACGCATTTGTAGAATGGGTGGAAGGATGGCATCCGTTGTTGCGTAACGCTCAGGAAGTAATCGTTTACATGTCGCCGAAGCAGAAGCGACTCATTACTCACAGCTACATGCGTAAGTTTACCGGATTGCAGACTACAAGTGCAGGCGGTGAAGGATTCTCATTCGTGGGAATGGAAAACATCAAGATTGTAACCGACGGTATTATTGGTAAGGGTAATCGTATGATTGCTACTCTCCCTGAAAACCTGCAGTTCGGTCTTGACCGTGCAAGCGACTGGAACTCGGTGATGATGAGTCACGATCCGAACGACTTGAACGTGCTGATTTTCCAGGTACAGTCTACCGTAGGCGCACGTATTCTGGACATCGCACCATCCAAGTTCTGTGTGAGCGACGGTACTATCGAACAGATTGAACAGCTGAACGGTGACTACCAGAAGAATACCCTGACCGTTACTTCAAACAACGAAGAATGGGGTAAGGTAACGTTGTCTCCGCAAAAGGATGTATATACGAAGGACGAAACCGTGAAACTGACTCCTGCTGCTGAATCTGGATACAGGTTCAAGGCATGGAGCGACGGTGCAACAATCTCTCCGCGTGACATCGTTTACAACGGATACCCGACCTACCTTCAGGCCATCTTCGAACAGGACGGCGAATAATAACCCGCTCGCTGAGATTAAACAGGCTGCCAAGTTTGGCAGCCTTCACAACACAAACACAAACTTTTAAAACCAGACTATTATGGCAGATATGGCATGTGAATTAATGGATGTTGGTCAGGCTGCTGCCGGTTGTGAAGAACAGTTTGCCGGTATCGGTAATCAGATTTATGTCGCTTATCCGGAAGACCTTACGGCAAAGCCTCAATATGAAGCATCTAAAGCTGCATTTACTGAAGCTTCTTTTGCTTTTTCTCCTGGTAAAGGAGCGTGGAAGTTCCGTATCAAGAAACAGAGCGGTCAGATTTCTTCAACAGGTAACGAAGGGGCAAAAGGATACAACGTACAGCTGATGTTTACCATCGACAAGGACGTGAAAAACGCAGCTCATGTGCTCCGCATCCTGAAAAACCGTGGTGACGCTATTTTCTTTGCAGAAAACCCGTCAGGAGGTTATTACGTAGTGTACGACCCTACTTTCGGTACGGAAGTTAACAACAACTACGACAGTGGAACTACTCCGGATTCTGATAGCGGTCATGCAGTAACTGTTACCAGCAACCCGAACCGCTACTCCCTGACTACCTGGGACGGAACTCTGACTATCAAATCGGAGTTGGGATAACTATTACACAAACTATAAAACATGAGAGACTATGGCAGAAATGGCATGTGAATTAATGGATATTGGTCAGGCTGCTGCCGGTTGTGAAGAACAGTTTGCCGGTATCGGTAATCAGATTTATGTCGCTTATCCGGAAGACCTTACGGCAAAGCCTCAATATGAAGCATCTAAAGCTGCATTTACTGAAGCTTCTTTTGCTTTTTCTCCTGGTAAAGGAGCGTGGAAGTTCCGTATCAAGAAACAGAGCGGTCAGATTTCTTCAACAGGTAACGAAGGGGCAAAGGGATATAACGTACAGCTGATGTTTACCATCGACAAGGACGTTAAAAACGCAGCCCATGTGCTCCGCATCCTGAAGAACCGTGGTGACGCTATTTTCTTTGCGGAAAACCCTGCAGGAGGTTACTATGTGGTGTACGATCCTACTTTCGGAACGGAAGTGAACAACAACTACGACAGTGGTACCACTCCTGATTCAGACAGCGGTCATGCAGTAACAGTGACCAGCAACCCGAACCGCTACTCTCTGACTACCTGGGCAGGAGTTCTTACTCTGAGATCAGAAGCAGAGGAAGAAGAAGAAGGAGGAGGTTAATAACCCGTTCGCTTCAAGGATATTAAACTGACGAAAATGTGGATAGAAGTCCGGCACTTGCTAATCGGTGCCGGACTTTTTTGTGTCCTTCAACAGCAAATAGGTTTTCCCTACTTTTGGGGTAAAGTAATTGAAAAACAAAGGTTATGATTACAGAAAAAGAATACTTAAAAGACTACAGAACCATGAACGAGGAAGAAAAGAAAGATTATCTGGACCGGGTGAAACGATGGACAGATGAAACTTTTCCGGAACTGCTGGCGCTGGCCGAATGCTGGATGAAAGTGCCCGTGAAGGATTTCGACGAAGGATGCCGTCTGGTGTCGGCCATTGTGCGGGCAAAAGACTTTCTTCGCGACGTACAGCGCTATGAAGCCCGCCGTGCACTCAACAAGATGAACCTGTTCCTGCAGGAAGTACGGAAGAAATCCGGACTGGCCAAGAAAGCCACTCGCGGTCCGGTTGGCGCCGTTCGTTACAAAGCGATTGTTCCTGATGACGGTGCGCCCGATGAAGAAGGAAACATGACCGCCCGTCAGTACGAGGAGCAGGAAGTGGATGGCCGTCGACCGAAAGAATTCGCACTATACAAGGAGAAACTGCCGAAATCACTCCGTGAAAAAGGAGAGAAGGAACTTTCCGGAATGTACCTGGAACTGGCCGAGTACCGAGGCACGCTGGAAGTAATGGCCGAGAATCCCAACGTAAGCGACGAAGCACGTGCCGACATGGCCCAGAAAGCCATTGCATCCGAGCAGAAAATCCGCGCGTTCTGGACCAATGTGGATGCCGCCCTGAACGGTACCTACACCGAGCCGGAAACTTCCACAGCCGACAGCATGAAACGTCCTGGCGACTTTACCCGCGCCGAGATAGAAGCCATGAAAGATGTACGCCAGCAGGAAGTATGCCGCAAGGCCCGTGTGGACGGAAACAAGAAATACATCAACCGCAGCGACGTGAAGATTACCGAGGAGTACAAGGAACAGCTTCGCCTTCGTATCGAGGAACTGATGGAATGGGGCGAAAACCTGCCTAAGAAAACGGCAGAAGTAGCCACTGCAGCCGGCATCTCCATTCCCGGTGTAAACGCTCCGGTTGCATCCGTACAGACAGGAGCAAAGCCAGCTTCCAACGATAAAGCGGAACCGAAAGAAACGGAAGTAAAGCCAGAAAAGAAAGCTGAAAAAGCCGAAAATAGTACCGTAAATGAGGAAAAACGTGCCGAATCCACGGAAAACCGCCAAAAAGCATCAGAAGAACCAAAAAAAGCTACAGAAACTCCGCGCAAGAAAGTAGACCCTACTGAGAGTGTGACCGAAGGTCAGATGAAAGGAGGTGCGTTATGAGAATAATTGAGCCATGCTGCTATCACAAGCAGCTGGAAGGAATGATTGACGAGTGCAGCGAGAAGCATACGGCGGCCAACTTCTTCAGCTACTCCGACTGGGACATGTGCGATCTGCTGGGTACCCTGTCCGGCTACTGTTCCGGCGGTGAAATGGGCATTGTCATGGTGCGCCTCGATGTGAAGCTCATACAGACCATCCGGCGCATTCTTTCGCGTGTGAAGCCCGATCCCACCAATCCGTCGGACCATATTGCTGACGTCAGCAAAATGATACTCATTTCGCAGCCGGCATCCACCGGAGCCACCTTCAACCAGCGTCAGGAGATTCGCACGCAGTTGGGCGAGTTTATCCAGTCGGGCCGTCTGGTGGTTTGCGAGGACAACGTGGGTTTCCGCTGCATCACAGTGAAGAGCAAATCGCACAGCCTGGTTATCCAGGGAAGCCTGAACACGCAGCGCAGCAACGCCATGCAGATGTTCACACTTACCACTTCTCCGGAAGAGTATGAGAATGTGGCGGAGATGTTTCGGATGAAGGAGCATACGAAAAAGGTTTTATGATTCTTCAGGCAGAAGTACATAAGAACATATTCATTGAATGATGTAAAAATAAGCATGTTTCGATGTGCTTATTTTTACATTAAAAGTTAAATACTTGTTTTTCAGATTAATACAATATTAAATTAAGAAGATTATGAAGAAATTTATTAGAACAGAAGAAGTTCAGGCTACGGAAGCAATTCTGAAAGGTGGTAATATTTACCTTCCTACGGATGCAATACCCAAAACGATGGAACCGAGAGTGGAAGGATACAAGGTGGTAGATTCCAATGGATGCGTCAGTTTTATTCCAAAAGCGGAATTTGAGAAAAGATACAAATGTGTTGAAACTTTCATTGACAGAATGATGATTGAAGACGAAGAGCTATCAGAAAAGTATGAAAAGTGTAGCTCATTCGTAGATTCAGAAAAATTCCGTGATGTAATCAAAGAAGATTATCCAGCTTTTCTTATGCACCTTCAAAGAGAAGCTATGGGAAGCTATCTTGGGACTTTACATAACCGTATTGAATATGCAAACGGTAGCAAAACGAAGTGTAATACCTTATACAGTTTTGGTGAAGCAATAGAAGCTTTAAAGTTTGGCCTTTGTATCCGCAGAAAAGGATGGAATGGTAAAGGAATGTTTGTCGTCAAGCAGGTTCCTTCACACATTGGGAACGATGTAATACCGAAAATGCAATCACTCCCACAATCTGCCAAAGACATCATTCTGAAAGGAAAAGGATTTATTGATTACACGTGCCAGTGTCTTATTTACAATGAGAATACCGGTCGTGCTGACTCATGGAATCCTTCCATAGCGGATGTATTCGCAGAAGACTGGGAGATTTTACAATGATACAAATCTAAAGAATCAGGGGAAATCAGTTAAACATTTCCCCTGATTTATAAGCACAAACACGGAAACACAAACTATGGCAAGCGAAATAGCACAACGATTCTACGACCTGCTGCGGAAGCACTTTGAAACGGGTGTGCCGTGGCAGAACATGGCCTTTACCGATGAGCAGAAAAAACGGGTGGAAGTCTGCCTGGATGCGTACAAGCGCTTTGAGGAGGACCCGTTCATGAACCTGCGGCAGTACATCATCAACCGGTGGAAACGCACGTACAGCCAGTTGGGAGGCGACCTGAAGGTGATAGACTTTATTTCGTCATTCTACGCCAAGGGACAACGAAACATTTCCTCAATGAAGGTGCGCCACGCCGCCGACCTGATGATGCGCAACGGAGCCGATACGGGCGACATGAAAGCGGTGTACAACGGTGCAAGTCTGCTGGCAAAAGTTGAACGTCTGGATCAGCCGGAAACGCCGGAGGAACTGGGCGACGAACTGATACACATGCCACTGGTAGTTACCTCGGATGTGCAGAAGAAATTCCCTAAAAAGACTTCGCACGACAATGAAGAGATGCGACGTATTAGAAATAAATACGGAGCAAAACAAGACCCGTGGCAGAGTATGATAGAAATGAAAGAAGGAGAAGACGGAGTATATGTAAGTGTAGATAATCCTTTGAATGAGGAAGAAGAATCAATCCGGGACGATTTTACACAGCCGGGAGAGGAGAAATAAAACATGGCACGACGAAACGATTATGAATCAGCCCGAGAGGAATCACTCCGACGGGCACAACAGCACGCCTCGGAATTGTCGGGCGTGCAGGAAACTGAGGAGCAGGAAGCTGCGGTCAACTATATCTATATGAATCCGGCCCAGCGTGCGGTGTACAACTACCGATGCAGGAGCACCACCGTGGAAGCCGGCCGTGGTACCGGTAAGACCGACGGACTGATTGCACCTCACATGTTGGGATGCGTCCAATCAATGCCGCGCGGAACAGGTCTTTTCTTAGGTAACAGTATCAAGCAGCTTTTTACAAAAACCGTTCCAAAGACAATGGCTGCCATCGAACGAATGGGACTGAAGGAGGGAGTCCATTTTTTCCGTGGTCATGCGCCAAAAAAATGCAACTTCAAGGAGCCTATCGTAAGGCCGAAGGTATGGGAAAACTGCATCCACTTCTGGAACGGATTTGTGTACTACATGATTTCCACCGGAGTGAAGGCAGCCAGTAACGGTATGGATGCCTGCACAGTTGACTCCGATGAAGCGAGATTCCAACCGGAAGCATTGGTAAAGGGTGAGATACTTCCCTGTTTGCGTGGTATCAACACCAGCCATCCCGGATTCGACGAAAACATGAATCCGTTCTACAAGAGCATTATGTTTGTAAGCGATGCCCCGCTCACCAAGCGGCAGGCATGGCTTCGCAAGCGCCGCGACGAGCAGACACCGGAAATAAACCGGAAGATTGCCGAAATGATACGTGAGGCACAGATATGTCCGGAAATCGTGCAGGCTCCCAAATATCAGCGTGAGCTGAACAAGCTTCGCTGCCAGGCCAGCATCTATTTTTCCTTTTCTACTGTGGAGAACATCGACATTCTTGGAGAACAGTTCCTTCGCACCATGAAGAAAGAGCTGACTCCGACCATGTACGACATCTCCATCTTGAATCTGGAAAAAGAAGAAATAAACGACGGATATTATGCCAACTTCGACCCCGACGTACACTGCTACCTCAGTAACGACGAAGAGCAGCTGGAAGCCGCACAGAAATACAATAAACGCACCATTACACAGATCTACGAAGGCGGTCGTACCCTTCGTGTGGAGTCGGAAAGCATCGACCTGAACGAGCTTTCCAAGGCGCAGGACTGCTGTCTGGACACCGACATAAAGCCCGGCGAACCGCTGCGCATCGCTTTCGATTATAATGCCCACATCAACTGTCTGGTGATTGGGCAGACCGACAGCCGGAGCAACACCGGCGTGCTGCGCATACTCAACAGCATGACCAACGTAAAGAACACCCGTATCGAGGGACTTTGCAAGATGTTCTGCAAGTATTACGAGCCGCACCGCCTGACCTGCCGCGACGTGATTTTCTACTACGACGACACCGCCAAGCAGGGAGCCGCCTACGCCAGCGAGCGCCACGAAGAAACCCGTTTCTACAACATTGTGAAGAAAGTGCTTCGCAGTCACGGATGGAACGTCATCGAAGTACCCATGGGACGGCCCATGAGCCACAACAAGAAGTATGAGTTCCTTAATGGCTGTTTTGCCGGCACGCAGCGCCCGTTCCTTCGCATCAATAAGGAGAACAACGAGTATCTGATTGCCTCCATGGAGAACGCGCGTGTGAAGGAAGGACGCAACGGCTTCGAGAAAGACAAGAGTCAGGAAAAGAACCGCGTATCGAAGGAAGTGGACGACATCGAGGCAGAATTGAGTACACGTACCGACCTGAGCGACGCATTCGACACGCTGGTAATCGGTGTGCGCTATTACGGATCGGGCCGCATGATAGGCGTGGGGATGCCGATGACTTCTTAATGAATAATGAATAATTAATAATGAATAATGAAAAATGAAGAATGAGCAGGAAGAAGCTGAAATATCAGGACCCGGCGATGCAGCCGCCCAAAGCGCTGATGCAGTTGGTGGATGCCTTTACTGACACCTACAAGCCGGTGGAGCGGGAGGAGTATGCCAACGAAGTTTTTACCGTTCGCCGCATCCGTGAATACTTCCAGGCATGGCCCATCCCGAAGATGCCCGACCCGCTGCCTCCGTACCTGGTGGAACTGGAACGCCGGGGATTCGCCATGCAGACGGCCTACGACGGACATCCCGCCCTGTTCTGCGTGCGCTGGCAGGTGGACGAGGAAATCTGCACTGCTGAAGAAACGCACGACAAGGAAGCCGAGGTGCGCACCGGACTGGTGAGCATGAAATCCCTCATTGCCCGACGCATGATGGAGCGCCCGGCAGACGAGGATGAAGAGGAAGAAGATGAATGGGGCGAAGAAGAATAGCCCTGATAGAAACGATGACCCCCGCCCGCTTCAGGGAAAGACGGACAGGGGTGAAGTGAGAGTTTTAAAACACAATGCAAATATAAGGAAAATAATTTATAATTGTCAATGATTTTATATTTTCCACCGAATTTTAGCTAATTTTGCGTGTGATGCAACAATTTTAATATTTTACAGCCATGAAAATGCGCAGACTTATCAAGGCACTTTTCAGCAGGAAAAAGAAAAATGCCGCAGCCATATACCTGTCACGGTTTGACACCATAGATAAAATGATACGTGAGAAACTGATTGGAATTGACGTGAAAGAGTGTTACGTGGCCCTCGACCTCTCCGTGCATCTGCTCTACAAGGATGAAGACCGGAAGTATGCCGCATTCTTCGACACCCTCCGCGCTTTCATCAACTATCATCGCGGATATATAGACCTTCCCATGCTTCAGCCGGAAGAACGCATCAACTTCTGCGTGAACTTCCGCCGTGAGATACGCTTCGACCTGGAGAATGAAGAGTTTTACGACGAACCCCGGGTGGAATACATACCGTGGCTGGTAGGATTCTGCCAGTCTGGCACCGTGGTTTACGATGTTTTCGGACAAGGTAAGAAGTGAGTTTTCAGGAATGTATGCTTTTAAGCATTGACAGATGTGCCCGGCTGCGAAGTCGGGCATATTTGTTTAAATTTGATAAATTTGCAAATGCAGCCGCTCTGCCTTTATACGCACGAAGGAAGAACACGAATAAACCAACTATTTAAAACAAAAAAGGAGGATAAAAATGAAACCTCAAACTAAAACGTACAAGCATGTGATAGACTTGTATTTTGAAAGCGTGCCACACAGCATCCGCACATTCAGCGTTCATGGCAATACATTAATTTACATTGAATACGAAGATTATCTGAGCGAACACCATGTAACGGAAGCCATTCGACGATTATTGGGCACCAGCGTTCTTCTCAGTATCAAGCGAAACTGTTCCGAGCGGCTATTCCAGGAAATACAGCAGCGTTACGGCCCATCCATGAGCCAGCTTGAGCTCTGCACTGTGATGTCTGAATACGAAGCCTGACGTTTCCCGTCCCCTCCGCATGGTTTTGCGAAGGAGATTTTTTGTATTTATTTGTCAAAAATGGAAAATAAAGTTATTTTCGCTGTGAACTTTAAACTTAACAGTTATGGATACAAGAAAAATACCAGTGGAGCCTTTATCTCCACAACTCACGTATGAGCCTTCACCATCAGTACCTCAGACCGTACACTATCAGAGCCGTATAACCGGGATAAAACACTGTCTGGACGAAAAACAATATGAAGAGTTTGAAAACACGGTGTTCAGAAGAGAATCTGTCAGACTGATTCCCGAACCCGAAAACCAGTTTGACGGAAACGCCATTGCAGCCTATACAGCCGACGGAGTAAAATGCGGATACATCGCACGTGAAGAAACAGCGATGATAAAAAGCCTTATGGAAGAGCCTGATTTTAAAGCCAGTTTGTTTTACATGGATTTCATGGCCGGCAGCGCAAAGATAGAAATAACCGTCAGCACATCGGTTTCTCTTTATCTCATGAAGCTGTTCTGCCAATACACACCGTTTGAATTATGCAAGGCAAATTATCTTTATCTCCGATGGGGTGGGATACCCGACAGCACCGAAGAAGGAATATTCTCTCCCGATGAACTGATCATGGATTTTGACAGATTATCGCAGCTTGAACTCATGTATCAGGACCGTTTGGCGCAGGAGTGGGAAGAAAGGATGAAGAAGGCTACCGTAGAAAACCCCACAAACAAAAAATCCAGAATGAGCGTACCTCTCGACTTGTCGGTTTACGGAACAAGCTGGAAAGAAATAGATGTAAGTAACCAACCGCTTCTCGACCTTATAGAAATAGAGAATAAAATGCTGGCTATATATATAAGGATGCGCCGTCAGGGATTCCGTGGAACTCCTGAAGAATTTATGGATGAAATGCAAGTAGAAAGCCCGAATGAAACCATCATGAAGCGGATGCACTATATTTATGACAACAATAGATTATGAAAAAGAGGAGACAGCCGGACAGGAACCTGAACCGGGTGGAGGAACCGAGCAAGGAGGAACAGACCCTGACGAGGGAGGTGGCGGATTTACATAAAATCTTTCAGTCTTCTTTTTTTGTGAAAATGCTTGTGTAAATAAAGAATATTATGTACTTTTGCATTGGAAAAAGAAAGATAGCGCAATGGAAACAGAAAAAATCAAAGTACCCGTAAAGCAATCTTTACCTATGATAGCAGAAATGGTGAAGCTAAAGTATGTAACCGACGCATTAGGGAAATCAAGCGGATGGATATATAACAAGTTAAATCATGAAAATACCACATCAAAGTCAAGCGGCTTTAATCAAACTGACGTAAACAAACTAAATGAATTATTTTGTGAAATAGGAGAAAAGCTTATCAACACAAGGATTTATATCCCATCCGGGCAAGATAAAGATGCACTTACAGTAAGGCAGGAAATAATTGAGCAGATTCAGTCTGTATCAGATATGGTTTCAATGCCCTATATATATATTGGTAAGATGAAGAAAAGCACCTCATGGTACCTTAACAGGATGCGAAAAAATTCTACAAAAGCATCATTTAAACAGGAAGACATCAATATGATAAATCTTTCACTCATTGAAATAGGTAACAAACTTCTATCTATTGAATTGACTCTGTGAAAAATTAAATTTCACACAAAACAGATTATCATAAAAAAGAAATTGTATATTTGTAATGCCCATAAAGAACTATAAGTCACATCTTCATGCCGTGTAATCCGTAAAATCGGATTCAGAGTGGTTCTCTGTGGGCGCACGGCATGAAGATGTGATTTTTTTTAAGATATGAATGAGAAGCAAAACATTATAGCAGAAAAAATACTTTTAGTATTAAAAGATTCAAATGGACATATAAGGGAAAGTGACCTTCTTGATAAACTTGAGAGTGTAGATAATTCTTTCAATCAATTAGAAAGTACTTTTGTGATAAGCCGAATGATAGAAGACTATAAGCTTATTTATCGCTCAAAATCATGGATATGCTTGTCTTCCAATGGTGAGGTAGCTATAAATTTAGGAATAAGTAAATATATCAGAAAGATACACTCTAACCAACGGTTAGACATTAAGATGAAAAGACTTGAAGTCATATCAAAAATCCTTTCAATAATAAAAGACAGTCATACCATACTGACTATTGCAGTAACAGCAGTATGTACTTCCTTAATATATACCCTATCACCAAACCTAAAGGAGCTCCTAAAATTATTCCTACAATGGTGCAAATCAATTTTCTTTTCTTCATAGATTTTTTATTTTTAGCAAAGATACTAAAAGGAAACGTATGTAGAAAGGACAATACATAAAGTATATAAAGGCAATCGGACGTAATCCGGTTGCCTTTTTTTGTATTCCCTTCAAAACTGAATAACAATCTGATAATTTGGAATTGAAACAAAAGATTTTTGCCCGATTCGCGATGAAAACCCCGCGCCTCGCTACCTAGGACGCGTCCCCCTGGGGCCCCGTCCGGCGGTGATATATGCCCGGGCGGTGGCCGCGTCCGGCGGAGCGGCGCGGGCGGTGGCTGCGTGTTGCCTTGTTGGCCGTCCGTCTGTCTTACATCCCGTCTGTGTGTTGATTCTTATCTGTGTTCCTGATGTGCTGATGAATACAGGCAGCCAGTAGTGAAGAGTATATATATAAGGTGTAACATAGTGTAGAATATTTTTTTGAAAATAGCCCGCATTTTATTTGCATACATCAAATAAGCGTAGTATATTTGCACACAAATAAAACGAATTAAGAACCATTAAAAAATAGAAGATCATGAAAGAAGAAAAAAAGTATCAGATTACAGGAACTACTAACGGATGGATAGCGCAACGCGATTTAAATTTCAATGGGAAAACAAGAATTATCATTGAGAAAGACTTGACATTGAAGGAAGCATGTAAAAAACTTCTGGATATGTTTAACAGCGATTACGAAGATAAAGGCTGGTACGCTAAGAATTGGGGTATAGCTGTTAACATATCAAAACAAGAAGCGTCTCCAACATTCAGCGACGGCACACGAATGTACCAATGTGATTCCAGATGTTATAAGATTGAAGAGCAGGAAGAACCGGAAGAGGTTGAATATACAGTAACCGATAATGAGACCGGCAACTGCGAGACATACAAATGTTCTGATCTGAACGAAGCAAAGCAGGCAGTACGCGATGAATGGGATGATAGCGAATGCGATTGGAAGGATAATACAGCGTGGGACATTCGGGCTAATGGTGATACAATCTTTAACGGGTGTATTAATAACTTGGAAGACTTGGAAAACTTGTAACATAATGACCAACCAGGAGATAGGAGCAATAATAAAGGACATACGCAACCGCCGCGGCTTATCAATCCGCGCGCTGGGTGAGTTGTCCGGCGTTCAGTTTGCCAATATCGGCAAGCTGGAACGAGGAGAGTATAACCCATCAGTGAACATACTTAATAAGATTTTATTAGCTTTAAATTGTGAGCTGATTGTGAAAGAAAAAGATAATAATACTAAAGTATCTAATTATGAAGAATCTTAGGTCATATAAAGAAAACGGATACAACTATAAATATATAGTAATAAGTAAAGATGTTTCCGGGCGTATTGATTATTCAGTACATTACACCAGGCAGCAAGCCGAGAAGCACAACGAAATGAAATTAGATTTAAAAGGCGAGGTAATGACATTCAGTCAAGCGGCTAAAGCTTACCCGGAATATTTCAAGTATTAATCTTTAATTTTATATCCTGTTATCCATCCGATAACAGGATATTTTTTTCTATTACTATACCCCGCAAAAAAAAATATCATTTTTTTTAAATTTTTCTTTGACTTTCCTTTGGTGGATAAAATAAAAGCAGTATATTTGCAGTGTCCAAATCATATAACCCGATACGTTATATACAAACGTGTCATAAAATAGAAACGAGTTAATAAAGATATTAACGCTCCGTTTAAGTTTCATTCATAACTTTGGTTATGTGGTTTGGACGCCTAGAAACTTATCGGAGCGTTTTTTATTGTTTAATTTCATAAAATGTCCAAACCTTATGAAAGCAAATGTTTTTACAACTGAAAGCGGTTTAACCGTAACTTTAAACAACTGGTATCAAATCGAATGCGCTAACGGTATTGTAGACGCTGAACTGATAGAGATCAGCAAAGACGGTTTAAGATTCCGCGATAATGCGCTACAAACTTACTGCATACCTTTTAACCTTGATTTCCTTATTACATCAGAAGTACACAGCGCCAACCCGGTGTTTATCCAATCACTTGAAGAGCTTGCAACATACATAAGCGATAACACAGAATCAGGCGATGAAATAATAGTTAATGACTCTTTGCATTTTGGTTGCGGACTGTACGCATATAGTAGCGATGATTTTGTTTTTACAGGCGTAGAAACAGAAGAAGGCAAAAACCCGGTTTTCCTTCATATCAAGAACACTTATAATAACATTCTGGCAGCTCTTAAAAACCTGGTTTGCCGAGATGGATATTTAGACGTTAATACGCTTAATATTACTTTGTGTCTCTAACCTTCTAATACGTTACGATTATGAAAAAATATATCTTCACATTGTTTGCTTTATCAGCTCTTTATATTGCAATATATATTATAAATATCCTTTTTGTGATAATCAATTATTCGGCCCTTTTAATTGGTCGTTCGCCTTCCCTTTCTTTCGGTTCGCAAATTTCATTTGCAGGCTGGGGGCTTCCTCTGGTAGTTGTAATTGCTTTGGCTGCGTTCCTGATGAACGCAGCATACACAGCAGCCGAAAAGAAATAACCCATCAATAAAACAGAAACAATAAGTAAAACCTTTTAAATGATTATGAATATGAAGACAATTAAAGTAAACCGCGATTTATTAAACCAGTTAGTTAACGGTCGTTTGAATATTATCCACCAGGATGTACAGGAAAACGCAAAACGTATCTTAAAAGAAAACCGGGTAAAAGCATTCAGAAAGTATGTAAGCAAAAGAGCCGGGAAAAACGCTACATTACAACAGATCGTAGACTGCCTTAAAGATTATGACTGGTTCGGAGCTTACGCAAAATTCAAAGGGGATGATCTGGAATTTTTTGGTATGACTCCTGGTGAAACTCTTTCCGGAATGTTCCAATATCTGAATGATAATTACGAAAAGAAGGGCGATATAAATCAGCTTGACGGTAAAAAGTTTACCATAACAGGCGTAAAAGGTGAATTTACATTCTACTATTGTTTCATGCACTACCTTTTTGCAGAGGGAAGAATAAGCGTAAATGACGCTTTAAATTACATGAGAGCCTGAAACATATTATTATAAACCTAAACGATTATCATCATGAAACACTTTCAGAACATAACCAGCCTTTCAGATTTGAAGAAACAATACCGTGAACTGGTAAAGAACAATCACCCGGATAAGGGCGGCGATATAGCCGTAATGCAGGCAATAAACAACGAGTTTGAGCACTTGTACAACATTTGGAAAGACCGAAAGGGAGCAGCCGATACAACAGGCTACGCCAACGACTACGAAGGTGCAACCGCCAAGCAGTACACGCAACACGTTTACGAGGAGTACGGCTGGACCGGATCACGCCGTGACCGTTCGTACACACGTAAGGAACTAAAAGTAATTTTCGCTAAGTGGTTAAAAGAAACTTATAAGGGCTGTACATTCTCTATCAGCCTGAGCGGATACAACAGTATTTGCGTGCGGCTTCTCAAAGCTGATTTTAACCCGTTCAAGGGTGAGATGAAATTAAAATATAGCTTTTCGCGCTACAGTATAACCGATGATCCGGAACTGAATGACCGGGCAAAAGAGATGTTCAATAATATAGAATCTTATCTCATGTCATACAATTATGACCGCTCAGATTTAATGACCGATTATTACGATGTAGGCTTTTATCTGGACATGGTGATAGGCAGCGGTAAAACTCCGTTCAAAGTGGAGATACCGAAAAGCCGCCGCGCGTCTGGGGCTTGTTCCGCTGAATTCAAGTATAAGGAAGGTCCTGCACATCAGGCAATTAAAAAAGCGTTAGGCAAACAATACTTTGCCGATGTTGTAAATTATGGGTTAGTATTAGGTTCTGATTATATCTATAATGATAGCGTATTTTTTAGCGCAAATAATTATTCAGCGCCAAAAACTATGCGTAAAAAAATGGATAAACTTTTATCCGTTGGAATAGTTACAAAAGCTAAATACGGTTGTATTGTCTTTGTTGGTTATACTCCAGAAGTAGAAAAAGCTTTAGCCGATGAAGACCGCGAAAAAGAAGAAGCTTTCAAGACATGGCAGGAAGAGCAGCACACCGGAAAGAAGCAGGAAACAAAACGCGAAAGCACAAAGGAACAGCCGGCGCAGGAATGCAACAAGGAAGCCGAGGAAATCGGAGCTTTCAAAATTGTAGATTATTCGGAAAAAGCGTTTGCCGTTGTGGGTGATACACGCGAAATCAAAGATACATTAAAGCAGCACGGAGGGCGTTTTAATTCGTCGTTGACGGTTGGCGGTTCGAAGGTTGCCGGCTGGATATTTAGTAAAAAAAGTATAGACGCGGTGCGTAATGCCTTGCGTGCCTTCTACACTCAGGAACAGCCAGCCGAACAGCCTGTACAGGCCGAACACACCGAGGATCAACCAGCAGCAGAACACAACCAGCAGCAGCCGGAACAGCCGGAACAGGCCGAGCCGGGAAATAATAGTGCAGCCTATGACGTTACGCAAAAATCACTGATTTTTCCGAGGCTCACGTTAATCTCTACAAATATATATAGTTTATATGAGATTAACGGAGTACCTTTTATTTCTCATTGTAAGATTAGGAACGATAAAGCCTTAAAGGAGGGAGAAATATTTAATGTATATACAGACGACGAACATAAATACGGCGTTGAATTTGACGGTGAAAGTATTGAAACAAGCATTTTAAGGGATATTTCATTTATTCTTAAAACAGAGTGCAACGAATTCGGAAAGGCTTTACCGAAACAATTTGAAGGGCTAAAAGGCGTAAACATAGTTAACGATTTGCTTTTATTGCTTGATGTCCTGCAGGAGCTTTTAACCGAGCAGCCGAAAGCAGAAGAAAAACAGCCGACTCCGGAAGACGTTGCAAAGGTATTAGAACTTATTCCCGCTTTGCTCGATGATGTATGCCAGATACTGAGAGCAAACAAACAGAGAAAAGAACCTGCAGCAGGATACAGAAAAGAAATAGATAACACCACATACAACAGTGTTTGCACATCTGTAATCGGCACGGGAGAATATAAAGCCGCAAGGCAAGCGATAAAGCAAGCCGTAAGGCAATACAGATTCACCGTACCTCAGCTTAAGTATTTATTATTCATAATTCATAATCACCCCGGCATCAGCCGGGAAAGTGTAAGGGATGCGGCGTGAGCCGCGCCCCTTATATAAATACCTGGCTATGGAATTTTTCAAAAATCACAGATTCTTAATCAAAAATATAAATGTCATGTTTAAAAACGTTCAAGCAATATCAGATAAATCGTACCAGATTTTTTCATACCTTGCCGAAAAATCAAGAAACGGAAACGGATATTTCAAGCAGGATGCCGGACGCGGATATATGCCGGCAGTGATTGAAAACATTTTAAACGGTGAAGGGTGGGAACATATCAGCCTTACGCATTACGGAGTATGCAACGGAGACCTTATGGCCGACCCTGAAATGATTTTCTTTCACGACCTGAAAGAGCATAAAGCTTATGCTGCATACTATCGGAATGACTATGCCTCAATTGAAATGAACGCTATCAAGTTCTCAGACAATGGGAAACCTAACAAAGTCCATACAGACAGACAAAAAGACTTGACAAGTTTTGCGGAACTATGGATGATGAATATTAATGAACAACAGAATTTAAACTTTTAGCATAATAAAAACATGGAAGGATCAACTATTTTCTCAATTATCTTTATCCTGCTTTTCGCAGGCTATCTGGTGGTAAGATACCGCCGCTACAACATTCATCGTGCACTGAATCTGCCGAAAAATCCTCCGCGTTATCCGGACAGCGCCATTAAATCGGCCAAGGAAATAGGTAAATTCCTGTTCACCCGTGCGGAGATTTGCGGAGTTCACTTCATGACGGCCGACAATGATACGGGCGTTTCCTACGAAGCTATCCGCGACATTTCTCGGGGAAAAGACACGCACATAGTGAACTTCCTACGCATGGCTCACTTTCTGGGCTGTGAGGTAGTGATACGTCAAATAGGTACAACCGACACCGAAGACCCGGCAACGACTCCGCAAGTTTACGAGGAAATGATTGCCAACATTGAAGAGGAAAACAGAAGATAAAAAACATACAATTCAATTAATTGATATTCAGCACCGGTTCAGGCGTGAACCGGTGGTTTTTTGAATTTTAGATACAATTTTAATGCGATTCTTGCTTAAAATTGTTACATTTGCCATGCGAAAGAAAAACAATGAATTAACCATAAAAGCAGGGCAAATGATCTATACTAACCAACGACGCAGGGAGCTTAACAAAGCTCTGTTTTCTAAACTGCAAAACCCCCTTATTACTACGCTCGCCGAGGAAGGCGACTCACACATTTTTCTTGAACATCTGCCAAAGGATGCCGAGGAAATTCCCACAGACGGCTGTCTGATGCGTAATGTGCCGCGAGGTGTGCTGCCGTGGAACCAGGTGATGCCGGTATTCATTCCTGCTATGTACAACGGGAAGAAAGCTTATCTGGTGAACTACGTGAACAATTCACAGAAGAGCATACAGACGGCACTCGAAAAACTGAACACCTGCGGAATGTATTACATTCCCGGCATGACGCTGGAGAAAGGAGTGGATTATGAATGAATTGAAGAAGATGGCCATGCAGGGATGCCTTATACTGATTGGCCTGGTACTGGTAGTAGGATTCTGCCTGTATGGAATCATTTGTCTTGTAAAACAATTTATCTGAAAACGGCATGGAAGAAAAAAGATATTACTACAAGGTGTCGCTATCGAACACGCATCGCGGACGCTGCATTCAGGAACTGATTGAGAAAGGGAATAGAGCGGTGGAAGCGGCCAACGAACTGGCTGCCAGTCTGGGTGCTGAATCGCGGACGGACCGTCCGGGACGGCTGTTCCCGGGAGTAGGAATCGGAAGCCTGAAGTTCCATAGAGTTCCCAACCTTTTTTCCTACCAGTTTATCGGTAAGGGAGAATATATACCGAATATGCAGAACGAGAAAGGGCAGGAGATAGCACGTAAAATCATGGACCTGCCGGACGTGACCTCCGACGATTTCCGGGTAGCGTTTGGCATTCCCATAAACCGACAGCACACTCCTCAGTGGTTTATCTACAACGGAAAGGCGTACCTGTGCAGCCGCTATCCGCTGGGAGAGGAATACGAAACCATACTCCGCCAGGAGTTTGAATCGAAACGGAAGAAGGTATGAGCTATCAGGTAAATCTTTTCCGAAAGCCTCCGGTAATTGGTGAAGTAGTTTCGCGTGCGGAATACCGAGAAATACTTCTGGCACGCATGGCTGCCGGCGACCTCTATGCTTCGGAAACGCTGGCTATGGTGCGCAAGGCCGACATGGCGATGGACGCACTCCGGGATAAACCGATTTACAAAAAGAAGAATGAATCCGGTTAATATTTTTCTGGTTGCTATATGACTACAACGAAGAAGATGTATTCAAGAAGACGGAAAAAGAAAATGGAACTGATAAAGGAGGACTTGAAAAATGAACTTGATTTATAGCTTTTACATACCGCAAACAGAACATCTTGTAAACTTGTGCAAGGTTTCAAATAACCTCTACAATCAGGCTTTATACCTGTTCCGTCAGACTCTCAAGAATGAGAACAAATGGCTGTGGTATGCCGATATGGATAAGCTGATGAAGAATACGCCTAACCTTGAGGGAGAGATAAATTACAGGCTCCTGAAAGCTCAGGTATCGCAACAAATACTAAAGGTGTTAGACAAGAACATAAAAGCATACTGCAAGGCTATAAAGGATTTCAAAACAAATCCTGCTAAATATAAGGCTATGCCGCAGCTACCGTCTTTCAGAAAGCGAAGCGGCCTGTTCAACCTGTATTATCCGAATCAGTCTGCAATTATAAAAAATGGGAAAATCCGACTTGCAAAAGATTTGGAAATTCTTATTCCTCAATGGGATAAGTACAAGGAACGTATTCAGAACTTTCAGCAGGTAAGGATACTTCCTTCCGGCAAGAAACTGAAAGTTGAAATAGTTTACCGTCAAGAGGTTAAAGATGCAGATTTAGACAAGTCCAAATACGCTTCAATAGATTTAGGCATCGATAATCTGGCTACGATGGTAACGGATAAAGGCAGCTTTCTTTACAGCGGCAAGTTCCTGAAGTCTTACAACGGGAACTTTAACCGTCAGCTTGCAAAGCTGAAAAGCATAAAGGACAAGCAGGGAATAAAGAAAGCTACAAAGCGAATGCAAAATCTTTATGAAAAGCGTGACAGATACTTTGAGGACGCATTTCATAAATACAGCCGCATGATAGTCAATCATCTTATAGAAAACAGAATAGGAAACTTAGTTGTAGGCTACAACACCGGCTGGAAGCAGTCGGTAAACATCGGAAAGCGCAACAATCAGAAGTTTGTGCAGATTCCGTTTGCGAGACTGGCTTCCTATCTGAAATATAAATGTAGAATGGCTGGAATACGGTTCGTGGAAAATGAAGAATCCTATACATCAAAGTGTGATGCGCTTGCAAAGGAAGAAATCGGGAAACATGAGTCGTATATCGGAAAGAGAGTAAAACGTGGACTGTTCCGTTCTTCTACAGGCAGATACATCAATGCCGATGTAAATGGAGCAGTAAACATTTTAAGAAAAGTAGTCGGTGATTCTGATTGTATCAGTCAGATAACCGGTAGCGGGCGGTTGTTGCGTCCGATAAGGTACAGCAGTCCTTTCAGGGTTGCGTGACTTATGCAAAAAACAGAATAGATTTTAATAATTTGAATAGTTTTTACAACATGGATGCTCTGGATAGTGCAGGTCTTCTTCCTCCGAAGGTGGCGGACAGACACACTCCGCTGGCCGACTGCCTGGCTCAAATAAACTGTGTGCATCTGGTTGAAAAGAATAATCTTGTAGTGAGATAGTGGTATGCCGCAAGCAAGTATTTTCAATATGGATTGTATGATAGGAATGGCTTCTTTGGAAGCTCATTCCTTGGACTGTATTATATGTGATCTTCCGTATGGTGTGCTGAATAAACAGAATCCTCATGCAAAATGGGATACGGAACTTCCTCTTGATGAACTTTGGAGTCAGTATCGCAGACTGATAAAACCAAACGGTGCTATTATCTTATTCTGTCAGGGAATGTTTACAGCCCGTCTGATGATTAGCAATCCAAAAATGTGGAGATACAATTTAATCTGGAAGAAAGGTACACGTTCATCCGGATTCCTAAATGCTAACCGTATGCCGTTACGTAATCACGAAGATATAGCGGTATTCTACCAGAAGCTTCCTGTATATCATCCTCAAATGACAATAGGGGAGAAGAATCACGGAAGAAATGTAAGAGGAGTTCAATCAAATAACAAATGTTACGGAGATTTCAAGGTAGTAGATACTGTATTTACCAACGAGAAATATCCGCTATCGGTAATAGATATTCCCAAAGAGCATGACAGCTTTTATCATCCTACACAGAAGCCAGTAGCACTCTTAGAATATCTCATACGAACTTACACAGACGAAGGTGATACAGTGATGGACAACTGTATGGGTAGTGGAACGACCGGTGTAGCTTGCATGAATACAGGGCGTAACTTTATCGGATATGAGAAAGAAAAGAAGTATTTCGACATTTCTCAGGAAAGAATATTTTCAGCCCAGAAAGGAATTAATACCGCAAACGGTAAACTGATACAAGGAGATTTATTTAAACCATGAACGTCACCACCGATACAATAAACCACATATACCAGTATGCCACCTACCGCACAAACGAGCGATGCGGAGAAACCGTAACCGTTCCGGGACTTACGGAAGGTGCGCATACCTTTTGCCGTAGCCGGCTGGAAGAAAAATATATGTTTGTGCTTTCGGCTGTGAAGGGACTTCCTCGCGTGATGCGTTACAGCAATCGTCCGGAAGGCGCTCCATGGATTCTGGCACGCGGTCACGGAAGCCGATACGAAGGGGCCACGCTCGATTCAGCCGAGCGCCTGCTGGTGATGGCCGTCGCGCTCGGTATTGTGCGTGTGATGAAACCATCCTGCGACTCGTGCGATGTACCGAATGTGGTGATTGACGACGAACGACTGCGGAAAATGGAAATGCTGCATCCCAAACATTCCAGACGTTTTTCATTATTGAACTGGTAAACCTTACTCTATGCTAACACTCGCCAACCGGACCTACGTTCTATGCTTCGAACAGTCGTACACAGCGGCCGCACTCATGGAGTGGATTGAAGCAGGAAAAGAGCCCGAAATATCTATCCGGAATGCCAAAAAAGGAGTAGAACGAAGCGTCGTTCTTACCATAAAAGACAAAGACGGCATTTATCTATCACTTATTCAGCGTATTGCATCTTTTACATCAGCAAGAATCCATGTAAAATCGGATGTTTTATGAAATTTAGCAACAATTTTAATGCAATTTTGGTTTAAAATTGTTACATTTGCCATGTCATACAATGACATGTTGGGTGAGAAAAGGTATTTGTAAATTCAGGGTTCCGCATCCGTGCGGAGCCCTTTGTAAAACCTGAAATACATGGCAAAGAAAAACATAAAATGCTATAACTCCGGTAAAATAGGCGGTCTTTCCTACCTGCAGGCATACAAGAACTTTGAGAATGCAGATCAGGAGATTGCCGCGATGGGTTTCACTCCCGTAAATCCTATCATTCTCGGACTGAAACCATCGCGCCCGTACTGGATGCACATGGTGTGGGACATTCTGCTGCTTTCCCGTTGCGGTCACATCTACCTGCAGCAGAACTGGAAGTCAAGCCGTGGAGCAAGAATCGAGTTCAGGGTGGCGAAATTCCTGGGTATTCAGATATGGTTTCAGGGAAATCCTGGGGAAGACAATTTGTACAGCGAAAATTTTTGTGATGTAATGAAATGCAAATAAAATGGGAAAAACAAAAATCAAACTTACAAGTAAGCAGAAAGCAATTATAAAAGCAATTTGCATAGCTTCCGGCCTGTTTATCGGGAACCGGATTTTCAATCATGTATCAGCTTGGCTTGGCATTGCAGTTATATGCGTGACTCTGCTAGCATCTATTTATTTAATCTATAAACACATCAAAAAAACTTATGAAAAAAACGATTAATTTAATTATTGCGGTAATAGGAATAGTATTATTCTCCGCATGTTCTCGTGTAGCACCTAACTATGCAGGTGTATTAATGGAAAACTACGGTAAAAATGGGAAAGAAGACTTCAAGATTGTATCGGGTAAAGTATCTGTATGGGAACCTGGTACAGAACTTTTTCAAGTTCCGCTGTTCGACCAACGTGGAGGTTTCCAAGAGCCGGTTATTTTAAAAGCTGCGGACAACACAGAGTTTACAGCATGTCCGGTATATTCATATAAGGTTGTTAAGAGCCGTGCGGTAGATGTAGTATTCGACAACAAGCATATCGGTGGAGGAAACGATTTTATGACTTCACTTGAAGATAATATACTTGAGCCACGAATGTATGACCTGATAAAAGAAGAAAGCAGGAAATATAAGACAGACAGTCTGATGGCAGACGGAGGTTCTCTTGCTTTTGAAAAAAATCTGGAACAAATAGTAAGGAAAGAATTTAATGATAGAGGTCTTGAATTGAGAAGCTTCTCTGCTCAGCTTGAATTTTCAAATAAAGTAAGAGAAAAGATAGACAGTCGTAACGAAGTAAATACCAATATTTCCGTTCTTGACCAGCAAATTGAAGAACAAAAAAAGCGTAACGAACTGGAACAACTTCGTACAGAACAGCTTTTGATTCAAAGCCGTGGTTTAACTAAAGAAATTCTTCAAAAGCAGTTTATTGAAAAATGGGACGGTAAGACACCATTATACGGTGTTGTTCCTGAATTTCTTAAACTTACGAAATAACTATCTAAATAGCCAAGTTGAATAAAATGGCTCCCGCGTGAAGTGCGTCGGCGCACGTTTTCCATAATGTTTAGTTTTAAAGTTTTGACAAATTCACATTTCAGGGGTTCGACTCCCCGGCGTGGGACTGAATATTTAAAAGAAACGATATGATAAACAAATGTACATTCATCGGTAATCTGGGGAAAGACCCCGATTATAAAGTGCTGGAAAGCGGACACAAGGTAGCAAGTTTCTCCATCGCCTGCAGCCGGAAAGTGAAAAACAAGGAAAATGGAGAAACAAAGGAATATACGGAATGGATTCCCATTGTGGCCTGGGACAATCTGGCCGAAATTATCAGCCAGCTGGCCCGCAAAGGTTCGCAGGTATATGTGGAAGGGGAGTTCCGCACACGAAGCTACGAGGCAGAAGGAACCGGAGAAAAACGCTATGTATCCGAAATATGGGCACGCGATTTCCGTCTGCTCGGACGGAAGGCAGAATCATCGTCTGCTCCGCTTCCTACTTCGCCCGACGATTTCGGCAGCCAGCCCGCACCGGCTTCTGCTCCTTCACCCGCTCAGCCAGCACAAGCGGCCCCACAGCAGCCTACGCAGGGAACGCTTAATATGACTGACGAAAAGGATGATCTTCCTTTTTAATACGAACAGATTAATCATTTAGCGATATGAACGAATTTACAAACCCGGCAGGGAATCTGGGAAACAATCCTTTCTTGCAGGCTCCCTCCACCATTTTACCCATGAAGGGGAAAAGCTCTGAAACAGGGCTTGCGGCTTCTATCAGCCGTCCGAAATCCATGATTCCCGTCAAACGAAACCGGTTTGACCGCTACACTGCACAGCAGCGCATGGCCAGTGCAGACATTCTGAACGCCCACCTGCTCATGGTGGAAATCATGATGACCAATATCACTCAGAAATACATCTACGAAGTGGTTTCCTGCCTGAAGGAACGCGGACTGATGCGTCACAACATGAAGCGCAGGGCCAACGAACTGGTAAATCTGTCTAGTGACCTTATGAAGCGATGCAATGCGCACGATGCCATTCAGGTTCGTACCTTTACAGAAACCATCCACCCCGGTCTGTCCGGAAGTTTCATGAGGGGGGGCGGCACACTGACACAGAAGCTTCAGAACATCTTCTGGAAGACCTACGGAGAAAAAATCAACCTCATTTATTTTGCTACCAAAAATGCACTCGACAAGTGCAACGTGCGCCAGAGCGACCTTGTATCGAACATGGAGATGGTGGCCATGATGTGTACCACCGGAATCGAGTTCTACGACTGCATGTGCCGGAAGGTGGACGGACTGCTCAACGGAGTAGGGAAGGTGAACCGGCAGAAAAGCCAGCACAACGAAAAGATGATGGCTGCGGTGAAAGATATGCTGCGTGAGATGGTGGGAAACATTGAAATACCCGATAAGGAGGGAACGGATGTGCGCACCTTGACCGCACAGTTCCAGATGGAGCTGGTGAAAGACGACCTGTTGAAACTGGTGGAGAGCGGAATCGTTTCGCTACAGGTAGAGTTTATAGAATACGTCATCGCCAGTCTGCGCATGAAGATGGCCGGAGAAGGGCTCTGCTTTCAGGACTACCGCACACTGATGGCACGCATGGGCACTACGAACAACGTGCGTATGCTGCTGAATGAAATCGCTTCGATCCCTCTTCCTGAATCGGACGACTATGAGGTGTACGATGTCATGGAAATGTTGCCCGATGCAAAGGCAGAAGGCGAAAGCGTGATTGACAAGTTCCGTCACCTATGCCTGGAAGACCATATCCGCACAGTACCTGAAACAAACGAATCCATTACTCTCAGAAAGCTTCGTCAGGAAGTCTACCGCAATCACGGCACACTGAGTATGCTTACCCTACGCTATCTGTACAACGTGTTTGGCACAAAGAAGGCTATGGCAGAATACATAGCGCGTGCGGATGCCGACGTAATGGCGCGTACACTCCGTATGCTGAAAACGGTCAAAGTGAGTCAGCTCGCACTAAAAGACGGATGCCGATACGAACTCAACCTCGGTCAGGGCGTGCGTGCCATGTATGAGATGCACGGTTATACCCGCGAAAAGTTTGCTTCCATGGCAGGTGTAGGAACAGACCGGCTGCTGGAACTGGAGGCCATGGGCGACCTGGCATCCTATCCCCATGCGGAGAAAGCCGTCGGTCCGCTTGTAATGGACGTGGGTAAGATGCTGGGTGCAGACCCCCGTTACGTGCTGTTTGCTTCCCTACGTGATACAAAAGAGAAAGGCACACTCCCGGAGGTTTATAAACGCCTTTTCCGCGAAATGGAGAAAGTATATAACGATAACAACGATAAATCAGAAGAAGATGGGAAAGAAGAAAAAGAAGATAAAAATTAATGCTGCGAAAGCTAAAGAAGCGATATGTAACTATATCAAAAACATATCTAAAGAACCGGGTGAAGGCGTATTTGCAAGCCATCCGTTTCTTCCGAGTGAATTTGAAAAGATGTACGTCGGAATATGTACGGATTTCAATAGCAAAGATTTTGACACATTGAAAGTCAGGGAACATTTAAGACTTCCACAGCTTGATTTCAGAAAAATAATAGGCAATAAACAGCCATCAGGAACTAAAATAGCAAAATATATGGACGGAGAAATTAAAGTATCAAAATTCAGTGTCGGTCAGGTAGTAAAGCTGAAAGATTACGACGCGCTTAAATTGGTGAATAATTCCCTCATTTATCATCTGGAAGAATATGATTTGGAACGTATTTCAGACGCTCAGGTTGCAATCTACAAAGTGCATAATACACGTCAACTCCACAAGTCCGGTAAGCCTGTATTCTGGTATGAGGTAGGTCAGTGGGGTCGGAACATAGCCGACGTTCCGGAAGATTTTTTGGAAGAACTGCCTGAACTGGTAAATATACCTTCTGATAACGAAGAAGGAGAGAAACAACCGGAGAAACCCGCGCAAGAAACCGAGGAAGAAATGATTGCGAAGTTTGAAGCGGTACTGAATGAACTTAAACCTTACGATGCGCTGGCAGATGGGACTTTAAGATTCAAGCATGATAGAATAAATGCTCTGTATAAAGATTGTTTTAAAAAGACCGCATCCGATTTATATCGTACAGAAAGTTTACTTCATATTGCTGGCTTAGCTCGTTCCGCTTATAAGAACAGAACTTTGGATGGATTGTCTATGGCTGAAATTAGCGAACTACAGCTTGACACCTATCGCAAAAAGAACGCCGACTATGGAAACGCCTTTGAAAAGTCAATGGACGAAGACGGGCTCCTGGTAGCCAAAATCCGCATCGGTGACAAAATTCGAAGAATAAATTCCCTGATTAAAAATAATGGTGAAGGACAGGTGAAGGACGAAAGGCTGGAAGATACTTATCTGGACCTGGCCAACTATTGCGTGATGACAATTCTTTGGATCAGAAAACAACAATCTAAATAAAATAACTATGGCAGGAAGTAATATCAGCAGAGACCACATCGCTATGGAAGCGATGAAGGTATTGATGCAGAAAAATGTATCAGAATACATGACTTTTAAAAATAAGATAAAAAAATTATTTGGTTTGGAATATAAATCAGTGATAGCATACGACGAGGAATGGTTGGCTAAGATGGCCTATGATTTTGCCGATGCCATGATTGCCCAACGCGAAAAAATAATGGAGGACAAATTATGATGCACACATGGTTTGAAGGAAAAATCCGCTACGAAAAGGTAGCGGAAAACGGGATGAACAAGAAAGTGACAGAGCCCTATCTGGTAGACGCACTTAGCTTTACAGAAGCCGAAGCACGTCTCATTGAGGAAGTAACCCCATTTATTACAGGAGAGTTCACAGTGACCGACATCAAGCGGGCCAACTACAGCGAGATATTCCCGACCGACGAGGAAGGAGCCGGCATCTGGTACAAATGCAAGCTGTACTTTATCACCATCGACGAGAAAAGCGGTGCGGAGAAGAAGACAGCCACCAACATTCTGGTACAGGCTGCCGACCTTCGCGATGCGGTGAAGAAACTGGACGAAGGCATGAAAGGTACTATGGCCGATTACGTGATAGCTTCCGTAGCAGAAACCGCCATCATGGACGTATATCCGTATCAGACCGAAGCTGAAGTACAGCCTGAGTTCGAGGAATACGACTATGAGAAATTGTCGGCGGCTGCCCGTGTATGCCACAACCTAGGCATTACCGGGAAAGACGGAAGGAAATGTATAGGAACAGCCCCAATAAATGTGCTGAATGTTCATTACGGTTACGGAAGCGGTCTGAAACTCATTCAGCAGCTTATCAACAAAGGCGTTCTGAAACGGGAGAAAGACTATATTTCTGTGGTGGACAAACCGCTGGAAGAGTTCGACTGGTACATCAAACAGAAGGAAGGCGATGGAAAAGTGGAATAAGGCACTGGACATTCCGGTAGAGATACTTTTCAAGTACCTCTGCCGGGACTACCGGCGCGAACAGGCACGCACGGCGGAACTGGAGAAGAAAGTGGAAAAGCTTCAGGCAGAATTGAACTATGAGCGGAACAACACGCCCACGGTGGAGAAATTGCAACGCCGGGTTTCATCGCTCCAAACAAAAGTACGCGAGCAGGAAGGAACCATCAAGGCAAGAAACCTTGCCATTAAGCGGTTGAAAGGTGAAATAGGTGGATAATTTATGTGGAACAGAAATAAAAAATATAGGGACTGGTTGCGTGCGCAGCTTGGATTCAAATATAAGGAAAGTATGTTCCCTGATGAAGAAGAATATCCGGAACTGAACGAAGAAAAAGTTCTGGAGGCCATACATATTATTTCCGTTGCAAGCAAACTACCGGAGAATAGGATAAAAGAGGCTGTTATAAAACTTATCAATGAACAGCAAATTCTATTTATGGAATCCGTAAATAGTGTGGCTCAAGCGGTAAGTAACCTTACTGACGCAAGTATTTTATCCGCAGAAGCACTTTCAAAGTGTGCCGATAGTATTCTTAATACCCAGAAAGAATGGCCGGGAAATTCACGCACTAATAATGTGCCGGTATTCTTTATGAGTGATAAGCCGATAGCTGTTGATCTGTGTTCCGACGAGATATTTAAAGAAAAGGATATTTATCTGGACAGTAATACATACGGGAAAGAATCGTACACTGCTACAATAGAAATTCCATATACCACAGAGTTTGAGCGTTTCAGACAAAACATTGTAGACTCACAGATTCTTGTTGTCAGAAGAAATTATTACGACCAGGAAAGATATGAGAGCCAGCATGAGATAGCCAACCGCAACCGCCACACCTCACGCCATGTGCCGTTCTATTTCAGTATTGTCGGCCAGAACCGTCACGTACCCCGGAAGAACGGTAAGAAGTACCATACAAAGTTTAACCGGAATGTGCGTCCGAAGGGTACACACTCACATTCCAAATTTTACAGATAAAATGATAAATTTATTATACATCGACCTTTTTTGTGGAGCCGGAGGAACTTCTACCGGTGTAGAAAATGCACGTGTCAACGAATCACAATGCGCAAAAGTAATAGCCTGTGTAAATCACGATGCTAATGCCATCGCCAGCCATGTAGCGAATCATCCGGAAGCGCTTCATTTCACTGAAGACATCCGAACGCTGGAGCTTTCAGGACTGGTAGCGCATGTAGAGAAGATGAAAATGCAATATCCGGATGCGTATGTAGTTCTATGGGCTTCGCTGGAATGTACCAATTTCAGCAAGGCAAAAGGCGGACAACCTCGCGATGCAGACAGCCGGACACTGGCCGAACATCTTTTCCGCTACATTGAAGCCATAAACCCTGACTATATTCAAATCGAAAACGTGGAAGAATTTATGAGCTGGGGAGACATGGACGAAAAAGGCCATCCGGTAAGCAAAGATAAAGGTCGTTGTTATGAGAAGTGGAAACGAAACGTAAAGAAATACGGATATGACTTCGATTGGAAGATATTGAATGCGGCTAATTATGGAGCATATACTACCCGTAAGAGATTTTTCGGCATTTTTGCTAAGCGTGGTCTTCCTATAGTATTCCCGGATGCTACACACTGTAAGGATGGTAAAACGGATATGATGGGAAGACTTGAAAAGTGGAATCCTGTAAAGGATGTGCTGGACTTTACGGACGAAGGTAAAAGTATATTCGCCAGGAAGAAACCATTGGCAGAGAAGACGCTTGAACGTATTTATGCCGGTCTGATTAAGTTTGTGGCCGGTGGGAAAGATGCTTTTATAGTAAAATACAACTCTATGAGCCGGACAGGTAAATATCAATCTCCAAGCATTGACGAGCCATGCCCAACTGTGGCTACGCAGGGTCGCTTGGCTTTGGCAAAAGTAAGTTTCCTATCAAAGCAGTACAGCGGACATCCTGGGAGTAAGAATATTTCTGTAGAAGAGCCAGCAGGAACAATTACCTGCAAGGACCATCATGCTTTCGTTTCGGCTTATTATGGTAACGGGAATAATCATTCAGTAGATAGTCCTGCTCCTACCGTAACCACAAAGGATCGTCTTGCTTTAGTTACTCCATTCTTTATGAACTATTATTCAGGAGGTGGCCAGTTAGGTAGTGTTAACGAGCCATGTCCTGCAGTAACAACCGTACCAAAACAAAGAATGATTACACCCGTTTTTATCGACCAGCAGTTTGGTGCTTCGAGTGCAGCTTCCATAGAAAAACCGTTAGGAGCTATTACCACCAATCCCAAATACAGCATGGTTACTTGTAAAACGAAAAACTTTCTGATGAACCCGCAATTTTGCAGTGCAGGAGGTTCAGTAGATGATCCATGCTTCACGCTTATAGCAAGAATGGATAAAATGCCTCCTTACCTTGTCAACACAAAAGATGGCATAGGTATCTGCATAGAAAATGGAGACAGCCCGATGACTGTAAAAATCAAGCAATTTATGCTTGTGTATGGATTGGCAGACATAAAGATGCGTATGCTTCGCATAGACGAGCTGAAAAAGATTATGGGTTTCCCTGAAAACTATATTCTTGTCGGTACACAAGCTGACCAGAAGAAGTTTATCGGAAATGCCGTAGAGGTAAATATGGCTCGCGTCCTTTGTGAATGCTTATGTCTAAGATTATCAGAAAAACATTTTAAAGTAGCATAATAACCAAAACCACAAAAAGAAGAAAAATGAAAACAATCAAGACACACACAGGAAAGATTTATGTAGATTCAGAAAAGAAGCTGGAATTTCTTACCGTGGGAGACTACGGAAAGGAAAACAATATTAAGGCCGATTTCTTGGGCCTGACGAAAGAAATAAACGGTGTGGCCAACACAGAAGTCGACTTGAGCAAGAAATGGGTGGCAACCATCTCTACGCAGAAAGGATGCCCGATGAAATGTAAGTTCTGCGACGTACCCCGTTTCGGATTCCATGGTAACGCTTCGCTGGAAGAACTTGCCTATCAGATTAGAACTATCATTGAAAATGAATCGGAACTCCACACAGAAAGATTCAACGTACATTTCGCCAGAATGGGAGAGCCTACCTGGAATGAAAACGTGCCTTCCTTTGCTCTGCAGCTGAAATGGATAGTAAAGAGATGCGGACTAATGGCAGACACCGTTCATCCGGTTGTATCCACCATGCTGCCAAAAGCCAACAAACGACTGAAAGATTTTATTCTTACCTGGTGCGACATCAAGAACGAGTTCTACCACGGAGAAGCCGGACTGCAGTTCTCTATCAATTCTACCGACGAAGCACAGCGAAACGAATTGTTTGACGGGAAAAGCCTTTCGCTTCAGGAGATTTCCGCATTGGCAAAAGAACTTCCTATGCCGAAAGGAAGAAAATACACTCTGAACTTCCCAGTTACGGCACAAACCATTCTCGATGCAAAGGAGCTATCTGCGCTGTTTGACAAAAGAAGTTTATCGTAAAAATCACTCCGATTCATGAAACCAGCTCGGCCATTGAAAACGGTTTTGAAGTAACCGGATATTCCGATTACGATGTGTACCGCAAGTTCGAACAGCCGCTGCTGGAAGAAGGATGGGATGTCATCGTATTTGTTCCGTCGAAAGAAGAAGACTCCGATAGAATCACCTGCGGAAACGCATTAATCAGTGACAAGGAATGATACGCATATTGGTAGTAAATGGAAGCCCGCATGAGAATCGCTCATGCGGAAATGTGGCAAGGTTTATCAAACGTTTTGCCAAAGGGATGCAGGTAGATATTTTCTGGCTTGGAGAGCAGGTTGCACAGTGCGATGCGTGCCGGTCATGCAAGCGCGGAGGATTCTGCAAGACGGAAGACAGCGTGAACAACTTCGTTCGCATAGCCGGCAATTACGACGGATACATCTTTGTGAGTCCGGTTTATTACGCAAGCATAAGCGGCCAGATGGATGCGTTTCTTACCCGTCTGTTCTATTCCAATCCAAAGCTGATGATGTATAAGCCGGTGGCCGGAATCACCGTGTCCAGAAGAAGCGGAAACACGTCTGCATTCAGCCGGATGAACATGTATTTTCTCATGCACTCCATGATTGTGGTCGGCTCGCAATACTGGAACGAGCTTTACAGCGACGAGACTGGAGATACAAAACAGGATGCAGAAGGTATGGAAACGGTTGCTTCCTTGGTGGAGAATATGAAATATGTCATTGAAGGTCTTTCTAACGTAGAAAAACCGATGAAAAGGATACATGTTCACACCAATTTTATCAGATAATACGGGATGATATAATTTTGACATAAACCTAATTATGTTTAATTTGACAAATTTGTTAAATTAAACATTATGACAAAAATACTGTTATGACAAATACATCTTCTCCTATTGATTTTCAAATATATCTCATATTAGGAATTTTACTATTTGACCTAGTAAAGAACCTAGTAAAACACTAATTAAAATAAGAGTAATAAACTCCTTTATATCTACCATATTATCTTTTTTCATGAAGCTTACAATTATTACATTTAAAGATAGAAATAATTCATAAATTATTGAATGACAAAGATAAATAAATCGAATATCTTTTAGTATATTTATTGTAGTTATTCAGTAAAATACGAGTTGAATGAAAAATATGTTTGATATTATTTAAACAAATTAAAGACAAAACAGATAAATGGGAATCAAAAAAGTCGGCAGCAATCGTCCGGTAGTTGCGGTAAATCCTAATGGAACCGTTGCTGGATTTTTCGGGTCTATAAAACTGGCAGCCAGTATTAGTAATATAGACAGAAATTCTATAACTGACAGTTGCTTACGAGGAGCGATATGTAGAGGTCTGAGGTTTTATTATGAAAAAGATTTCAGAAAAATATATGAAGAGCAACGGTTGGATGATTTGAAATTTTCAATAAATCCTAATATTGATATTGCTACAGGACGCTTTGTGAAAGGGAATAAAGCAAACAAAGGCTTTAACAGCTGGCCTAAAGAGAGACAGGAAAAACAAAGGGAATTATCAAGGGAGAAGTGTTTACGTCTTATCAATGATCCTGAAAGTAACTTTGGTCCTCATATAAAGTCTTCTAAACCTTTAGGTAAAAAAGTAATTTGTCTGGAAACGAAAGAAGTCTTTTTATCTGCGGTCGAATGTGCAAGAAAAATGAACTTAAATGTTGATGGGCTATATTCTTCCATCAGAAGAATGAAGAAGTATAACGGGAAGAAATACATGTATCTGTCAGTTTATGAAGAAATTGATAAAAGAGTGAATAACAACATGTCAAAATTAGGCTATTCAATATAAGCCATGGGAAAACGGAATAAAATATGTACTGAGAAAATCTGTAAAAAATGTGGAGAAACACTTCCAATTGACAGATTCAAGGTAAAGCATGGGGAACCACAATCCATCTGCAAGAAATGTGCAAGTGCTCAGGAAAGGGAAAGATACAGAAAAAAGCATCACAGAGAAACTGGCATTTTCTTGGATAAAAATACCGGAAGGATTGTCGAACGTACTAAATATAATATAAAGATATTCTGGAGTCCTTCTATGATTGAGGAACTAAAGAAATATTACCCTACTACTACTAACAAAGAAATTCAGGAAATATTGGGAGTCACAGCATGGGAACTAAGGGTAAAGTCAAAAGAACTTGGATTGAAGAAAGACCAGGAATATACAAAAGCACACGCTACTGATAATCTTATGATAGCTCATGTGGTAAGTAAAGAAAAAGGATACCCGGGAAGTTATAAGAAAGGGAATCAGTCTGGGAAGCCATATTGGTTTAAAAGAAAAACTACTTTTGTATAAAAACATAAAAGTATAAATGTATGAAAAAGCAATCAAATAAAAATGGTTACGCCAAAGTATTGAAAGATAAGGTGGATGAAATTGCACTGGAATGTGGATTCTATAAAGAGTCAAACAACCCGGCAAACCTTTCGTCAAATTACCGTGACCCTGTGCTCCCGCTTCTAATTTCGTTTTATGCTATAACCGGAACCATCGGTATCAGTTACTGCAAAGAACCTTTCAAATGGTTCAAAGGATGCAAACAGGAAATGATAAAAGATATTTTTGAAAATCCATTAAACTACGTATAAGCCATGTCAGAACAGAAAACCATCAGTCAGGCGGTCAAAGAGGAGTTTCTGGACCTGACGCACTGGGCCAACAACATGATCCGGCAGCTTCAGACCAACTTCGAGACACAGCATGTATGGCCGGGGGGATTCCCCGGTCCGTACATCGGGTACCGCAATACGCCGGCAGCTAAAAAAAGCACCGGACAGGCTTACCGTCGCATGTATGCCAAGGTTTTCAATGGGGCCGGAGGTGACACAAAGAAGATTTCCTTCTTCTTCAACTATTACCTGTATTTCGTGGATATGGGTGTCGGTGCGGGACAGCCCATCGAAGATGTGGAACGCAGCAAGGATGCCCGTTTCAACCAGCTTTATCAGATATGGAAAGAAGAAGGCGACCGACAGTCACGACCTATCATTGCCATGGAGGTGCGTCACCAGCTCCGGCGACTGGAAGTGCTCGTGTCTTCCTATTATCAGGACTTCATCGAAAACGGCGTACTGGTTTCTTTCCAGGACGAGTTTAAACGAAGTGATTATAAATTCCGGATGAAATGAAAACGATAATTAGAATATTGTCGAACACGTTCTTGCTGGTAGGGATGTATTTTCTCCAGCAGATAAGAATAGAACTGGCTATCCTTCTTCTGGGTGTCTTCCTCATGTTCCAAAAAGAATCGGAGCTGACTAATCTTCTGGGAGGAATTATCACAGCAGCTATGATAGTCATGCTACTTTATGCTGAATTAGGGAAATTGGGAATATGGCTTTCGTTACTGGCTTTTGCTTTTATCGGATTTATAATGTTACTGGATAAAGAAATAAGAAAACCCACAAAATTTTAATTATGACAGAATTAAAAGAAATCATTGAAGAATGGGCCACGAAGTACAAGCCCATGCTTCATACGCCCGGAGAAACCGGAAAGAACAAACGGTTTTTCCTTTTCGACAACATTGTAGCTATTCCTTCGTTCATGAGCAAGCTGCCCGACTTGAAATCGCCTTGTGTGGGCTACGAATTTGCCCAGGACGGAACAATCAAAGGAGGGTTGGACAAACCTGTGCACGTGGTTTATTTTCTCGTTAAAACGGGAAATATGAATCCTACCGACAAGCAGCAGTCATACGAAGCCATTCAGGAAGCGAAGATGCACATGCAGAAGTTTCTGGCTTGGCTCCGTGAGCAGCAGGAAAAACGAAATATTTTCCGGAACATAAATCTTGAAACGGAGGAGCTTCACTATTCTACCTACGGCCCATTCCTGAACAACTGGTATGCGGTCTTCGTCGAACTGACCGATGTACAAAAAGTAGAGCTTTGCGTCGACACGAAGGACTATGTGGAGTGAAAATAAAATCCCGGGACGGTGCTTTCCGTTCCGGGATTTTTATTTTGTTATTCATTCTCGTGATATTTCACCAAACTTACATTTAGACTCATCCCAAGTATATTCCTTACTACGTTTAAATCTTTGTTTTTCATCCCATACTCTAAATTCCTCTACGTCAATAGATAAAACAAATCCATTCGGCTTTAAAGTGATTGAAGTATAAACTTCGTCAAGAGAAACAGTAGGACTACTTTTATATTCACTAAATTCTTTGAGAACCCTTTCAAATTCTCTCAAGAATCTATCGGCATTTTCCATAGGATAAAGAATATCTGATCCGTCATCATCTTCATCTCCGTCACACAAAACAATGTCTTTATCTTTTATTTTATAAAAATATACATTAGCATTTAAATCTGGTAAATCTACGTCATCATCCGGATCATACCAACTAGAAGCTACAACCAGTCGTATTCCATCCTCCATCAAAGTGATATGGTAGTAGTTATCCCATCCAAAATAATAAGTTTTTAATTCATAAGAAGCTATTATCTTCTTCAACTTCAGAATAAAATCACAAGCTCTAATTGTATTGTGTTCCTTACATTTCATGTGTTCTTTTTTTTATTTCCTGACTTCATAAAGCAGTTTTGCGCCTTTACCAAAACAATAATCTGAATTTCATAATCAGATGTTTTAAAGTTTATCCTATTTTGTAACTTAATTCAGTATGCTCTCCAAAAACTTCTTTTACGCAAGCCCTGATAGCATCTATATAATTAGCTTCAAGATACTCATATACATAGTGAGTCGGAACTAATACAGTAAGATTTTTTTCTGATATAAAATACAGCTTCATGCAGGAAAACCATGTGTGGAAAGCGATATTCCCTACCCTATCTTTTATCCCGGCCATGAAGCTCTCCCATTTATCCATGTCTTCATTACTAGGGTCAGGAACCTTAATTATATACTGCGTATTTTCAGTCGAGCCTTCCGACAATGGATCAGCAGATTCAGCAACAGTATTTTCAGGCTTGTTCTGCATTATATAGTTACGCAAAGATGTTATTGCGTATGCTTTCTTATTGTTTACCTTCAATTTCTTCATCCTCTCAATTAAGGTCATAATTTCAAGACGAAAGGCATCTGTCATATCGGATGGAAGCATATCAGACAAAGCCTTTATATCCGAGTCAGTAAACTTAAACTCTCCACGTAGCAGATTCCAGATGTCCGCAGGAGCCTGCAACAACTTGCGTTGTTTGCGCAGTTCCTCTCCCAGTCCGCTAAGCTTTATTTTAAACAGAATTTCTTTCGGATCTCCACGTTTTACAGCAGTTTTATATACAGGCTCGTACTCAAACGAGAACTCTACCTGATTGTCGTTTGCAAGGCGGTCTAGGTCTTTCTTTATCGGGTCCATTACTTCTTTACGGAATTTACTGAACTTAGGATACTTGTCAACCTCTTTCTTTTCAGCTTTCCCTCCCTCTGACTTTTCAACGATCTGAGTAATTATTCCGAGAAACTTTTTAAGTTCCACATAGTCAACAGCTTTTTTACTGAAGTCTTTTGCCCACCTTGCCAGATAGATATAAATACCGGGAGTACGCTTGCATTTGCTTATACGTGCTATGCGATATATATGGTCTATATACCCCTGTCCGTTATTAAGATTACACAAATACTCCAACACCTTAATATCCATACGGGCTACAATATAGTTTGAGCGTCGTCTTTTCCCTTTATCCGGATCGTTTTCATCCTTGTGCTCATACTTGTATTTGTATTCCGAATTAAGCATAACAGGCATAGAAATTGTTGAAAACAGATTGGCATATGTCCTCATAAACGTACCGGTACTTTTATCATATTCCAGATATGAAAAATGAATTTTATACAGATTATCGCACGCTTCCTGCAATTCTCCGTACTGATTAGGTTTTACACCTAATGAAGCGGCACTGATTTTAAACGTCATCATTTCCTTATGCCGTTCTTCTTCTGTAAAAAGAGAAAGCTGCCCGGTTTCATCCGCACACTTCTGATGCTTCAGGAAAGCATTGAATCGTGTTTGAAGAGAGTTCATTATTTCAATCATAATACTTCTCTGAACCAAAGTAAAGTCCGCTCCAATCATAGCATATAGATATGGTTGTTTAATAAACTCCACATCACGGAGTTCTTTTACGAGAGCATTATCCGATTCAGGGTTTACTTTCTTAGCCATGTTTCATAAGTTTTAAGGTGCAAATTTTCATTATTTATTTGTCGTGCGCCTTACTTCGTATGTATATCCGTCCGCATTGTAGGTTGCGACACATTCAGACGCATCATCATCCATAAGAGATACAACAGATATGTTCAAAGCTTTTGCAAGGCTTTCAAGAAACTGGACATCTATCTTTGCCTGACGGTTCAGTCGTTTCGCCAAACTCGAAGCCGACATACCTAATTTCTCGGCAAGTTCATACTTTGTTATTCCAGCTTCTTTTATACGTTCATTTATCAATAATCTCATATATTCTATATTTTGACGCAAATATACTAATAATTTCCAAAATAGGAAATATAAAACAATAAAATTTCCAAAATTGGAAATTATTACTGACTTCATTCAATTCATAAAGTTCGGTAAATTTGCACCACATATATAAAAAGTTCGGTTGTTTCCCCATTTAAGTTCGGTATTTTAGTACCTCAAGTTCGGTACTTCTTCCCCGGAAGTTCGGAATGTTCCCACCTAAAGTTCGGTAGTTTTTCACCTTTACATTTTTAATTAGTTGATATTCATTGATATAATAAAACGTATATCTATATATCATAATATCTTATATCATTAATAGTCCGATATTATTCTATTTATATATATAAAATATACTATCGTATCTTATAATATATATTATATAATAGATATATTACATACATAACTTGTTAATTTACATTTTTTTATATGTGAAAATGGGTGAAACATCCGAACTTTAGGTGGGAACATTCCGAACTTTTGGGGAGAAAACTACGAACTTTTGGGGTGAAAATTCCGAACTTTGTATTTATATAATAAATAGAAAAGAAAAATGGCGTTGTTGAATCTGTACACAAAGGTATAAAATTTACAATAAAAATCCATCAAAACCGGAAACGAAACTCCGGACGTGCGTTAATTATGGTATAAACTTAAAACTAAACAACATGAATTTGTCGAAAAGCATTTGCATGGCTGCCATCCTGATTATGGCGGCTTGCAGCAAGGAAAACATCGTCCGTCCGACGGATATGGAGCAGACGAGTGAGAAAACGTGCAGGGTGTCTTTCCTTCCGGTGTTTATGGAAATCGGACAGGGAGACATCAACCAGTGGAATAATTCACGTGCCGGCACGCTGGCCGAGCTGGCCACTACCCTCTCCTATTGGGATTACATGGACGGCGAGCAGATGCAGGCGGACACCGTTTCGCTTCCTTCTCCCCTTACCCTGAACATGAAGTATGGAGCGCATCATGTGTACTTCCTGGCTCACAGCAGTACCGGAGGAAGTATGGAAGGCATGAAATATACTCCTGATAAAGTAACTGAAACTTTCTGGGAGGATTTTTCTCTTCAAGTGGACGAGAATATGGCTTCGAGTCAGGAACTGCAAATGAAGCGCGTAGTAAGCCGTGCCATGATTACCGTGAAAGATGCGTTTCCAGCCTCGGTGAAATCGGTACGGATGACGGTAGGCGGTCATCTTCGCACGCTGGATGTGACTACCGGAAACGGTGACGCAGATTCCGCATCCGACTATACGATTACCTGGGAGATAGGCGACGAGTATGCGGGCCGTAGCGGGCTTTATTTCTCCGTGTTTACCTTCGCTCCTACCGAGTCGGAAGAATTTGACGTGACGCTGAAAATAGAGGCTTTGGGAGCCGACGGGAAAATGCTTTACGGTGCACAGGCTTCCGGCGTTCCGCTTCTGAGGAACCGGTGCACAAACGCCATCTGCCGTCTGTTCAGTGGAAATACGGGAATCACTTTTTCTGATCCGGACGACTGGAACCCGGCCATCGAGATAGAAATGTGACATCATTCAAAAAGCGAAGGGCAGAGAAGCTTTTGCTACCCTGCCCTTTCGGTGTATGAATTGTGCGGAATTATTTCCCCACGATGTCTTTGTAGTATTTGTCAATGAACTCCTGCGCGGCTACATTCAGCAGGTCGATGACAAACACTAAGGTATCTCTCTTTTCCTTGTTACGGCCTTTGTTCATGCGTTTCTTAATGTCTTCCAGCTTCTCCAGCATTTCTTCGTCCAGATAGACATTTCGCATGATGCGTCCCTCTTTTTCATCTTTTCTAATTCTTTTTCGTATGCCGTTTATTTTCCGTTCTACTGCGGGTGATTCGCTTTTCACGGATTCTTTATCGGGCGCAGATTCTTGTTCCGGACGGATGTTTTCCTCTTCTTGGTTATTTGCTTCAACGCATGAGTTTTCAGCAGTGAAGGTAGCAGGAGATTCTTCCGTCTTTTCTTCTGCCTTTTCCTGAGTCGCAGCACTCTCCTCCCCTGCCTTCTCCGCGTTGGCACGTGCTTCCTCAATGCCCTGCCGAGCATCAAGCATTGTTTCATTCAGGTTGAATCGTTGTTTAGCCATAATCGTGGGTTTTACTGGTTATCTAATCGTGATAGAATCTCTTTTGCCAGCTCCATGTAGTCGGCAGCTCCCGTGCAGTTGGGCGCAAAGTCAAACACGTTCATGCGCTGCGCAGGCGATTCGGCAAGCTGAATGTTCGTGCGGATGGTGGTATTGAACACCTTCCCAGGGAAATTCTGATTCATCTGTTCGTATGCCTGACGGTGAAGCGACAGACGTTTGTCGTAGCGTGACATGATATAACCCAGGATTTCAAGTTTCGGATTCACCAGCTTTTTGATTTCCTCGTATTTTGCGGTAATCAGTCCCATTCCGTCCAGGGCAAATACTTCGCAGTTGATAGGAATCAGCAGGTAGTCAGAAGCCACCATTGCATTGATAGAAACCAGTCCGTAGTTCGGAGGACAGTCAATCAGGATAAAATCATAATGGTCTTCCAGATTGTTCAGCATCATGCGCAGGATGTATTCACGTCCGGTACGGCTCACCAGTTCCTGTTCGCACTGGTATAAGTTCGGGCGTGAAGGAATGAAGTCGAAGCTTTCTTCGTTTTCATTTTCACAGAACACACATTCCATGATGCTGGCATTTCCGGACATGGCTTCGTAAAGGGTTTTACCATCCTTTTCCGTGGCCAGACGGAATCCCATCATTTTTGACGCGTTACTCTGTGCGTCGGCATCTATTACCAATACACGTTTACCAAGAGAATGTAAGGCTTTTGCCAGATTGACGGTGGTAGTGGTCTTCCCTACTCCACCCTTAAAGTTGAATGAAGAAATTGTAATTGCCATATCAAATGTTTTTGTTTTATTACACTGCAAAGATAGTCGTTTTTTTTCATTTCCGACATAAATACAGAAATATTTTTATGCGAAAATGTAAATATTCAAATGTGCAAACGCATAAAAGTATTTTTGAATAAAAATATAAAAGCATTTTTGTGTGGATACATAAAATAATAATAGTATAAACGAATAAAAGCATAGAAATATAAAAACATAAAAGTATTTTTATATAAACATACTTTTGTGTGGAAATACAAAATGGATGAGAGAAAGATATTTTAGTACAAAATCATGGAAGTATGAACGTATAAAAGAATAATTGAGTAAAAGTATAAAAGTATAAAAGAATAAAAGTATCTACATTCAAATATGCAGACATGTAAAAGAGTAATAATGTTTTAATACAAATGAATGAAAATATAAAAGAATGAAATAATAAAAGAGTAAAAGTATTTTTATATAAAAGAATAAAAGCATGTTTGAATAAAAGTATTTATTATAAATCAGATAATCAATTAGTTTCAAAGTTTGCTTATGTGCGGTAAAAACATTATATTTGCAAAGAATTGAGCATGAAAATGTTCTTTGTTTTATTACACCTGGATGGGGAACAGTGGTTCTTCATCCTTTTTCTTTTTGATATTCAGAGAAAATAGGATATATTTGCATCATCATGAGAAAAATAGTAACCATGTTATTGCACACGGTGGTGTGAGTTATTTGTTATTGTGAATTAATGTGTTAAGATTACATGCTCATTTCTATGTAAATAGATTTGAACATACATGTTTTTTATTAATAGTTTATTGATCGCGCTTCCCTGTGAAGGGAGGTGCGTTTTTTTGTCCTTCATTACCATATTAACCTTGTATATCTTTGTATAAAAACAAACGCAAGATGAAGAAACCGACCAAACGTCTGCTCTGGACGGAGGCGTACAAGCTGATGAACGCCCGCACTCCGGACGGGAAAAACAAGCCGTTCGACATACGTTTTGTGTGTAAGGATGGAACGATAAGCGAATGTTACAACGTGCAGCGTGCCGTTTCGTACAACCGAGAAAAGGGATACCGTAAACTGGTAATGCCAAACGGAGATTTCCGTTACGTGTACGACGTACTTATTCTGCAGATTAACGACACAAAGATATTGGTTAAGTAGTTATATGGCGACAAACACAAAAAATATAAACCGTAAGAAGTCAAGCCAGGGAATAAAGGAGTTCAGAGGAAAAGTGACTTCACTCGTAGACCGTGGATACCAGTATATCGGCATGGCCCGCGTGTCGGAAATCCCGTCTGTATCTTCCTCGGAAATGATGAAAGGGGGAGGGGCCATCGGCGGACTTCCCATTCAGGGCACGTTTGATATTTTCGACAGCCGGCAGTCAAACCCGGTGCCGGTCAGCAATGCTGGGACACCCGGTCTGGGTTACATTCCATGGGGACCGGGCAACATGCTGCCGAATACCATCTACAAGCTGGTTGGAAGTCTGCCGTACACGGCGACCGCCATCAAATATATTATCGACCTGACCGTAGGGCTCGGGCCGCAGCTCATGTACCGATGGTCACGCTATGTAAACGGTACGGTAAAGACTGAGCTGATTCCCTTCAAGGATGCCGGACTGCTGATTCGTAACCGAATCATGGAGATTCAGGCACAGATTGACCAGCAGAAAGCAGAAAGCGGCGAAGAGCAGGGTGGGGGAGGTACAATCACCTGGTCGCAGGCCGTGTCCGGAGAGGAGCAAAAAGATACCGCACAGGTTGGGACACCGGAATACGAGCTGAAACAGCTTCGTGAAGACTATCGCACCTGGGAAGAGACAGACAAGGAATGGGACAAGTTCTGTGAAAATAACAATCTGGAACTTCACTACCTGAAGTGCATGACAGACGACGCGCACATGGACATTTATTTCCCGACCATCGGGCTAAGCATCGGACGGAAGGACGAAGAGTGGGACCCGAAAATCGTCAAGTTAGGAAACATTCCGGCGGTGTGCTGCCGAATGGAGGAAATGGACGAACGGATGCGCATAAACTACGTGTATTATGCGGAGAAGTGGCGAAAGGATGCCACGCCAAAGCTGGAAAGAAAAGATGTGGTGGCCTATCCCACACTGATGCCGGAAAATATGCTTACGGAGCTTCGCCGTCAGGTGGAAAAGAGTAAGAACCGTCCTCCGAAGAAACGTACCACCTGGTTCTGCTGCCCAAGCTATTACCCTTCAATGCTGAAACCTTATTACCCGCAGCCAGCCTGGTGGAGTATCTTCCCGTCGATGACCTACGATTACGCCACGACATTGATTACTGACAAGGCCATGGCCCGCCAGAATGCGACCATGTGGGGGAAAATGATTTTCATCAACAACGAATACCTTCGTGCGATGTTCGATGAAATGGGAGCGGATACTACCGAAGCGAAACAAGCTGTACGTGACAGTATCTATAAGAAGGTGAATGAGTTCCTTCAACGCCGCGAGAACAACGGGAAAACTATATGTCTGGACTCGTTTGTAGGCCCTGACGGGAAGACGATGCAGCATGCGGTGGAAATTGTGGATGTGCCGCAGCTGACAAATTCAACTGAATTAAAAGACGAGCTTGAAGAGATTTCCAGCATTATATTCTTTGCTTACGGTGTGCATCCGGCCCTTATTGGTGCGGTTCCCGGTAAAAGCGGTAGCAGTGGGGGAACTTACCAGCGCGAATTGCAGTTGCTCAAGCAAAACCAGCTTTCTACCCGGCAGCGCATTTATCTGCGGTTCATGAAGAATATCTATACATTCAACAAATGGGACAAGCACGGAGAAATAGTCATCCGTCAGCAGACATTTACCACGCTCGACCGCAGCGCAACCGGCACAGAAGAGACAGAATCCACGCTATAACATACATTTTTCTTCTTCTTTTTTTGGTTTTATTCACAGAAAAAATCCCGGCAAAACGTCTGATTTGTCGGGATTTTTGTTGATTTTGGCTCAAGTGTTTATTAATAGATTTTTCAGTGGCGTAGTATCGCCACTTCAGTAGCGCTTAATAGATTTTTTGGTGGCGATACTACGCCACCAAACTCGCGTAACTACGATTTTTCTTCATCTTTGCTTTTTGAATCTTTATTTTCCGGCTGTTTTTCATGGCTTGTGTTCCATTGAATGGCGTTTAAAAGATTGATAATCAATCTGTGTTCAATCCGCTTTATCATCAGGAACTGGGTGCATGTCTTGGCTATCTGTGCAATGATGAAAGAAAGCATCAATATAATAGAGATGAAAAAATTGTACAACAAGTCCCTTGTTTCAGTACCGTTAAAATATGAAAAAACAGAAAAGGCTATTTGAGCACATACGAAAATAGGGAAAATAAAGTTGATTGCTTTTAAGATTTTATCTTTCATAATCTGTTTGTATTTTTATGTATAAATGAATGTATAAAATTACTGTTCTATTTCCACACGCAGATAGGGCATTCCGCCTGGTAGCATTGGCCATATCTCCGCGTCTGGTGTAAGCATCCGCATCTGTTTTGAAGCGAGTCCAAGCAGGCAAAGCTTTTCTACCTCTGTATGGAATCCTGTCCATAATTCTCCATCTTTTGCGCAAGCAGCTTGCAGGAAAGAAGCTCCGCCACCTTTATCTTTAAAGAAGCCTTCAGGTAATTGCAACAACATTTCTCTGATTTCCTGCCGGTGCTTTTCGATACGTTCCGTATGGAATCCTACATTTACGTTGGTATTCTGAATAGAACGCACAAAAAAATGAAGTCCTTCTTTCTTACATTCTTCGTATTCTTCGTGGCTGTGAAACATGCAGTCGGCGAAAATTCGGTCTACATTTTCAGTATTCAGTTCGGTCAAGGCTCTGTGATTTTAATGTCGTCAAGGTTATTGAAATTAACGATGATCTTTGTAATAACGTACACATATTCTTCTCTGCTTTCACCTCCCAGATAGGTGGCTGTATTTATTTCGTCAATGTCCGAATGCGGGAAAGCGCTTTTGAAAAGTTCTTTCAGCATATTGAAGTTTTTCTCAGAGGCAGTAAGGTGATGCCCAAAGTTTGTAACAGACGATACATCGAATCCTTTTTGCTTCAACATCTCCACCTGATTTTTTATTTCCCTTTCACGGCCGGAAGGATAGATATATCCTCTCAATGTGGCGGTCATTTTGTACGGGCAGAAAATAATGTCATCTATATTTCCGGTTCCTTCGTTGTGCCACCATTCACCAAAGGATTCAGTGATAAGTTTCAACCGTTCCCTTGCATCCTCGTTCGATACCTTCATTTCGATCTGTTTTCTTAGTTCCCGGTTTTCATGGTTGAGTGAGCGTATTTTCTGGATGTATTCATTGTACTTTTTGTTGATGTCACCTTCATATCCGAGGCTGTTCAGAATTTCTATAGAATTTTGTTCAAACAATTCTGCACTTGACTCTTTTGTACCTTCGTTTAGTTCCCCTTTTTGAAGCAAATAAAGCAATAATGAGAAATTTTTGACCAACGTCTCCATTTTTACACACAACATTCCGTGCAATGTTCCGTCCGGATCAAGAACCGGAGTCTTATCATCGTTCTTTTTAAAGTTGATTTTTCTTTCTTCCATGGTTTTTTTGTTTTAAATGTTTTCGGCCAGCAAGTCTGCTATGTCATCAAGTCTTATCAATTCGCTTTCCTCGCATGAATTTATGCAAAGAATAATGAGTCTGTTTATCTTTACTTTTCTATTCATTACTACATCCAGTTTTGTTTTTCCTCGATTTGCATCGTTTAAATACAAATGCTCATTTACCGCTTCTTTCAGCTCTTCCGATGGGTCCTGTTCCGAAGATTTGGCAAACTGAATCATCAGTTTTATAGCTTCTTCTTCACTTTCGTCCAATTCACGTTTTTCTATGTAGTCATAAGTCCCGCTTTCGTCCAGTACAAAAGATTCCAGGTCGGCGTATTCGTCACAGTCGTATTCTGACTGCACTACGTTTACAATATCCAGTGCTTCCTGTGCCATATCCCTTTCGCCTGAATCAATATATCTGTCACATTCATGAACGAAAACGTCTCGTATATATACAAGCTGGTCCTCGGTAAATTCTTTTTTCATGGTTTATTTTTTAATGTGATAACAATCATATAATTCTCCGGTAAATATAAAAAATTATTTCATTTATTATTTTTTACCTTCTGATTTTGATTCCATAATCTTACTCCGGTAGTGGGTTATCAAATATTTCTTTCAGTTTATTCATTGATTCCTGAATACGTTTTTCAAGGTTTTCCGTGTAGTGGTCATCATTTATCGGATTGGTAATAAATGTTGTTACTACTCCGTTACCATTTATATCAATAGGAAGAGGGAAAAACGCAACAGTATCTACTGTCGTTCCCGGGATTAAATTGACGGTAATGCTCACGCCTTTAATGTCTTTCACCATCGTAAACCAGACGCTATGATTCTTACACGTTGCGAGGTCCTTTATCAGTCCTTTCTCTTCCAGTGGTTTCAGGTATTTCGTAATGTATAAATCGGTGTTTACTGATTTTCTGTTTAGTTCATCATTAATGGATTTATTTGCAGCCATCAGTCTTTGATAAATAAACCTCCGTTCTGGTGATCTAAATGTTTCCTCTACTGACACATCGGACTTAAAAAATGTGATATGGTCTTCATCCGCCTCTGTTTCGATAATGACTTTCATTGAGTTTTCTCGTGACGGCTCATTAAGTCTGAACATGATGCGCCATCTGCATGGAATAACCCGCAAGTCTGTGATAATTCCTTTCTCTTCCAGCGGTTTCAGGTATTCAGACACATATTTTTCTATTGAATAATCGTTTGCGGTCATAGGCTTATTTCTATTTGATAAATTGTTCTTTTATATACTTTATTCCTTGAAGGATATATTGTTCAATTGTCTCTGTGTAATGCGGGTCGTTCTTCGGGTTTAGAAGTCCGGCCCTGTACAATGGCCTGTATTTGCAAAATCCAGTAGTGGGATAAAAGAATACGCAGTCTTCATTTTTACCTGGTTTTAAATGCGCGGATATTTCTTTCCCATTTATGTTTTCTACCAGCGTAAACCAAATATCTCTCTCACAGTCTTCATGAACGTCCTTTATAAGACCTTTTTCTTTTAGCGGTTTTAAGTATTTGGTGATATATTCATTTCCTTCCTCAAGAACAACTCGATAGCTCTTTTCATCATACTGTTTCACCCATTTCATTTCACCTTCTAACCGTTCTTTAGCATCTGTAATGAAATAGAGTATATTTTTTAGTTCATCGTATGAAACCTGGTAACTAATCGCAGAAAAGAACAAAGTAAACTTGATTGTGTTTGAGTTGTCTTTTTTGTTTATTTCTGCTTTTATTGGAAGTCCTTTTATCAGCTCCTTCAATTGGAAACGTATCCTATTCAGATTAGGGTAAATTCGTATTCTGTATATGGTTCCTTTCTCTTCCAGCGGTTTCAGGCATTCAGACACATATTTTTCTATTGAGTAATCGTTTGCGGTCATGGTAAATATGTTATTCCAGTAGTTTTTTAATCTTTGCTACGAGTTTTGACCAGGCTTTTTGACAGATTTTGGAAATTCCTTTTTGATTTATTTTTTCGTCATAATCGCCTGTATTAATATTTCTGATAGACTCTCTGTACTGAGGATAGTCAAGCATGTTAAGAAGCCGGTTGTCGCTGGATATAAATTTCTGTTTGTCCCACATTTCATGCAAGACTTCTTCACTGAATACTCCTTCCCAAAGTAATATATGTTTCAGTGCATCAATGTTTATTTCCTTGACTCCGTACTGGAAACATTTATACTGGAGGTAATTGGCATACATTACGGCGATGGCCGGACGGTCTATAAGTGTACTTATTATAAGTGCTGAAGGATAATCTATCTTGTAAGGAAAATTTTCAGCGACAAGATTTATCATGAAAGAAGTGTAATCAAACTGCGAAGAAAGTTCTTTATGTGCATTCAGGAAATTACCAACAATCTCATGATTCATTTTGAAAATGGAAAGTAGTTTCCTTTGTGTATCATTTATTTCTATTTTTGATTTCCCATCCAGTTCCTCACACCATTTCTGAATGGCGTCTGGACCGAGGTCTTTCTGATGTTTAAATTCCATAGCTATATTGTTTAATGGTTTGTTACTTTATACGTTCCGACTGGTCCGCACATGTTACATGGGCAATCTCAAGGTTTCTGCAGCTCATACATGTGGGTACGGTAGGGGAGTAGACACGTCCGCATTTCGGGCAGATCCATCCGTATTGTGAAGGTGCTGGCGTGTCGAGAGCAGGTTTGTTTTCACTGCGGGCCATTTTAACGGCCTTTATCGCATCGTCCAGAGATACGGTGTAGTATAATTCACCTCCAGTGAATCGGCCCGTTTTCTTTTCGTTAAGGTATTCTTCTGGTATCATGGCTCAATTATTTGTAGTTCATTACCAACTTTCAGTTTGGCTAAGAGTGTATTTACGGCTGCTACCTGATTTGACAATTCATTGAGGTAGATCCTAAATATTTCTTTTATCAGCTTGTCATCCACGTTTATATTGACAGTCTTGGATTTTCCTTTTTTATATCCGAACAATTTTCGTTCTTTGTAGATAATGAACTGATGAAGTTGAATATTTTCCATCTCTTTCATGTTTTGAATGGCTTCATCGAGCATTTTCAGCCTTCTTGTGGCTTCCACTTCATTACCAAGGATTCCCTCTACTTCATCTATCAGTTTCTTTAGATCTTCCGTCATAATTCATTCTGTTTATGATTTGTGGGGTAATCACTCCACTCTCTTATCTCTGCATTGCAGCAGGGGCACAAAATATATAGCAATGTTTTTTCTATTCTTGTAAATGGTAACTTCCCATCACTTCTGGATAGCACGTCCCTTTTATCGAAAGTAAACTCGCACCCGCAGAACTGGCAGGTCGCTATTTTCTTATCGTATTTCCCTTCTTTGATAATTTCAATCATATTGTTACAGGTTACGACAACACCACATACATGGCTGCCAAAAACAGATAATATAATTTGGTTTTACTCATGTTTTTTTAGTTTTGATTAATATCCGTTTTCACATGCTTTGCAGCAAAATTTCTCACGATCACCTGCATCAGAATCTATGATTTCGTATTTACGTCCACACTGCTGGCAGGTATATTCAATCACGTCCGACTGATAGTATTTGCAGGAATCTCCCGCTTTTACTTCCTTCCCGAAATTGGTACATTTCCCGTTGTCATAACTGTTGCATGTTGCGCAGGTGGGGGAGAAGTTTTGGGATTTTTTTAGAAGTTCCGGATTGTCATGGATTTTTCCCCAATATTCAATATCAATACTGTTTAAAATATGCCTGCGAATTTTTGCAGCTTTTTTAGCGTATTGCATAATGTCTTCGATAGGACGGCACATTCTTCGTTGAATATCAAAACCAATTTCTTCGATTCTGTTAAAACAATTCACTTTTATGTAACATAGCCCGATTTCCTCTACTTCTGCAAAGACAAATATGTCACTTAAAAATAATGGGTTATGTATCTCGTATATTTTCATATCAGTTATTTTTCTGTATTGGGTAGTAAATCTTTTTTGTAAGCCCATTTCACGGCAGGAGAATAATATTCCTCCCAATCATCATCATAATCAACGATTTTACCATTTCCCAAAAGCAATACAACATCTTCATGGTTATTTATATTTATATCGAAATCATGCCATACGCTGTCTATTCTCCATTCTGCGCCTTTTACAAAAGCATTCTCAACATCTTCCTGTGAAATTGCGCTTCCTCCGTAATAAACCAAGCATGCCAGATTTTCGGCTTCCTTTTTAGCTGCGTTTTCTATATCTTCTCTTTTCATGGTTTTTCTTTTAAGTATTCTTTATTCAGGTGATTGTTTTCTATAAGCCATTCAAACATTCCGATGGCTGCGTTAAATATGCTTCCATCATCCCCCGTATCAAATCCAGTAAGATAATTTATCGTCTTGTCTTCATTGAATGAGAAATAGGCAATGTCATCTGTGGATATAAACAATCCCCAACGATTGTTCCCTAAAACTATATCTTTAGGCATTATCTTCTGAAGACGTGTCAGACTCCATGCAGGAACATCTTTTCCCCAGAGAGCGTCGAAAATCTCCTCTCCGGTCATCAGGGTACCGTCCGGGTGCTTGTGGAAAGGGCTTTCAAGTTTTGCGATTCTTTCCGGTGTCCAATACTTCCCTCTCAATGTGGGAGGTTTTGTTTGAAGTTCCCATTCCAATGATTTTACCCGGCTGTTGGTGTGGTGATACACCATGTCGGCCGTTTCCGGTTTCAGGCCCAGCGAAAGAAGTATTTTTGACTGGTCGCGTGTGGTTGCTATTTGTGATTTGAAGTCCATATTTTATTCCTCCACTTTTACAAAGATTACACTAGTTTTATCTTCCCTCTCATTTTTACTGCATCCACCGCAAATTTTCTTTAATGCGGGTAACATAATGTCGCAATCAAAACAATATGGATTATAGAATATACATTTACAGCATCCTTTACCTTCCTCTACTCTCAGCTTTACCAGTCCGCACTGAAAGGTTTCTCCGACTTTAAATTCTTTCTTCGCCATAATCACTTGTTCAATTTGATTTCTTCTATTAACTCTTTCACCACTTTAACACGATATTTATTTGGTTCCCATTTTGAATAGTCCTTGCAATTAGAGCATATTTTTGACAATGGATAAGTTGATCCTTTTTCATGCTTGCAACTAGAACAGCTTCTACAAATAAACCTCCCTGCTATGAATTTTATTAAAGCCTTTTCTTGTTCTTCCGTAAATTCTATTCTTGCCATATATCATTCCTCCACTTTCGCAAAGATTACATTGGTTTTATCTTCTCTGTTTTTTGAACTACAAAATCCTACTATGTCAAAATCACATTTATATCTAAAAAAACAATATCTGCATGAAAGATTTTCATCCTTGTATTCAATACACTTTAATTTAATTAGTCCGCACTGGAAAACTTCGCCAACCTTAAATTCTTTCTTTGGCATATTTCAATCCTCGTCTTTAGGGAACAACTTCTCGATATCTTTGGTATAAAAGCTCAGTATATCTTCAAAATGATCAATGTAAATACCTGTTCTTTCTGCTAAACAATTAGGAAATCGTTCAGTATCTATTTCCAATATCTTATCAAAAACAGTCGTGCAATTAGAATATTCTATCCATACCGCAAGACCATGGCCCATTTGCCATTCATATTGATCAATCAGTTCTGTGAGTAATTTTAATTTCTTGAAATCCATATCCTATTTATTTTCATTGTTCTTTAATCGAATTTGTTCCTGAAGCTGTTCAGCATTCTTTTTCTGAAAGTTCGGACACTGATATACATCTCCAAACGCAATTAGTACCATGACAGGGAATAGCATCCCATGCTGGCAACTTCTTCCAAATGCGTCAGCAAATGTGCAGTCTTCGCACCGCCCGTTTACGTCATACGCTGCCATATTATTCTTCTTTTTTATCGTTCTGTATTTCAGATAATTTATTAATCACTAGGTATGTAAGCATAAATTCTATAAAAAGAATGTCGTAATCCAAACCGGAGAAATAGCTCATTGCCATAACGAAAGCCACAAGACCTACAAAAATTGCAGTAGCAATAAAATACTCTTTCATCATTAATACCTGAATTTACCGAACTGAATAACTGCCATCGGCTGACTGAAGTCATAACCCCGGAACCACTCTTTCCAGTCGTCTACCGACAGACCATCGTTGGCCGCAAGTTCTTTCAGTTCCGGATATTTACCGTCGATGTCGAAAAAATTGAAAGAGGCACATCCGTCGCAATCCAGCTGGAAGGTAAGTTTCTGAATACCTGTTCCAGATTCCGCGGTCAGACAGCCTATTGTTATTTGTCTGCTGAAATACGGACGGGCTTCCCACTGACGGACGGAGATAACCGCTTCACCTTGCTGCACCTCGTGTATGCGTTTTGCCCAAAGCGGAAAGTTGGACCGGATGGTGTGTCGTTTTTCTCCGGAAAGGAATTTCTCACGGAATCCGGTAGGGTTTCCCGACCGGGGATGTTTGGTCGGGAAAGATTGCGAAAGCATGAGCACGTAAGTCTTTTTCATAACTTTTTTAGATTTCATGTTCATCGTTTTATTACATTTTACCTACCGCAAAAATAACAATTTTCAACCGAAATCGCATTAAAATTGTTTCTAAATTTCATAAAACCTCCGATTTTTCGTTTTTTGTCCTTCAAACTACCGAATCAGACCGCTAACTTTGAAGAAAAACACAAAGACTATGTTAGTAACGAAAACCGAAGAAATCAGGGCATACGTGCCCACCAGCGTGTACAGCGGCGACCAGTCACTTCTCACAATCATGGAAGAGACAGAAGAGAACATTCTTGTGCCGATACTTGGGCGGAAACTCTACGAAAAGGTATGCGAAAAATACGATAAGGCCATGGAAGAGTATGGCGGAGTGACGGCGGCCTACGTGGAAAAAGAAAACCTTACACCAGAAATCCGTCTGATACGTGCCTGTCAGCTTCCGGTGGTCTACTTGTCGCTGGCCAACAGCACCGGCATTCTCACGGTGAGTCTGAACGACGGAGGTGGACTGAACCAGGTGTACACCGACGGGTACGACAAGGCCGACGAGAAATCCGTGAGCCGGTTTGAACGAGATGCGTATTTCAAGGGCCGTCGCGGAGTGGACCGTCTGCTGGTATTCCTGGAAGAGGATGCGTGCAGTCAGGCTCCCGTGTTTGCCGATTTGTGGCGCGAAAGCCGGTATTTCTACCTGCAGGGCGACTTGCTGTTTACTACCGCCATCGAGATGAACCGTTTTCTGGATATTAACGAAAGCCGGGAGAAATTCATTGGCATGCTTCCTGACATCCGCTATTGCCAGAGCGCTTACATAGAGCCGGAGATAGGGGAGGAGCTGACCGATGCGCTGGTGAAATGGTGCACGCGCTCGCTAAAGTCCGACCTTTTCACGGGCGAAGACAAGGATGCCATAAATGCGGTGTGGCAGAAGGCGGTGGACTGTCTGCGCATGGCGCTGGCACTCTACATCGAGTCTCGCCGTCCGGAAAAACAGCGCAAGTACAGTGAAAACGAGGCAGCTTATTCCATGACAAAGGCCCGCAAATTTATCTCCAACCATCAGGATTCTTTCGGAGAGTTTATCAAGGATTCTCCGCTGTATGTGCCGCCGATCACTGAAACAACCGGACCGGACAAACAGCCCATATTCGATTACGACAACCAGGACAACGCCATCTTCGTCATGCGTCCGCAAGCCTTCACCAGGCACTGATTTTTTGTCCTTCATTCCCAGTTGTCATATACCTAACTTTGGAGTATAAAGAAACGACAAATGGATACGACAAACTACCAGATACACCTTCCGGCACTTCCCGACAGTTGGAACCGGCTGTCGACCGAAGAGCTGGAAGAGGTGAACAGAATTTACAAGCGTAAGGAGGCTATGGCTGCGGCAGGCGACGAGGAACGAGCCGACCGCCTTTTCAAGCTGAAATGCTTCATGCTTTTTCTCGGACTGAAAATCGTGCGGCGCACCGTGACCGATGAAAATGGTGAGACGGTGTTTCTCTTCCGGCGCAAAGGGATTCGACACCTGTTTGAGCGCATTCCCATGCGGGCATGGCAGGTGGACCAGTGGATAGACCAGAAGCTCGGTTTTCTGGACAATCCTTTTGCACGCACCGTCACTCCATACGGAATTATCCGGCTTCGTATGGGGACCCTTCGTCTGAAAGCACCGAAAGATGTGATGTCCGATGTCAGCTTTGCGCAGTACCAGTCCGCACAGAATCTGCTTATCATGTACTGGGATGCACAGAAGGTTCTACAGACGCTTGTAAGGCGAAAATCGACCCATGCCGCCATCCGGATGCAGTTGCGCCGCATGAAGCAGGCACGCTGCCGGTTTTTGGCCACGCTGTTCAACGAATCCGTGCGCGAGACGGGAGAGATACGCGAAGGGCGCTACCTGCGCAAGTGTAAGCGCCGCGTGTGGTCGTTCAACTCCGGGCAGATACAGAAAAACGCCCGCTGGTTTAGCATGGTAGAAGACCGCATGTTCCCCGTCATGGTGCAGTATTTTCAGAGCGTGCAGGAAGCCTACGCACGCATGTATCCGGAGCTGTTCACGCCTAACGGGAAAAAGAACGGACGGCAGAACCCCATCAAGATAGAGGTGGAAATGATTAACAACATCATGAAGTATCAGGGATTCAGTGACTACGACGCAGTGTACGACAGCGAGGCGGTCCGCATCCTGGGAATTATGAATGCCATGGCAAAGGAAGCCAAGGAAATTGAGAAAATGAATCAGAAATACAGAAAAGGGAAATGATAACCGATTACCAGAGTAACGCATACCGAATTTCTTACCAGGGCGTGTCCATGATAGAAAATGCACTGGAAAACCCCAACCTGATTCAGGTGGGGGTGGTTCCGGGCTGTACCATCATGGTGGCTCCGCAGAAAAGCTACGGCATAGATTATCTGCCCAACGGAGAATACCGAAGCTGGACGCTGACGGGATACAACACCCGTCTGAACCGCACGGAGGCACACTACATCTATGCCCGTCTGGAACGTGGTTCTGACGATGCCATGGTGCTGTTTTCCGTGAACGACTATGCTACTGACGGAAGCATCGGCGGAGAGAATCCCAGCGAAGATTTCTATTACATACGCATCGGAAGCATTACCGCCACCGACAGTCTGGAAGCTGCCACCCTCGACCGTGAAATTACACTGGACTACGGTAAGCTTTCTACTCCTGAAGGACAAACGCAGGATACAGCCGGATGGAAAGAACTGTTTGAAGTGACAGCCGATGACCTTATCCGTCCGCTGAAACGCTTCACTTCCTACATAGTTCAAGGCACGCTTTCCATTATCGGCAAGCTGGTTATCAACGACAAGCAGATTTCTGATGTGGCACGCCAGGGAGATGAGGGAGACTTCCTTCAAAGCGACGAATCCGTGCCCACAACCAAGTTGCTTACTGGAAAATATTTAGACCTTCTCAGACAATACCTTATCAATAAAGACCGTGAAGACTCCACAAAATTCTTGCTTACGATGATGGCAGGAATTGTGGTAGGAGAGAAAGGTTTTGCCGAAGGTTTAACCGGTTTTGGCGCAAAGATAGATAAAAAAGGATACGGAGAAATGCGCGGACTTCGCCTGTGGGAATTTCTGGAGGTTCCTGAACTCCGGTACAACCGTGTAGAGATTTTCCTGGGGATTAAATGGCGTGTACCTGGTGCTGGAATTATTCTGTCATGCACACCTGATACGGATTCGGAAGGTAATCAGCTTACAACTGGAACTTGTACACTAAAGCTGGAAGAAGGAGAGTTTGGTGCGGTATCTAAGGATGACATTGCACTTGGTATCTTCCATTTTGGCGATGAAAGGGATTCTACCGAGGATTCAGACGACAGCAAAGGTAACTTCAAATTTTCCGGATTTGCAACCACTTATTTTCGCGTGACGGAGGTGTCGGGAGATAATAATGAGACATTCCGTTATGCGCTTCGTCCTGGATATACTATTCATCCACAGCCGCAGATGAACTTTTCATGCTACGGAAACTTTACTGATGAAGCAAGACAAAGCTCCGCATACGAAACACGAACATATACCCGACTTCTCTGGAAACAGAACGACTGGGAATTTACGGTTGGGAATATTGCCATGCAGTATGGCGACCTGACGAATTTGAACATATTCGGGCTGAACATGTCTGGTTACTCCATGTACCTTAATTCTGTGTATTTTACTGGTACAATAAATCAAGTAAGACCAGATGGAACGCCGGTTCTTGTGGCAAATGACAGAGGTCAATGGGAAAGTGGCACAAAATATGAATTTTATGACCGTGTAAGCCATGATGGTATATTGTGGCTATGCGTAGCAGAAGACGGGACAGATACAGAACCTTCCAAGGAAAATGCTGATTGGCTTCTACAAGTAGATAAGGGTGAAGATGGAGCTGGGTTAACTTATATTGGAAGGTGGAACTCAAAATTGGTAGTTCCCAAAATGGGTTCAGTAACAATGAATGGAAGCACTTTTGCTGCAAAAGTAGCTACCACTAATCCTCCGTTATGGTGTTGGACAGATAATCAAGGGAATAGATTCATATTCTCTGATGGAGGGTATGTAATGACTGGCGAAGAAAACACTTCAGAGTATGATATGATCGCCAGTAAAGGAGAAGATGGAGTTTCCATAGAAGAGATCTATACGCGTACTACTGCTAATTCTACGCCGTCTACTCCAACCTCCCCGCAAATAGATGATTATATACCTTCAGGGTGGACACGTACACAGTCAGGAATATCTTCTTCTTATCCTTACGAATGGGTATCAAAACGAAGGAAATCTTCCGATGGCGTATGGGGACTGTTTTCTACGCCCGTCGTGTGTGCGCAGCTTGGAGAGAAAGGAGCCGACGGGCTTCAGGGATGTGCAATACGCGAATCTGAATGGGCTTTGAATACGGAATATCGCAATGATAGTGATGTAACCGATGGTAGTCTTCCTGTTCGTTATATAGACGTGGTGCTTGTAAGAAATAACGCCATGGAAACAGGTTGGGACGCATACCAGTGTTTGAAAACGCATGTATCGAGCAGCAGCATTACATACGCTAATACGCAATATTGGAAAAAGTTTGGAGCGAATGTAGGTTCTATTTTTACATCACTGATTATATCAAAGAATGCAAAAATACAGTTGTTTCAGGGAAACGACCTGCTTATACAGAAAGATAACGGTACGGTTACTGCAGGTATGACAGGAAGCAATTCAGGTAGCCTTGTGCGTATTTTTGCCGGAAGCACTTACGAGAATCGTGCTTCTGCTCCCTTCCGTGTGACAGAATCTGGTGAGATGTATGCTACAAAAGCACACATACAAGGTGAAGTCATAGCTACGAGCGGGTATTTTTCCGGTGAGTTGAAAGGAGCTACAGGAACTTTTACCGGTTCTCTTACTGCAGGAGATGCAAATGGTGAAAGGATTATAATAGATTCTGGAGCTAAATCAATAGGATTGATTAGTGGTAATTTACTATTGTCTTATTGGGAGTTTTTTAATCATAACGGATTTAAGTCTTGTAAATTAACATTGTTGGACAACGATTATGAGAATGTTACTATATATCCTCATGAGATAGGTATTTCAAGAGTTGATTTATCAGCAAAATTAACCCCTTCTTCACTTACAATATCTTCCGGTTCCATTAGAACAGAAATTGGTTCCAATAGAATATATATGAGTGATGGAAGTAATTCATATATAGGATTTACAGGTACCGCAGAATATGTGCCTCCAAATGGGTATTCAAAAACTCTTTATTTCAGAAACGGAATTTGTTATAAAATATCATAATCATGAAACTGAATTTTAAAGAATTACACGTTTTCAACGGTCTTTCACGCGTCACGGAAGCAGTGGAAGATGTAAGAGAAATGTTTGCCGATGCTATCTACGCATCGGGCAGGGGAGTTGCTTCGCTTGAATTGTGCCGTAAGATATACAATTCAGATGGTGAAGAAGAATATGACGAAAAAGAAGTGGAACTGATTAAGGAATATTCCAGGTTCGGGAACCCACGTTTTATTGATGCTATTGACAACATGATTGAAAAAGCAAGAAAAAATGATACTACAAGCAAGTAACGGATGCCTTCTTACTCAGAGTGAGGAAGTTCCAATTAGTGAAAGACGTTTTGAAAAATCAATGATTGTTTCATCCATGGAAGAAGCGGCATTGTGGAAAGAAATACCAGAATCAGAAAAAGATTCTATGATTGAAGAAGGGAATCTGTTTTATCCTGATAATCTGGATTATAATTTTCTTAACAAGTTCGTATCTTTATTGGGAAAAGTATCATCAGATATTAATAACATTAGCCTTACAAACAATCAGGCATTGGAACTAAAGCGTTTATATCCCAGTTTTAATGAGGTAATCGGCACAGAAGCTCCTTCTGGTTTTAAGTTTAATTTTGATGATGTGCTTCTTGAAGTAGTGACTCCACATACTTTATCAGAGGATAATATGCCAGACCAGAATCCTATGCTTCTTTCACTTTCTCCTGATGAATCTGAAAAAGTAATTTATTACAGACCGGTTCTTCCGGATAATAAGGAAACTGTTTAATGAATATTATATAACAAAACACAAACGATTAAAACATGTAATTATGGCAGATAAAAAATTATCAGACGTTACATCCGTTGAAGATTTTGATTATTTTCTTGGTGTAAAGAGTAATGGGGATGTACAAAAGATGTCAAAAGATTCCATGAAAAAAGTAATTTCTGAATTAATGTCATCATTTTTACAAATAGATTCTCCTAAAAATTTTATAGTTTCAAATCCGAGCAATATGGAAACTGGAATAATCAGTATAGGAGATGCATCTAGGGAAATATCAAAATCAGAGAAATTGAATGAGCCTTCAGAAGATATTCCTTTCATAAGAGGAATGGACTCTAACGGGAATCCTATATATATTGGTACAGAACAGTTTTCATCAGTTCTGGCGGAACTTATTGG